GTGGGTGGCGCGCGCGGCGCGGGTGCTGGGCGCGGCTGATGGCGCGCTCCAATCGCGCGGTGGGGGAGGCGCGCCGCGCGGTCGGAGCGCGCGGCTGGAGGGGGAGGGCGCGCGAGCGGAGGCGCGCCGCGCGGTGGCCGCGCGCACCTAGGCGGGCGCGCGCGCCGACAGGGCGCGGTGCGCGGTCGACGGGGACGCGCGCTCGGGGTGAGGTGACGTGAGGTGGCGCGGAGCGCGCCGCGCGGGTGACGGGCGCGCCCGGAGGGCTCGGGCGCGCATCACGTCACATCACGTCAGGCGCTGGCGGGCGCGCTGTCGAGGTAGGCGGCGAGCTGCCTGTTGAGCGCGAGATCCGGGGTGCGCGCGTTGCGGTAGCTGTTGGCGAGCGCGGTCTGTCCGGCCTTCACGAGAGCGTCGATGGCGTCGGGCCGCTGCGCCTCGACGTAGTTCTTCAGCTCGATCAGCGAAGGGTCGCCGGCCTCGGTGATCGGCCCAAGGTGTTCACCGAGGGTGACGAACTTGAGGCGGGCCTGGGCGTCGGCTTCGGCGTACAGAGCGTTCAGCGCGACCTCTTTCGGCTTGTCCTTCTTCGTCGCTGCGGGCTTCGCCGCCTGCGGCCAGGTGACCGGCTTGTCCTGCGGCTCCTCGGCCGCGCTGGTGTCCTCGGGTTCCTCGGCGGGCGCGGACTCCTCGGCCTGCGGGTCCGGGGGCGGCGGCGCGTCGTCCTCGTCGGCGCCGGGCGGCTCCTCCACCTGCGCCCCGGCGTCGGTCTGCCCGGCGTCGCCCTCGGGGGCGGTCGGGTTCTCGGCGCTCGGCGGGGTGCCCTCCTCCGGGGCGTGCTCCCGGTCCTGCCCGGCCTGGGGCTCCGGGGTGGGGTCCTCGCGGTGCTCGCGGGCCCCGTCGTCCTGGGTGGCGTCGGGCGCGGGGGTGGAGCCGGTCTTCTCCCCGTCGTCTCCGCGCTTCTTGGCCTCCTCCTTGATGTGGTCCAGGCACCGGGTGATCAGGGTGTTCGCGTCCAGGTCGCCCCACGTCTTCGTGAAGGCCGGGATGGTGGTGAGGTAGCGGGTGCCCCACGTTTCCCGGATGTCGCGGAGGCAGGAGTCCGGGTCGGTCGGGTTGGTGAGGGCCTCGTGGATGAGCTTCACGGCGGCCTTGCTGCTCAGGCTGGGCCGGTTGTCCTGCCCCTGGCGCTGCTCCTGCCCCTGGCGCTGGTTGTTCTGCTGCGGGGCGGGGGCGGACGGCTGCTGGTCCTGCTCGTCCAGGTAGGCGCCGGGCCGGGTCTCGTAGACCTGCCGTGCGGGGGCGGCCTCCTCGAATCCGAGGCGGCGCAGCAGGGCGTCGATGCTGAAGTCGGGGAACGGCTCGCTCTGGCCGGGCTGGACGTCCCAGTGCAGGGTTCGTACGCCGGTGAGGTGCGCCTCGCCGAGCCCGTGGAGTTCCACGATCGCGTCGACGGCGGCCGGGAGGTTCTTCTCGGCCTTGATCTTGCGGGTCTTCTCGCGGGTCGGTCGGTCGTTCTCGAACGCGGTCACGATCTCCTGCCGTGCGAGGAGCACGGTGGGGCCGGAGTGGCGGCGCAGCACCCACAGGATCTCGCCCCACCGGTCCTTGGCCCGGTTCCACAGGTCGTTGTCGACGGTGATCGGGGTGTCGAGGGAGGGGGCGCGGCGCTTGTTTTCGCGGGCCTTGCGTTCGGCCCGGTGACGGGCGAACAGGGCTTGCTCGTCACTGAGCATGTCCCACAGGGTCGTCACGTTGTCGATCGTGATCATGTTCGGCTTGCCGTCGACGGGCGGCTGGGCGACGGCCCACCGGATGGCGTCGAGGATGTCCTGATAGCTGCCGTTGTGGGGAACGATCTCGTATCGCACGCCGGGGATGCGGCCGTAGTAGTCGGCGGTGCCCTCCGAGCCGCCTATCTCGATCCAGTACGTCATGCCGACCAGGTCGGACCGAGTGCCGAGGGCGGCCTCATAGCTCTTGCCGGACTTCTCCGGACCGGCCAGCAGGATCAGCGGGGGGTTGGGCCGGCCGGTCGGCTTCCGCGACTGGCGTTCGCGCATGGGCGTGAGGGTGTGCGGCACGGGTGTTCCTTCGTTCGCGGTGGGGTGCGCGGGTTGCTCTCCCGCGCAGGATGGAGCAGCGGAGGCGTTAACCTCTTGCTTCCGTCTGGTGTACCATCCTACCTCCCCGAAGGGGCTGATCAATCCCCGGCCAGTAGGTTCCTGACGGGAGTTGACGTCTGCGGGTCGTGGTCCTCGCGGTGCCGGTCGTACCAGGCGTCCAGCGCCTCGTACCCGTCGAGGACGCTGCCGGCATCCGTGGCCGCGCTCCACTCTGCGACGTCGTCCGCGTAGTCCGCTTCGACGGTGTCCGGGTCGCGGCGGCCCAGCGCGGCGGCCAGATCCTCCCAGCCTGTGCCTCCGAGGGCCTCGGCCAGCACGATCCGATCCACGTACTCGACAGCCAGCAGCCGCAAGCGGCGGGCCTGGTCGATGCGTTCGGCGGGGGTGGAGTCCTCGGCGATCGCACCGAGCGTCTGCCGGGCCAGGTCGGACAGGTCGCGGACGGTGCGGGCTGCGCTGACACGGGCCAGGATCTCGGGGGTCATGGGGCAGATCCGATCATGCAGGCGGCGGGCGCCCCGGCCGGGGGCCCGCCGCGGTGAGGGGTGGGGGGCGGAGGCGACTTATACCGTTACGGGCCGCGCCAGACGCGCCAGGTCCTCGACCGTGAACTTCGTGGGCACGTCGACGCCGCGTGAACTGAGATCGGCGGCGTAGCGGTTCAGGAGCCGGGTGCGGACCTTACGGCCGTTCCCACCGGACTGCTGGAGCAACTTCCCCATGCCCACACCGCACAAGTCGCCGCCCGGGGCGAAGCGGTCGACCTCGCCGGCCTCCAGCGCGGTGACGACGACCTCGTACAACTCGTTCTCCGTCATCGGCTCCTGGAGATCGTCCTCGCCAGGCGTCTCCTCGGCGTCCTTCTGCTGGAAGGACGGCTGAGGGGGCAGTGCCGGGGCGGCCTTCGCCTGAGGCGGGATGACGGCGGTCGGCCGCCGGGCAGGAAGCGCTGCCGGCGTCTCGGCGGGCTTCGTCTCCTCCGGCTCGGGCTCCGGCATCACCACCTCGGCGACGGGCGCCAGGGCGGGCAGCAGCTCCAGGGTGTCGGGGTCGATGTCCGCGGCTGCCAGGCCCGCCGCCGCGGTGTGCTCCAGGGGGATGCCGCTGCGGGCCAGGCGCAGCGGCAACAGGGACTCGACGGGGGCCTTGCGGCGCCACGCGCGCCCGTACCTGGCGTGTAGCGCAGCCGCGTAGACCAGCCGCTGCTGCTCCAGCCGGAGCACGGTCTCGTACGACTGCTGCTCCCACAACTTCATCCGCCGCCACAGCAGGAAGGTCGGCAGCGGGTTGAGGAACCAGCGGGAGAAGCGGACCTTGTCGAGCTTCTTGCGGCGGCCGGTGACGGCACCGATCCGCACGGCGTAGGTGTGCGCGGCGATCTCGGAGACGGCAGCCCACAGCAGGGACATCGAGCCGTGTGCGAACTTCGCCCACAGGGAGTCTCCGGAGGCCACGTTAAGGGCGCAGGTGACCAGGCTGAGCACCCACGGGACGAGCCGCGCCCACCACAAGGGCATGTCGAGCCGGATCAGCAGCAGATAGGCGCCGGTGAACACGGGGACGGCGGAGTCGATGGCGGTCGGCAGCACCCATGGGTCGGTGAATCCCCAGTGCGCGGCCGCCGTGGACACGGCGTCGAAGGAGGCGTAGAAGCCGAGCCCGCCGACGCCGGCACCGCCGAGGACGATGCCGGCCGCGCCGAGCCGCTCCCACCGGGTGAGCGGCGGGACCTTCGACACGGAGGTGAGTGCGGCCGGCTGGTCGGGGAGCGGCGGTTTCTCGGGAACCCGGCGGGTGCGGCGGGGCAACAGGCTCAAGGCGACGTCCTTTCGTTCGGGGTCCCACCGGACGACTTATGCTCGTCGCCGTCCGGGGTCGACCAAACGATATAGCGTCCTCCGCTCGACCGCGCGGATCTCCTCACGCGCTGTCAGGTATGCCCCCCTCTGGGAAGGTTCGGTTACCAGTCGAGCGGCCGCGCGGGCTTGCGCCGATCCGGGCCGAGCACCTTCACGAGGTGCGCGGACGACTCCAGCCGGGACAGCAGCCGCTCCCCGAGGATGTCCACCACCCCCATGGCGTTGGTCTGCGGGTTGCGGCGACTGCCCAGGTTCGTGGTGTAGGCGGTCGGCCGGCCCGACGAGATCCGCGCGTCGATCAGGTCGATGGTTTCCCGCCGTGCGAACTCGGTGGCGGTCACGTCCATCTCGCCGCACAGCTCGTCGAGGATCAGCAGATCGCACTCCACGAACATCTTGCGGATCTCCCACGCCTTCATGTTCCGGGGCGCGGAGTCCGGGCGACGCCACGTCAGATACGCCGAGTGCTTCACCAACAGCGTCCGCAGTCCGCGCTCCGCGGCTTCGTTGCCGAGCGCCATGACCGCGGTGGTCTTCCCGGTGCCGATGTTGCCCGGCACGATCAGGTTCAGCGTGCCGGGCCGGGCGCCGGTCTTCTTCGCCTCCACCAGGGAGCCCAGCCAGTTCCGCAGCGTGTTGGGCTTCTGGTTGGGGTCGAGGTCGTCGAACCGGAAACGCAGGTACTCCTCCTGCGCGGCGTCAGCCACGCTGATCTTCCAGGCGTTCCGCTTCGCGCGGGCCTGGGGGACGGCGACGTCCTCCCACAGGCCGTCCTCGCCGGGGGCGGGCGGCATGGGGACGTCGATCCGGGCCAGGTCGGCACCGTTGCGCTCCAGCACCTTGAGCAGGTGGTCGCTCAGCGAGCCGAGCCGGTTCAGGCCGCGCTCAGGGGCGGACACGGGGGCCTCCAGGGTGAGGGACATGCGTGGTCACACTCCTTCCGGGCGGGCGACCACGCCGAAGGTGGCGTCGTCGGAGTCGTTGTTGGGCACCTTGACGATCGCCGTGCCGGTGCCGGTGCCGGTGGTCGGGTCCTGGTCCTGGCCGCCCCAGGTCGCGGAGTCGCTGTACGCGACGCGGCCCTGCGGCCGGGTGGGCTGGATGTGGTTGGTGGCGACCCCGAGCGCGTTCTGCCACTGCTGCGCGGACGGGAAGTGCTGCCGGGCGTGGATGAGCGCCTTCGCGCAGTTCTGCCGGGTGTAACCAGCGTCGAGGGCGCGGTGCACCATCTTGCGGACGGCGACGAATGCATTCTTCTGGCCGGCGTACTTCCCGAGGTGCTTCTCGGCGTGTTCCCACCACCACTTGGTGACCTCATCGGCCTCCGCGTCGAGGAGCGCGTCCTCAACCTGCTTCTGCTCGGCGGCCGCCGCCTTCGCCTCGGCCTCGGCTGCCTTCTGCGCAGGGGTCTTCCGGGGGGCGCGCGGCTTCCGTGCGGCCGGAGTCTTCGCGGGCGGCGTCTTGGTCGGGGTCGGCACCGGCACCGGCACCGGCTCGTCCTCGACCCCGGGAGCATCGGCGGCCGGGCCATCGGGCGCGGCCGGCGCGTCGTCGGGGTCGGTGAATCCGTCGCTGCCCAGGGTGCCGTCCGGGTACTTCACTCGGAACGTGCCGTCCGGCTGCTGGACCACGGGGACGTCGAGCTTCTGCCCGAACGTCTCGTAGTCGGCGGCCCACTGTTCCACCGGGTGGTCGGAAACCGCGGTACCCATCACGGTCTTGCCGTCAAGGAGGCGGCGGCGCTCCAGCCGGTAGTAGCCGTACTTGGCCAACCGGTGCAACGACTTGCGGATGGCGTCGCGTCCTTCGCGGCCTTCCCCCTTGCTGAGCTGCTCGGAGCGGACCGCCCATTCCTGGCTCTGGTCCCACAGGTAGGTGAGCAGTCCGAGGTCGCAGTACCGCAGGCGGGTGTCGCGGACGGTGTCCGAGACGATGTGGACGTACGGGGTCTTCTGCTTGTGGCGAGGGCCCCCGGCTGTGCTGGTGCTCACGCGGCGGCCTCGGAAGTGGTGCTGGCGGGGAGGAGACGCACGTAGGTGTGCCAGGTCTTGCGGTTCTTCGAGTGCCGCTCGTAGCGGCGCTCGCGCTCGGCCAGGCCGACGCGGCGCAGCTCGGCGAGCGGCATCCGGATCTCGTGGGACTTCATGCCGACGGCGGTGGCGACGTCCTGGCAGGAGATCCAGTCGTTGTCGGGGCGCAGGGCGAGTACGACGTACAGACGGAATGCCCGGTCGGATATGTCGCTGGCAAGAACCGGGGTGATGGTGCTGGTGGGGATGGCCATAGGAGTGGTGTCCTCGGGGAGAAGAAGGGCCCGGCCGCCGGGAAGGCCGGGCCCAGGGCGGTCAGTTCTGGGCGTCCTCGGCGGACGGCTGCGGGGGCGGCATGAGCTGCGGGGTGCCGCGCAGCAGGTGGTCGTACTCGCCCCGCTGCCAGGCCCGCAGCAGCCGGTTCTGGCCGACTTCCTTCTTCTCCCAGGTGAAGGTGACCGTGCCGGTGGCCTGGCCGCCCGGCTCGTACATCAGGCCGGGGATCTCCTCACCGTTGCGCTTGTCGAAGAACCGGCCGGTCTCCTCGTCCCGCTCGGCGTACCTCAGCAGCGCCTTGTCCCACGACTGGCGGCGCCGGATCACGACCTCGGTGCCCTCGTGCCGCTCGGCGTACGCGTCGAGTTCGGCAACCTTGGCCGGATCGGGGTCGAAGACGATCTTCGGCTGGGTCTTGTTCACCGTGTACGTGCCGACGATTTCGTCTCCGGCCTTGATGACGACGCCGGTCTGACCGTGCTTCTCGTACGCGTCGACCAGCGCGCCCAGGGGGTCGTCGACGAGGGGCCCGAACACCGTCTTGTCCTGGCCCTCGCGGACCATGCGGGCCAGGGCGCCGAGCAACGCGCGTTCGTCGAGCTGAAGCGCGGGCGGCATGTTGGCGGTGCCGTCGTCGGTGACGTCGTGCGACATCGTGCGGTGTTCCTTTCTTTCCCCGGACACAGTCCCAGGGGGGCGGTTTCTCCCGGGCGGGGTGTTCGGGGCGTCGTAAGGAAGTACGACAACCGCCGAGATTTGTTACACCTAGGCCCAGGTAGCTGGGTTGCTCTCCCAACCACCTGAATAGTACACCACTCGGAACCTTGCTGGTAGTGCCCCTCAGTGAATGTTTTTCAACGGCGGAAAACCCGTCACCGGACACAAGGCGCCAGCACCCTCTACCTTCCCGCTCGGCAGCGCACCGACCGGAGACGTCACCGGCTCCGGGGCGCCGCCCCGGAGCCGCCCCAACCGGAACGAAGGCGGCCCCGGACCGACCAGGGGCGGGGATCGGCCATGACGGCATGTCCCGCTTGCGAGGCGGGATGCTGCGGTAGAAGTCCGCAGGCTCGCAACCCCCGCCCCCGGCCGGAACCACCGACCGCGAGAGGACCGCCAGCCCGTGACCGCCGAGACGATCGCCGCACCCCGCTACATCTCGTACGTGCCGCTGACCGACCTCACGCCGGCACCCCGAAACCCCAAGCGGCACGAACTCGAACTCATCATCGCCTCGATCGACATGCACGGCCTGGTCGAGATCCCCGTGGTCGACGAACGCACCCAGACGACCCTCCACGGCCACGGCCGCCGCGAGTCCCTGCTCGAAATGCAGGCCAGGGGAATGCGCACACCCGGCGGCGTCCTCGTCGACGAGGACGGCGGCTGGCTCGTCCCGATCCTGCGCGGCTGGTCCTCCAAGTCGGACGCGGAGGCCGAGGCCCTGGCCATCAAGCTCAACCGGCTCCCCGGCGAAGGCGGATGGGACGCCCGCGAGTTCGCCGAAATCCTCGAGGACTTGGCCACCAGCGACGCCGAGCTGTTCGACTCCCTCGCCATCCCTCACGACGAGATCGACCAGATGCTCCGCCAGGTCGACCCCGAGACCCTGCCCGGCGGCATCCGCGAGGACGAGCCGGCCACCCTCCACCTGCCCGACGACGGCGAACGCGACGGGCTCAGCCCGGACGACGACGGCCGCGACCCCCACACGTCCTGTCCCGCCTGCGGGCACCTGTTCACCCCCGGCCGCCGCTGACCCACCCCCGAGGTACGCGCATGTCCCGCCGTAAGCCCCGCCGCCCAGCCCGCATCGGCCGCCCCCGCCTGCTGTCCGAGGAGGTCGAGGCGCGCCTCGTCGCGGCCTCCCGCACCGGTGTCGCCGTCGAACTGGCCGCCGAGATGGCCGGGATCTCCCGCTCCAGCTTCCTGGCGTGGATGGCCCGCGGCCGCGCCGAGGTAGAGGCCCGCGAGGAAGGCGAGACGCCGGACCCGGACGAGGAGGAGTACGCGGCCCTGTACGAGAAGGTGCGCACCGCCCGGGCCACGGCCGGCGCCCGCGCCATGATGAACATCCGCCGCGTCGCCGACGGCGGGATCGTCACCAAGGTCACCACCCGACAGTTCAGGGACCAGGTCACCGGCGAGATCGTCACGGAGACCGTCGAGGACCGCACCGCCCCTGACTGGCGCGCGGACGCCTGGTACCTGGAACGGCAGCACCGCGAGCACTACGGCAAGGACGCCACCCTCGCGGTCGAGATCACCGGCCTCGGCAACCTCCCGGCCGCAGCCAACGAGGAGGACACCGTCGACATGGTCGCGCTCACCGAGCGGCTGAACGCGTCGCTGTTTGCCGTCGAGTACCCGGAGCTGGAGTCCGGGGAGATCGTGGACGCCGAGGTCGTGGAGTGACGTCGATGTCGGTGGCGTCCCCTACGGTCCGAATATGACGACCACAGACACCGCCATCGCGGCGACCGCCGCCGGGATCAGCGCAATAGCCGGGGGGCTGGCATGGCACGCCTCCCGCAAGGCGAATGCGACGGCCGCCGCCGTGGCGCGGATCGAAGAGGACCGCTGGCACACCGAGTTGGTGCCCAACATCCAGCTCACCCGGAATGGCGACACGCTGGAGCTGACGTATGTGGGCCCGCCCACGCTGGGGCCGCTGCGCATCCGCCCCGAGATCCGCGACGATCGGGACCGCTCGGTCGACCGCGTACTGGCCGGCGGCCCCACGCGCGAGGAGCTGGCAGAGGTCATCTGGGGGCCCTGCCGCTTCCGGCCGGGCAACGAGGGAGCCGACGAACGCGGGCGCACGACCGCGCCGTTCCGTCTCGAACCGGGGGACAGCCACAAGCTGGCCATCGACCCCTCGCCGCGGCCCTCGTGGATGGAGGGGGTCGATGGTGAACGGCGGTGGCGCAGGGACTACCAGTCCGCGCCGATACGACTGTGGCTGATCTGCGAGGCGGACGGCCACAAGCCGTGGCGCCTCCCCGTCGACGTACACCGCTTTGGAGCGGCCACCACGACCCCGGCCGACGGCACGACGCGACGCTAACCTCCGGCGCCCTGCACGGTGCTGCCTCCTTGCTCACCTGCACTGGAGGCAGCACCGGCCATGGCCATACCCACCCTGTACCCGGACGCGATCCGCGGCTCGCACTACTACGGCGACCGCTACCAGGGCGACCTGATGACGCCCAACGTCCTCGTCCTGCACACCACCGAGGGGACGGACATCGTCTCCTATAGCAACGGGGCCGAAGCCCCCAACCTGACCGCGAAGCCGAACTTCAAGACGAAGCGGTTCGACGTCTACCAGCACTTCCTCCTGAACCGGTCCGCGCGAGCCCTGGTCAACGCCCCCGGCGGAGTCGAGACCAACACCTGCAACGCCGCCCAGCTCGAACTGGTCGGCACGTGCGACCCCGCGCACAAGAACACCTGGGGGAAGCTCAAGGCCGGCGTCGACTACATCTACTGGCCCGACGCCCCCGAGTGGGCGTACGACGCCCTCGCGGACCTGATCGCGTGGATGCACCTCAACCTCGGCATCCCGCTCGTCGGTCCCGCCGACTGGCTGCCCTACCCGGCCTCCTACGGCGCCACCAAGGCCCGTATGAGCTTCGCCCAGTGGAACGCCTTCAAGGGCATCTGCGGCCACCAGCACGTCCCGGAGAACTTCCACGGCGACCCCGGCAACCTGCCGTTCGCCAAGATCCTCACCAAGGCCAAGGCGATCGTCGCCAAGATCCTCGGCAAGGGTGGCTCCGGCTCCGGGGGCGGCACCTCGACCAAGCCGAAGCCGAAGCCGGTCCCGCCGGCGTTCCCCGGCCGGGACAAGTTCGGCCCCGGCAAGACGAACAAGTACATCAAGCAGCTCGGCGAGCGTGTCAGTGCCAAGGGGTACGGTCGGTTCTACAGCGTCGGCCCCTCCGAGAGCTGGGGCACCGCCGACCGGAACGCGGTCCGCGCCTTCCAGCTCGACCACGCCGAGCTGCGCGGCGACGCGGACGGCCTGCCCGGCCCGGCCACGTGGAAGCTCCTGTTCTCCTGACCCGTTCCGGCCCGGCCCGCACACCCTGCGGGCCGGGCCCCACCCTGAAAGGCCCCCTGTGGCAGGCGAGACCGTCATCACCGTCATCGGCAACCTGGTCGACGACCCCGAACTGCGATTCACCCCCTCCGGAGCGGCGGTCACCAAGTTCCGCGTCGCCTCCACGCCCCGCACCTTCGACCGGCAGACCAACGAGTGGAAGGACGGCGAGAGCCTGTTCCTGACCTGCTCGGTGTGGCGGCAGATGGCGGAGAACGCCGCCGAGTCCCTCCAGCGCGGCATGCGCGTCATCGTGGAGGGCCGCCTCAAGCAGCGGTCGTACGAGGACCGCGAGGGCGTCAAGCGCACCGTGTACGAGCTGGACGTCGAGGAGGTCGGCCCCAGCCTGCGCAACGCCACCGCGAAGGTCACCAAGACGTCCGGCGGAGGAGCGGGCGGCGCGCAGCGGGCAACGGGCGGCCAGGGACGTCCGGCTGACGACCCGTGGACGACGGTGGCCTCGAACGCCGGGGCGGCGGCCCAGTCGTTCTCGGACGAGCCGCCGTTCTAGCCGACGTGCGACATGCAGTGAGGGCCCGGACGGCGTACCGTCCGGGCCCTCACTGCGTGCTCAGGACGCGACCGTCCAGGCGGAGTCGAGGAGGAGCAGGCTCTCGTCGTCCTGCCGGCCGGTGTCCGGCGCGGGCGGCGCCTGATCGGTGGGGGCCGGCGGGACGTTCGGGCTCTGCGGCGGCGCGCTGGAGTCGGCGGGTGCCGGTGTTTCCGGGGCCGGGGTGTTGCTCGGTACCGGCTCGGCTGGAGTCGGCGCCGTAGTGGTGCTCGGCGCGGTCGGAGCCGGTGTCTCCGGGGCCGGAGTGTCGCTTGGTACCGGCGCGGCCGGCGTCGGCGCCGCGGTGGTGCTCGGCGCGGTCGAAGCCGGGCTAGCTGGTGCCGTCGATGTGGCCGATGCGGTCGGCGCGGGTGCGCTGGTCGGCGCGGGCGCGCTCGACGTCGTCGGGGCCGGCGTCGGTGTGGGCGTGCTGGAACTGGCCGGAGCAGGCGTCGGCGTACCGGAGGTGGTCGGTGCCGGGGCGCTGGACGTGCTCGGCGCGGGGGAGCTGCTGCCGGTGGGGCTGGGCTGCGCCGTGGCGGTCGAGGACGGAACGGCCGTACCGGCGGGAAGGGGCAGGCTCTGGTAGGCGGGCAGCGTGCGGCCGGTGGGCTCGGGAGCGGGCGGGGCGCCCAGTTCGATCCCGGCGGCCAGGGCCACGATGTCCTCCGGGTCCTTGCCGTACGGCCCGGAGGGCAACGGAACGGTGTCCAGGCCCAGGACCATGCGGGCGGCGAGCGTGGCCGGTTCGGCGGCGGCGGCCGCGGGCTCGGCGACGATCTGCTGCACCTGGTGGCGGCTCAGGCCGAGGGTGCCCAGGGTGAGCGCGGCCAGCCGGGGCGGGAGCGGCACGGCGCTGCCCATCGCGCGGGGGGCGGCGGCGACGGCGGCCTGGTCCAGGAGGTCGCCGTATTCCTTGATCCGCTTGCGGTCGGTGCCCCACAGGATGTACCGGCCGTGGACGGTGAGGGTCGGGTACAGCCTCTTGGTGCCGTCCTGCTGGGCGAAGGTCCGCGCGCTGTCGGCGTCGCTGTAGATCCGCAGGATGATGCGCTCGTCCGCGTAGGAGAAGAAGAAGATCGTCGAGTCGGGGCCGACGCTGGCCTTGGTGGACATCACCACGCCGTCGGCGTCGGTGCACTCGGCGGTCAGCGCGCTGCCGGGCTCGCACCGTATGTTGCTGGAGTCGGCGAAGTGGCTGAAGGTGCTGTCGGTGAAGGGCCCTTGGGCCTTGCTGGGGGCGGGGCTGGGCGAGGCATCCGGCGCGGCCGCCGACGACGAATCGGCGGGGAAGAGTACGTCGGACCAGCGGCCCAGTCCCCAGCTCACGGCGAGTGCGGGCACCAGGGCAGCGGCGATCAGGATGCGCCGCCGCCGGTCGGTGTGGCGGGTCTGCTGGGCGGAGGGGATCTCCGGCAGGAGGGAGATCGGGTTGGCGCGGGGCGCCGGTTGCGCGGTGACGCCCAGGAGGTCGTCCAGGCTCTCCAGCTCGGGGCAGTTGTCGCGCACCAGGCGCTCGGCGGCCTCGTAGGGCAGGCCCGGCAGGAACTCCCGCACGTACCGTACTGCGGTCTCGAACGGCTGGTCCGGGCGCAGGTAGAGCTTGCGGAGGCCGTCCTCCTCGATGAGCGCACCGCCAGCCGGGTAGTCCGTGCTGACGGTGATTTCCAGGTGTTCGATGGACGGGTTGCTCAACGCTGGTGGTCCTTGTCGCGCGCTATGGCGGCGTGGGCCTCCACGGCGGCGTCGATCTGGGCGGGGGTGATCTCTTCCATGTCGGACAGGATGAGGCGGCCGCCGCCGGGCAGGGTGGTCTCCTCGCGGTGCAGGCGCACCTCCTCCAGGCCGTCGCCGGTGCCGGCGTCCTGACGGGTGTCCACGGGCGCGTTGGCACGGCGGAAGGCGTTCAGCATGGCGTCGCGGGTGGACTTGATCCGGGCGGGGCTGCGGGTGGTGTCGGGTGCCAGGGCGCCCGCGGCCGCGAGCATGCGCCGGGTCTCGGCGTCATGAGGGACCGGGCCGCCCGCCAGGGCGCGCTCTAGACGATCCGCTGCCTCAGTGAGTCGTCGCATGCTCGTCCCTTTCCACCGTTGTCCTGCCCGTCGTCGTTACACGGACTCCGACCACCTTCGCCCGGCCGCTCACCACCGTGAGCAGCTCCTCGATGAGCTTGGCGGAGGAATCCCCCGTGGGGAGCCCGGCCACGAACTTGGCCAGCGACCGTACCGTCAGCACGCGCACGGCGCCCGGACTCTTGCCCATAATCTGGCCGATTTCAGCCGGAGTAAGCCCCTCGAAGAATCGTAGCCTGAGGCAATCGCGCTGATTTGCGCGGAGCTTGCCGAGCTGCGTCTGTACGGCCTGGGCGAGCTGCTCGCGTTCCGCGCACTCGTGGGGGGTGAGGTCGGCGCGCGGCTGGTCGAGCTGCAGCAGGTCGGCGTGCAGCACCTCGTTGGGGCGGCGGCCCTGGGCGCGCAGGTAGTCGATGACCGTGTTGTTCGTGACGGTGTAGAGCCAGGCGGTCACGTTGGTGCCGGCCTGGTAGTGCTGCGCCTTCTGGGCGACCTTGAGCCAGACTTCCTGGGCGAGGTCTTCGGCGAGGTGGGCGTCGCGTACGCGCAGGCGGGTCCAGTTGTACACCTGCTGGTGGTGCTGGTTGTAGAAGTTCTCGAGCGCTTCTTCGTCGCCCTGTGCAGCCCGGACGAGGAGCTGGTCTGCGGATTGGCTGGTCACGGCGTGCTGGTCCCCCCTGGGTTGCCCATGGCGCGCCGTGCCGGGCGTGCGGAAGGTTCCGGGCGATGCCGGGACGATCTTCTTCCGCGTGGCGCGAGCGAAGCATATCCGGCCATCATCGGCACGAGAACGGCTGGAGACTCCCGTGCTGTTTTCCGTCTGGTGTACTGTGCGGGCTGTCGTCGTCCGCAGAGCGAGCGGGCGCCGGCGTACCCCGAACCGAAGGAGCACCCCATGCCTGCCCGCCTGTCCGCCGCCGCGGCCCCTGCGCCGGCGGCCGCGCACGTCAATCCGGTCGACGCGGTGCTGATGGGCCTGCCGTTCGGGCAGTGGGTGCCGATGCCGGAGGTGGCGCGCCGGGTGCGCGAGGCCGGGCTGGACGGGAGTCTGCTGACCGCGATGGTGCGCCGGCACCGCAGGCGGGGAGTGCTGCGCACCGACCGCCAGCCCACGATGACGTACGTGATGCGCGTCGGAAACCCGGGCTGACCTGCACCGGCATCCCTCCCGGCCGGTCCCGGACCGGCCTCCGCCGCCCCTCCGCCCGACCGTCGTAGATAACGGGCCACGGCCGCCTTCCCTTCTTGCTGCGGCGCCGCAGGCGCCTGAACTGCGCCGACGCGCTTGCGCGCGCACTTAGAGGGGAGGGACGGCCGTGGCCCGTTATCTACGACGGTTCGACGGAGCTGGCCCGTTATCGCCCCCGGTGGACATCCAGCCTGGCCAGCGCGTCGCTGAGCCGTGCCTGCGCGGTGACCGTCATCTCCGGGTCTCCGTCCCGAACCGCCACCACCACCAGCGCGGCCGCCGCCGCACTGGCGAGCTCCGGGTCCGACTCGATCGCAGCGGACATCTCCTCGACGCTCAACTGCCGGACGGCCTGGGCGGGCACGGCGCTGAACACGCGCTCCTCCAGCCCGGCCAGAACCGTCCGCGCGGAAGCGCACTCGCCGGCCAGCACCTCGTCTTCGCAGAACTCGGCGCCCACCACGTCCAGAGCGGACTGCAGCCCGGACAGGACCACCTTCATCTGCCCGGGACAGCGGGCCACCGCCAGGGCCGGGTGATCCCTCGTCGGCTCGTACGCCTTGACCAGGTGAGCGACCGCCTCGCCGAGATACTCCACGACGTCGAACCGCGCGTCAGTGGACCCGCCCAGCGGAGTCAGGAAAGGATAGTCGTGCCCCTCTGCGCCCTTGGAGAAGCGCGGCGAGCTGATGCCTAGCGACCGCATCCCGTAGACGAGGGCCAGCGAGTCGGCGGCGAAGCGCACGCGGTCGGAGGCGCTGGCGATGGCCTCGTCCATCCGCACCACGGTGCTGCGGCGCTCCCGCCCGCACGTCCTCGACTGCTCCAGCATCAGGGCCTCGTGCTCGGCCCCGAGGTTCTCGAAGACCGCGGTCAGCTCGGCCATCGCGGACCGAAGGCCGTCTTCGGCCGGGACCGGGGTGCATTGCTGAGTTGTCATCGGCATCCTCCGTGTCGACGCGGCGACGACAGGCCGCCTCGCCGTGTGCAGTGACGCGCCGGGCGGCTGCGCCACCGCGCCTAACCTGCGGTGCCACGGCTGAGACACGGCCTGTCCGCGTTGTCCTCAACCACCAGCCCCCGGCCTGCCAGATGTGGTCTGGCAGGCCGGGGGCTCTGCCTACTGGCGGCCGCACTCGTAGCAGCTCGTGCCCTTGATGAACGGATCGCCGTGTGTCAAGCACACGTCGAACTCGACGTCGTCCGGCCGGACCTCGCAGTACGGGCACGGGGTGTTCGGCTCGACGAACCGAGTACACAGCGGGCACCGGGGCCACCCCGCGCACTTGACGCAGTAGTCGGTGCCCGTGGGCGTAGTGATCGGGTCCCGGCACTCCTTGCAGTCGGGATGCGCGGTGCGGCGCAGCACCAGGTCGGCGGCGCTCTCCCCCGGAATCATGGGGTCTGCCTGGTAGACGCTCGCCCGCTTGGTCTCCTCGTACCGCTCCCAGTAGTCGAAGCCGCCCTTGGGGTCTCGTGGTTCGGGCAGGGCCATGCGGCGGGGGAGCGGGGTGGCCGCGAGTTCTTCCAGGCGCTTGGAGATCACTGCCCCTACCGACCGGGTTCTCTCGGGCAGCGGCCGCAGCAGCACGGTCAGGATCATGTCCCGGTCGTACTTCTCCAGCAGCAGGCCGTCGACTGTGCGGGCCTGGTCCTCCAGCACCTTGCCCGTCAGCAGCAGCTCCGGCTTCTCCCGCCCGAGGCCCAGCAGCAGATCCACGCCCGGCGTCCGCTGCACGGTCCTGGCTCGCTTCTTCTGGGTTCGGATATCGGGGGCGGGGCTGTCCGTCCGTCCCTCCTCGATGGGGTCAGGAGCGGTGCTGGAACCTACGGAGGGAAGGGGCGGGTCCATGGGGTGGGTTGTAGGGGAGGTTTGGGTGACTTCAAGTCGCCCCCCCTCGGACTTGTAGTCACCCCTCTCGGGACTTGAAGTCACCCCGTGACTTGTAGTCGCCCCCTTTTCGGGGTTTTCCACAGGGGTGACTTGCAGTCGCCCCCCTTCCGGGATGCCCTCTTCCCCAGGGGTGACTACAAGTCGCCCCCCCTCGGGGGCCTCCGGGGAATGGGCTGCCCCAGTGGCCTTCTTCGGCTTGGGCTTGCCCTTGTCGACGCGAGTCTTCTTCGGCGGGGCGGCTGCGATTGGGGGGCGGTCCGCGCGGGTGATCGGGCGGCGGCCGAGACGCGCGCGGAAGGTGTTCGTGCGCTCGATGTCCCGGAACCAGTCGTACGGGATCAGCAAGTCGTAAACGGTGGGCCGCCGGTGCTCCGGGATGTAGTGGGCCGCACGCTGGTCACCCTCGGCGATCAGCTTCCGCTCGACCATCGCGCCCAGAGCGCGCTGGACGGTCCGCGTGCTGATCTTGGCGTAGGCCGCGATGGTCTTCACCGCGGGGAAGGCGTTGCAGCCGTCTTCGTCGGCGGCCTCGGCGAGGCAGAGCAGGGTGCCGAACTCGTTGATGTCGATCGTGGGCGCGTCCTTCATCGCCCAGAGGATCGGGTCGAGGCTCACTTTTGGTGCTTCTCTCTGTTTCTGTAACAGAGAGGGAGGAACTACTCAGACGGGTCAGCGTTGATGAGTCGTACTACTCGTCATACGCCTGTATGCTCGCCTGTGAGCAGTGCCTACCCCCTGGCTTGGGATGGGTAGGAAAGAAGGGGCGTCGACCGGGCCAGGTTGGCGCCCCTTTGTCATGCGTGCCGCTACCGTCGGTGTTGGCGATCTCACCTTACACCCACGTATTACAAAGGGTAGGATGGTCCGTATGACGACGATGAACGTGTCGGGTGGGGGCACCCGAGAGCGAACCAGCATCACGATGGAAGGCGCGCTGATGCGCCGGGCCAAGTCGGCCGGCGGCGGCAACCTGTCGGGCTACATCGAGCAGGCCGTCAGGGAGAAGCTGATCAGCGACTCCATGCTCGAGGTCGCGCGGCTGCATCTACTGGACCCCATGGATGACGTGGCCGCCGCCGCTGAAGCTGACGCCGAGGCTGCCGCGTGACCGAAATCCAAAGGGGGTCGGTGTGGCGAGTGCCCACCGTGGGCCGTGACCGCACCGTCTTGGTCGTCCAGCACAACGCAGTCATCAAGCATCACCCCGGCGGTGTCGCCTGCCTGATCATTCAGGAAGTCGAAGACGCCCGCGACACCCTGCTGACCGTCGTGATCGAGGAGCCTGTGCGCGGCGCCGTCATGGCATCCGACGGGCACCAGTTCCGGCCCCTGCGGTTTGAGCAGGGAAAGTGCCTGGGGTACCTGTCTGCCGAGGACATGGAGCGGGTCAACACGGCGCTGCGCGCCGCCCTGGACCTGTAGTCCCCCGTCGACGTCGTCCCGCCCCCTGCCGTCCGGCCGGGGGCGTTGTCACGTCCGGGCAGGGATCGAGGCCCAGGTGACCCGGCCGCCGTCGTCGCCGGCGTACTGGCCGATGTCGTCGGCGGCCCGGTGGACGAGGTAGAGGCCCGGCTCGTCCTCGGGCGCCGGCAGTGCGCGGTCCATCTCGCTCACGGTCACCGTGACGTGGCTGCCGTCGAAGGCGACGCGACCTCGCAGGTCCACGCCGGCCCTGTACCGAGCGGTCACGTCGACCAGCTCGGTGAGCACGGCCAGCGCGTCCCCGCGCACCCAGTCGGCGTCGGGCAGGCCCTGAAGGAACCGCGCGAGCTGCGGGGCCACCACCGCGCGGGCCTGGTCCATGGCCTCCACGGGGGAGACCTCGGGGCCGATCACAAAGGAGGCCGCCTTCTCCACGCCAAGTTGACGGGGAGCCCCCAAGACGTCGATGTACAGGTGGTGCGGTGCAGCGTCGGAGATCGTCACGGTTGCTCCGTTCCGTCGGGTAACACGTTCTCGAATGCTAGTTCGAGACGAGCGGGGGCGTGGAATGAATCAGGCCAGCGGAACCGGAGCGGTGGGCGCGCGCGGGGCTGGAGCCGGGGTCGGGAGGGCGAGGCATGGAGACCTTCCAGGTGGTGCGGGGTACGACGGAACCCACATCTGGTGATGGTGTGGCGCCGGAGCGTGTTGTTCCGGGAGTAATGAAAGAGGGTGGAGGGTCTGCTAGTCAAACTATTGGTGGCCTAAATCTTCCCGGTGACCAACGATCGGTGGGGCGCGGTTATGGTTAGGGCTTCACATCCCGCCCAGGAAGACCACACTCACAGTGACCACTGAACCCGCGCCCGCCGCCATGCCCGAGTTCGTTCCGCCGCAGACTTTTGCAGACCGGCTGAACCTCCTCTTCGCGGCCAGCGCCCCCGAGAGCCCGCCGGGCTCCGGCACCTACGTCGAATACACAAACCCGCAGGTAGCAGCCGAGATCAACAGAGTCTTCGGCGAAGGGACGATCACCGGCGAGTACATCCGTCGCCTCCGCAGAGGGGAGAGCAAGTCCCCCTCTTTCTCGTACGTCGAGTACATCGCCGCGGCGTTCGAGCGCTTCTTCGGTTTCCCCGTCGACCTCGGTCTTTTCAAGGCAAACCTGTCCGACGCGGCCACCCGGACACTGGCCCAGGCCCAGAAGGTCGCCGCCGCGAAAAAAGGGCAGGGGGTCGGTTTCGAGCAGGCACTCGCGGCCATGCAACGATCTGCGGCTCCCGCGCGTCATACCGTGGATGAGAGCCAGGAACCCCCCGTTGCCCGTGTCCTGGCGCGGTCGACCCGCCGCCTGAATCCGGCCAACGTTCAGCGTCTGGCCGAGATGGCGGAGCGGCTGCAAGCCGTGCAGGACCAACTAGACGTGGTGCAGGACCTGGAAAACGACGCCTTGTCACAGGCTACGGAGCCAGGCAACTAACCCCCCAAGGTGCTCAGACTCCGGTGATACAGAACCCTCACGACCGCAAGATCCGCTCAGCTCTCGCGGCGTTCCCCGTCCCCAACCCGCTCACGGTCGACAGCCTGTTCGCCGTCATGCGCGACCGCTACCGACAGCGCTACCAGCGTTCCCTGGAGCTGAGGCGCGGCCCCACGCCGCTGCCCGGGCTCCAGGCGAACGCCCTGTGGGTGACCCGGCCGGCCGACGACGGCGACTTCGTCTGGCTCGACCCGTCCCTCCAGGGCTCGGCTGCCGTGCACAGCCTCTCCCACGAGAACGGGCACATCGAGCTGGGCCACACCCCGCTGGAGATCCCCACCACCGCGGCGCCGGCCGAACCCGAGCCGTTCGACATGCTCCCCGACGCCTTCGTCAGCGGCTGCCTCCTCGCCCGCGCACGCTCCACCGAGGGCAGCCACGACCCCGCCTACAAGCGGGTCGAGGACGAGGCCGAGCGGTACGCGTTCCTCCTGCGGCGCCGCGCCGACGACCAGGCCCGCGAGTCCCGCCACCGCGACCCCCTCGTAGGCCGCCTCCACCACAGCCTGTAATCCCTGCTGCCGAAAGCCACCCGTGCTCTCCACCGACGACCTCATTGACCTGTGCACCACAATCCCTCTCTGGATTGTGGTCGCCGTCCGCGCGTACTACTGGCCGAAGACGTCGGGCAAGCGCGCCATCCTCGCCACGTTCGCCGCGCTCGCCTTCGGCGCCACCCTGCGGCTGTCCCCGTTCGAACTCGCCCTCGCCGACGTCACCGGCATCGACGACGCCGCCGTCCTGCCCAAGCACCTGTCCGTCATGGTCGCCTGCACCCTGCTGGTCGGCTGGATCGAGTCCGTCGTACCGCCCAGCGCCACCGGGAGCGAACCGGCCTGGCGCCGCTGGTTCGCCTTCAAGCCCCGCATGGTGATCCTCGCCGTCACCAGCGCGGCCGCGGCCGTCGCCTTCCCGTTCGCCGCACCCTCGGTCACCGCCCCCGACGGCAGCCTCGACTTCGCCTCCGGCCAGTACGGCGACGTCGCCGGCACCACGCACCTGTGCCTCTACCTGATCAGCATGGGCGTGGCCCTCGCGCCCTCCGCGCTGCTGTGCCTCACCGTCGCCCGCCGCACCGACGACCGGCTGCTGCGACGGTGCATGCTGCTCATGGCCGCAGGCGCCGGAATGGGCGTCCTCTACCCCGTCTACCGGATCTCCTTCCTGGTCTGCGGCTTCACCCCGTGGACGTACCCGCTGGACGAGGGGGAGTTCCACCTCGGCGGCTCCCTGATCCAGCTCGTGACGATCCTCCTCGTCATCGTCGGCAGCTCCGTGCGCGCCATCGACCTCGCCGTACGCGCTATGCGCCACCGGCGCAGCCTGATCGCCCTGCGCCCCCTGTGGGAGGAACTCGTCGGCGTCCTCTCCGCCGACGTCATCACCGACCGCATGCAGCACACCCCCTCCGCCCGGGAGGAACGCCACCGCCTGCGCGGCCTCTACGAGCTGCTCGACCAGCGGGTTGTCGACGTCTCCGACGCCACCTTCAACCTGCTCCCCTGGGCCGACCACGACATGCCCCAACGCGCCCTGGACGCCGCGCACCGGGCCGGCCTGTCCGGCCGAGACGCCAAGGCCGCCCAGGAGGCCATGTGCATCCGCGCGGCCCGGCTGCGCTGCGTCGGCGGCGACGAGGAAGCCGCCCGCCCGGTCGTCTCCATGCTCACCTTCGACCACGACACCCGCGCCAGCGCGGCGTGGCTGTCCCGGGTGGCCCGCTTCTACAACTCCCCCGACCTCGCCGACGAAGCCACCCGCCTCGCCGGCCACCCCGTTCTCCAGGAAGCCGCATGAGCACCACCGCCCCGCCCACCCCTCCGGCTCCCGCGCGCGAGGAGAACCGGACTGCCCGCCTCATCACCGACGGCATGGACCCCGCCAAGGTGATCGTCGCGGTGAGCGTCGGCGTCGGCCTGGCCCAGGACAACCGCATCACCGGTGTCCTGTGGGCGGTCGAGGCCGTCGTGTTCGCCGCGGTGATACCGCTGCTGCTCATCGAGCGCGGCAAGCGGGCCGGGAAGTGGGACGACCGGCACGTAGGCCAGGTCCAGCGCCGGAAGACCCTGATCCCCGCCATCATGGCCTCCGTCGCTGTCGGCATCGGCGGCATGCTCGCCCTCGACGCGCCCCGGCAGATGGTCGCCCTGGCCGCCGCGATGGTCGCCACCCTCGCCGTCATCCTCGTCCCCACCTCGGTGTGGGACTGGAAGATCAGCGTGCACACCGCCGTGGCCGGCGGCGCCCTGGCGATGCTCGCCCTCACCTGGGGGCCGCTCGTCTGGGCCGCCTACCCGCTGGTCGCCGTCATCGCCTGGTCCCGGATCAGCCTCCGCGACCACACCCCCGCCCAGACCCTCGCCGGAGCCCTCGCGGGCACCCTCACCGCCGGCGTCGTCTTCGCGGCCCTCGCCTCATGACACTAAGACCGAAGCGGCGGTAGATCCCCGGCATGCAGACGACGCGCGCGACCGCGCCCACCGACGACACCCCCCGTCACATCAGCTTCATCGCTGACGGCAACCGGCGCTGGGCCGAACTCCACGGCACCACCCGCGAACAGGGCTTCCGCAAGGGCGCGGCCGCCGTCCACCAGGTCCTCGACCACTGCCGGAACCTCGGTGTCGAGACCGCGTCCGTGTTCCTGATGTCCGCCCGGAACTTCCACCGGGCGCCCGCCGAGGTCGCCGTCCTCAACGAGGTCATCGCCGACCTGGTCGACGCCGAAGCCGCCGCCGCCACCGGCCCGCTCCGCATCCTCGGCAGCCACCAGGTACTCCAGGACCACGCCAGCCCCCGGCTGATCAAGGCCATCAACGACGCCCGCCGCTCCACCGCCGACCTGACGGGGATGACGGTCTGTCTCGGCATCGGCTACGACGGCCGCACCGACATGCAGCAGGCCGTCGCCCGCGCCCTCATCGCCCCCGACTACGACGAGCGCGCCGAGCTGCCCGTCGACCGCTACCTGTCCACGGCCGGCCTGCCCGACCCCGACCTGATCGTGCGCAGCTCCGGCGAGCGCCGCCTGTCCGGCTGGATGCTCCACCAGTCCGCGGACTCCACCCTCGTCTTCGACGACCAGCGGTACTGGCCCGAGTACGGGCCCGACGCCGTCGACGACGCGATCGGCGTGCACAACGAGCAGCGGCGCACCTTCGGCTACTGACCAAGAGCCGGTTTGCACAATTGTGCAAGCGCTCCCGAGGCCCCGTACGGGTGACGTACGGGGCCTTACCACGTGCCTCTCCGGCGCCGATACGGGAGCGCCGCCCAAAACGGTCACCCGGTCTGACTATCGTCCCCCCATGACAGAAACCACCGCGGCCCCCACGATCGGCGCCCAGAGTGCGCGCTCGGAGCGGCCCGAGACCGAACAGGAACGGCCCGAGACCGAACAGGAGCGGCGGGAACGCATCCGTGCGGACCTGATGCAGAACCGTCCTGACGCCTGCCGCATCATCGCCATGTGCAACCAGAAGGGCGGTGTCGGCAAGACCACGACGACCATGAACCTCGGCGGCTCCCTCGCCGAGTATGGCCGCCGTGTCCTCCTCGTCGACGGCGACCCTCAGTGCAATCTCACCGAAGGCTTCGGCCTCAGGCCGCCTGGCCCCGACGACCTGACGCAGGCCCAAGTCGTCCTCGACGCCCTTGACCCCCTCGACCTCGTCCAAGAGACACAGGTGCCGGGGCTCTACGTCCTCCCGGCGAGCCTGGACATGGCCGGCCTCTCCAGCGACCTCCGCGACACGGGGACCGGGCTGACGCTGTACCGGGTGATGCTGGACAAGCTGCGCCCGTACTTCGACGATGTGCTCCTCGACCAGCGTCCCGCGCTGGACCTGGACACTGACTCGCAGATCGCCGGATCTGACGCCGCGATCATCATGACCGACGTCGACGAGTGGGCGATGAAGGGCCTCACCCGGCAGCTCGCCCAGCACCGGAAGGTCATGGCCCGCACCCAGCGGGATGACTTTGAAGTCCTGGGCTTGGTCATCGGCCGCATCCAGAAGCCGATGGGGAACTTCGATGCCGAGGTCTACAAGCTGCTGCAGAACCATCCCCGGGTGCGTTGCCTCGGCGAGGTACCCGTCCGGGCGGCGGACCTCAAGGAGGCCCGCAACAAGGGGCTTCCCGTGACCCACTACAAGAAGACGGCGCGCACGGACACGGCCAGTTTCTTCCGCAACATCGCCATGAGTGCCGGGCTGGTGAAGGCCGCATGAGCAGCGGATTCAACCTGGGCTGGGGCGACGAAGCGGAGCCCGAGGCAACTGCGGACACCCTGAACGCCGTCGACGCCACTCGGGACCAGCATCGCCAGCAGACCCACGCCGCCGAGATCGAGAAGGCGGTCGCCGATGCCGTCGAGGAGATCCGGCCCGGCCTGGACAAGGTCCCCGACCCGGTGGAGCCCGCCGGGGAGGGCGCGCTCACTGCCGAGGAGAGGGAGCGGCTCCGGCAGTGCAATGACGCCATCGACCTGCACGAGACCGCCTGGTTCATGCTGGGGAAGTCGCTGGACACCATGGCCACCGGCCGCCTGTTCCGCGACACCCGGCACAAGCTGGAGCCCGAGCGCTGCTACGAGACCATCGAAGAGTGGGCGGTGGTGGAGAAGGGCATCTCCGTCTCCAAGTGCAGCCAGTACCGGGCCGCCTGGGCGATCGGCGAGATCCTCAAGGCCCGCGGCCTCGACGCGAACCCCGGCCAGGTCCGCGAAATTGTGCCGGTGCGGAAGGCGTACGGCCTGAACGCTGCGGTCGGCGTGTACCTCCTCGTCGCTGAAGTGGCCGGCAAGGACAAGGTCACCGCCGAGCGGCTGCGGGAGACGGTCAAGCTCCTGCCCGGGGACCTGCAACTCATCGAGGACGACGACCCCGAGGCGATGGCCAAGGTCATCAAGGGCGTCCTTCTCGACGAGGCCCCCGCGCCCCTGCCAGCACTGTCCGCTCCGCTGCGCCGAAGCGTGGACCGGCGGGCCGTCGACCTGGCCGACACCCTGGGCCGCGGCCGCATCCCCCGCCAGGAGGTCACCGTGCACCTCCTGGAGGCGTTCGCCGACCCCAAGGACACGCGGATGTTCGATCTGCTCCGCGAGCGCATGGAAAAGGCCACGAAGAAGGCCAAGCGCAAGCAACTGCCGTAGGCGGTCTCGAGAACGCGTGGGCCCGGCCGAAGGGAACGGCCGGGCCCACGCGCGTGTCTGCGAGCCTACGCCCGCCTCCCCGGCCCACCAGCCCCAGGTACAGCGGAGGGCCCCAGGAACGGCGTCCTGGGGCCCTCCACGGCTCACTCTGGGCGTGAGCACATCGGCCGTTCGATCGTACGCTCTACCGGCCGCCTACCCTGAAGGTCACCGGGTGATCGTGCACGGCACCCGCAGCCAGAGAACCCGCCCAGCGGCGATCAGCGGCTCGAAGTCGTCGAGCGTCGCCATTGGTCCCGTGATCAGGACCACGCTGCCGGCGGCCTCGACCGCCACTGGCCAGTCAGGCGTTGTCGGCATCGTGCCGTCGTAGAACGCTCGGCCGCCGGGCAACTGGATGTGCAGCGCGTGCGTGGCCGGGTTCAGGTGGGCCGCCAGCTCCGGCACCGGGGGAGCGTCGAACGTGGGCGGGAGCGTGAACGGTCGCGCCCCGTGATGCTCCATCACAAACGCCACCGCGTCGGCAGCTTGCAGCTCGCCGTCCTTGCCGACCAGGGACACCGTGTCCGGCTGGACCATCACGATCACGGGTTCACCGCCGATGGTCGCCGACTGGGCTCGCAGCCTGGACGTCGGCGCCGTGGTGTGCACCCCATGGACGTCCCGCTCGTTCTGCCCGCTCACTCGGTTCTCCTCTACTCCTGGGGGATGACCGCTCCGACGGCACAGATCCCCGCTGACGGGGAGCAGCTTGGCGGCCACAAAGGGCTGGGCGATCCCCGCCAGCGCGGGGGCTACGCAGGGCAATGCCCATGCGGCTGAGACACCCCCGCTTCGGCGGGGAGCAGTGACGCGATCGTAGCAACGCCGGCACGACCGGAAGGGGCGATGCGGGACTCAGTGGTGCAGGCGAGCGTGTGCGCCGTGGTCGTTCGCCAGATGGGTGTAGCAGTCCACCTCGCACGCCAGGCCGAGGGAGGCGATCATCCAGCCGGCCGGGGCAGTGGTGGTGCCGCAGTGCGCGCAGTGCTTCGCGCCGCCCGGCGGGCACGGGACATCGCCGATGCGGGGGCGACGCGGCTCCGGCCGGTATGGCTCCCGCTCGTACTTGTACTGCTGGTACTCGCTGCGGGCGTCGTCGCGCAGGAAGTACCTGCCACCCCGGTCGTCGGGCTCCTCCAGCCCGCCGCCGTACGCCTCGACCTCCCACCAGGTGGCCGGAGCGCCATCGGAGAGCTGCGCGCTGATCTCCACCAGCCGCATCCGCTCCCCGTACGGGTTCAGGCCCTTGTCGTACAGCTCCTCCCGGCTGGTCACCTCCACGATGTCCAGCGCCTCGAACCGGGCCCGCAGGGCTTCGGCCGCCTCACGCTCCGCGACCTGCTTCACTGCGCGCGCCGCGTCCCGCTTCGCCTTGGCCGCCGCACGCTTCGCCTCCCGCTTCGCCTCGGCGGCCTTCTCTGCGGCCCGCTGCTCCGCTTCGGCCGCCCGCTGCTGCTCGTACTCCTCCAGCGACGGGTGATCGGCGCAGCGGCCCGTGTGCTGCACCTCGCGGCGGCCGGTGCCCTCACGCACGAGGACCACACGCGCGGTGCTCGGTGCAACAGGCACTCCGCACCGCCCGCACGGAGTGCCCACCTGCGCCAGGTCGGCGAGCGGACAGTGGCGGTTGTGCTCCAGCTCGGCCTCGGGGCCGTGCCCGACGATGACGCCGGCGTGCGCCGCGAGCTTCCCGCCGCACCACCGGCACACTCCGGCCTTGAGGTTCGGGCGGCCGGGGCCGGGGTCGGTGACGCGCACCGGCAGGTCCCCGACGGGTGGGTGCGCGGCGAGGTACTTGCGGAGCTGCTTCAGCGCGGCCGGACCGAAGGCGCCTTTCGCGGTCTTGAAGTGCCGCGCCCACAGGGGCTTGAGCCCGCCGTCGGCCTGGACCAGGAGGAGCTGGAGCGCCGCGTCCATCTCGGGGTAGGACTTCCCGCCGTGGTACGCCTGCGCCCATCCGGTGACGTGCTGGTCCACGACCAGGACCAGGGCGCCGGGCAGCGTCTCAACACCTGCGCCGTGCCCCACCTCGGGCCCGAGGACGGTGTCCCGGCCCGTCGTGGCCTTCTCGTCCACCCCGGTCAGCACCTGCCGCCACGACCGGTACACGTCCGCTTCGCTCGGTACGCGCGGGACGGTGATGCGTACTGCCTGTCTGGTCACGTCTCCTCCGTGAGTCTGCTCGCTGTGCGCGGCACGGGATACATCGTTCCGTTCGGCACCGACATCGCTCGGTTCTCCGGGGGTCGCCTCCGGCGAGGTGGCGGCCGGCCTGTCGTCGCACGCTCGCCGCTTCGCCTGCTCGTGGGCGTCGGCCAGGTCCGCGGCCTTCCGCATGATGGCCGTGCCGTCACGGTGGGAGTGCACGGCCTGCGCCACGTAGCCGCCCCACTCCTGCGCGCTGGCCAGCTTCGTCCGCAGCGCGGCGAGTTCCTCCAGGGCGGCCTTCAACTCCGCCTCCACGGTGGGGCAGTCGCAGCCGTCGATGTCCGGGTTGTCGACACGGGTCATGCACCCCGGCACCAGGAACCGGTCCCCGCTCGGGTCCTCCCACCAGTGGCAGCGCAGAGCCCCCCGAGTCTCCGAGACCTCAGGCTCACGCACCCGCCGTCCCCTTCCGTGAGTGCAGCACGACCATCATGGCATCGGCCGGCTGCGGGCCCTGCCCGGAGCACGGGGGGCAGAAGTCCTTGCCCGTCGGCGGGGTCCGCCAGCCGCGTGCCCGAGCAGCCGCGCGCGCTTCCTCTGCCGTGTGCGCGTCGGTCGTCAGGAATCCGGCACAGGCCGACTCCCGCCACACGGTGTTGCAGTGCAGCGTGATCCGGACGCTCATGACGCCACCGCGTACAGCATCCGGCGGTGATTCCCGCCGTTCCGATCGGCCGCCCACCGGTCGACGAACCACCGGCGGCTGTTCGGCCTGCGCCTGCGCGGGGTGATGTTCCACTGCATGTCTGCCTCCTCAGGCCACGTCGGTGATCGGGTGCGTGCTGGACGGGACGAGCCGAAGGTTGGGGCGCGCGGCCTTCGCCTTCGCCTGGGCCCGCGCCCGGCTGTTCTTCCGCTTGCGGTCCGAGGTGGGGTCCTCGTGCCTCCACCCCGCCGTGCCGGCGTCCAGCTCGGCCAGGTGCCGGGCCTGCTCCTCCTCGCTCCACCGTGGCGGCTCGGCCCGCGCCGGAGCGGCGGGCGGCGCCTGCGGGGGAGCCGGGCGACCGAAGCGGCCGGTCGGTATCGCCTCGGCCATCAGCCGTTCGTACGGCGTCATGTGCAACTCCACTCCCTGGGGCGCCGGGTCATGATGTGGAACGTCACGACCCGGCATCCTGTGACACCCGTCAGAACAGGCCGGACTGCCCGGCCGCCTCCAGCTCCGCCCGCTCCTCCGCCGCGCGCTCCTCGGCCTGCTGGCGGCGCAGCAGCTCCCGGACCGGCGCCTGCCGCTTGGCGGCCGCCGTCTTCCGGGCCTGCAACTCGTCGGACGTCGCCCAGCGCACCCGCACCTCGTTGTCGGCGAGCCCCGCCGCGTTGCCGTCGACGTGGCACTTCACGTACGGCTGCTCCAGGCGGTGCCGAACCTCCCGCAGGTTGGCGAACCAGTCGGGGCCGTACGCGGCGGCGATCACCACGAGCGTCCCGGTCTCGTCGACGGTCTGGCGCACGGAGAAGCCGTCGTCGTGCTCGGTCAGGGGACGGTCGGACGTCTGCTCGGCCTCGGTCAGCCCGAGGTCGTTCAGGCCGCCTTGGACCAGGTGCCGGCGGATGGTGTGGACGCGTGTGGGTCGGGACATGACGGGTGTTCCTTCGGTTCGGGGTGGGGCGGGGGCCGGTTGCTCTCCGGCCCCCTTGCGGTGCTGCGGTGCTGCTAGTGGTCGCCGGGGGCGTCCGGGTGGACCGGGCACGGCCCGTACACGCCGGGGCGGCCGGGGATCTCCGGGTGCACGTGCCGTTCACCGGACAGGGAGCACGCGGTGGCCGGGTCCTCGGCGCAGCTCACGACGCACAGGCACGTCCAGTCGCGCCCGATCCACTCCACGAGCGCCGCCCGGTACTGCTGCTCGGCCAGCGCGGCGACCTCGCCGAGCGCCCGGATACGCGGGTCGTGCAGCCCGATCGCCTCGGCGACCCACGGCACGGCGGCGACCTGCTCGGCCGTCCGGCGGTACAGCGCACCCTCCACGGTCTCCACGAGCTGCTCCAGCGGCATGGGCTTGCGGTCGGGGTCGGGCGACGGCTGGATCATGCCCAGGATGGCGGTCACGGCGTCCGTGAGCGTCTGCATGGCGGTCATGGTGGCGCCGTCCTCGGCGTACGTCTCGGCGAGGTCGACGCGCTCGCGTATCTGGGCGAACCGCTGGGCGAGCTTGCTGGTGGTGGACATGGGTTCCTCTCTCGGGTTGCCGGGGCGCCCACGGCGGGCGCCCCGGAAGTCAGCGGGGGTCAGGCGGTCAGGGTGAGGAGCTGCCGGTAGTCGGGCAGGGAGTTGAGCATCCGGTTCCGCCAGGCCAGGGCGTACTGCGGGCAGTTGCCGCAGTGCTGGTGTGTGCAGCCGGTCATGGGCTCGTGGTGGGTGGCATTGACCGACCAGGCCATGGAGTCGGAGGAGTACAGCAGGTGGGAGGCTCCGTTGCGCAGGCCGGTGACCTTGAAGCCGAAGCCGTGGAGGCGGATGCCCATGGACCACAGGGTCTCGATGATCCGGACGGCCTCCTTGGTGCCCTGGCGGCGGCACACGGAGCCGATCCCGACGACGGGCTCAAGGGTGAGGTCGACGCCGGCGCGCTCGTACAGGTCGACGCACCGCAGGTACTCGTCGAGGGTGAAGCCCTGCACCACCGGCATCCACGGCAGATCGGCGTCGAGGGTCATCAGGTTCAGGTACGAAGCCACCGTCTTGAGCTGGTGGTCCGCCACGGTCAGCCCGGTGTTGGTGAGGATCTCGTCCTCGCACATCCAGTCCTGGATGGCGCAGACGTCCATCAGGCCGACCTCGTCGTAGTACCGGCGGGCGTCGGCCGCGTAGGCGTACGGCGACACCGTCCACCGGCCGTGCTTCGACAGCTCCGTGAACCCGCCGGAGTCGAGCATCCACGGGGTGACGGCGCGCGGCAGCGTCTTCCGGCCGGACAGACGGTGGTTGGCGACGCACAGCGGTACGCAGTCCTCGGCGAACTCCGGGCGGGCGAGCCAAGACGGCTGATGGGTGCCCAGGTAGGTCACGCGGTCGACGTCGTCGTAGGAGCGGCGGCCAGGGTTCAGCGGCGCGGGCGGCAGCACGCGGTCGGTCGGGGCGGACGCGGGCAGGTCGAAGAGGGTGGCGGTCACCGGGAGGGTCTTTCAGGTGCGAGGTGAATGCCGGCCGCGCGCGGGGAGGGGCGCGGCCGGGCGGGGTCGGGCGGCTGCTACGCGTCGGGGTCGTGCCGTTCGACGATCGGCTCCAGGTCGATGTCCTCCACCATGGCCTTGAAGTCCAGCGCGCCGATCTCGTCGACGGGGTAGCCGTCGAACTCGTCGTCGTCGGGCTGCCAGGGGCCGATGAACTCGTCACCGCACAGGCTGATGGCGGGCGGCAGCGCCTCGTTGATGGCGGCCCGGTAGTCGGCCTGGATCTTCGCCAGGGCCCCGGTGCTCTCCAGCATGTTCTGCCAGTCGTTGGGGCCGCCGTTGACGTAGTCCAGCACGTCGGCGTCGGGGCTGGTGGAGTACGTGTTGACCTGGTTGCACCAGGTGCCGTACGAGGTGTTGGGGCGGTAGGCCATGGCGGGCGTGCCTTTCGCTTCGGCGGTGACGTTGGCGGTTGCTCTCCACCAACAAGAAGAACGGTACACCATTCGGAAACGTGCTGGCAAGAGGGCTAGAACAGTGCACCCACAGCCACCGGGAAGGTCACGGACGGGACCATCTCCAGCCCGGCCGGCCCCGGCGCGGCCGCACGGAACGCCGCGGCGACCTCCTCCGTCGTACGCCCGGCCCGGTTCCCCCACGCCAGGATCACCGCCCTGCGCTGCGCGTCGACCTCCAGCGGCCCCCCGTCCGGCGCCACCGGGCCGCCCGCCAGGTACTCGGCCATCAGCCGCACCGCGTCGCTCGCCTCCCGGTACGCCCCCCACTCGGGGTTCCGCTCGGACGGGAGCGGCTTCACCGCGCGTACGGCCCGCTCCAGGGCGTGCAGCATGGTGCACGGCGCCGTGTCGACGTACCCGGCCGGGTCGTGCGACTCCTCGCCCGGCCGGTGCCCGACCGTCTCCACGCGGATGGCCGCCCACTCCAGCACCCCGGCCGGCGTCCGCTCGCACGCCCGGACCCCGAGCCGCTGCACGGCGGCGTGCGCCCGTCCGGCGAGCACGGCGGCCTCCCGGAACGCCCCGGCCACCTCGGCGGCCGTACGCCCCTCCTCCATGCCCCACCGGTGCACCACGGCCCGGCGGTGCCGCTCCTCCGACCCCCAGGCGGTGTCGTGCACCACCGCGCCCCCGGACAGCAGGTCCGACAGCACATCGAGCGCCAGGCGCCGCGCGGCCTCGATCGCGTCGTAGTCGTACCTCCGGGAACTGCTCATCCGGCCGTCGCCCCCGGCCACGTCGAGCGCACCGAGGATGCCCGGCGTCAGCAGCCGGGTCGTCGTCCCGTGCGGGCCGAACTGCGAGCCGTCACGGCCGTCGTGGAACCCGCGGGCCTCGACGTGCGCGGCCGCCCACTCCAGCAGCTCGGGCGCGCTGACGGGGAGGATGGTGGACTCGACGCTGTACTGCATGTGGTGCCTCCAGGGCAGGGAGAGGGGTGCCGCGCCCGGCCGTACGACAGCCGGGCGCGGCAGGGAATGCGAGGGGGTTACGGGCGGCCGGTGGCGACGCGGATCGCCTTCGCGGCCAGCTCGGAGTAGTCACCGGGGTAAGCGGCTTCCATGCAGAAGCCCGCGGAGAACTCGTCGGCCCCCTCGGGGAACTCGGGCTCCTCGGGCAGATCGGTGACTCCGTCCCCGTACCAGACGCACAGCAAGTCGTCCTCGTCGACGGCGAACAGGAACGACAAGTCGTCGGGGCCGGTGAGTTCGGACTCGGTGCCGTAGCGGCGCACCCTGGCGGACCAGTCCGAGCCGAGCAGGCGGGCCGTGCCGGCGGCGATCTGGGGAACGGTGAGCGGCGCCTCGGCCTGTCCATTGGCGGCGTACAGGGCGGTCACGGTGTCGTGCGACATGCGGGGATGCCTCTTTCGGCTGGAGAGCGGGGGGCCCGGTCGGATGACCGGGCCCCGAGGGGATGGAAAGGTCAGGCGCGGGGCGGGCAGACGGTGCAGGTCTCGTCCTTGCAGCGCAGCACCCGGCGCCCCTTGGGCAGGCACTCGGCGGCCGCCTGCGGCTCGAAGTGCAAGTCACGCTCCACCAGGTGGGGGAGGCCGCTGCTCTGGCGGAACGACTCCAGCGCGGGCAGGTCGATGTACCCCCACTCACCGTCCCGGTCATCGATGCCGATCCGGGCCCAGCCGAACGCCTCGCCGCTCGCCGGGTCGACCTCGACGACGTACCAGTCACCCCAGGCGGCGAAGAAGTGCGCGTGCACCGTCTTGTGCTCGGCGGGAACGCCGTCCGTCTCGTACAAGGCGGGGATGCGGCCCATGACGCTCTTCGGCGGGTAGAAGGCGTGGCCGCGCTCGCGGCGCCACAGCTCGGGGGTGAGGGTGACGTCGGACTGCGCGGGCGTGTTCTGGGCGGCGCTCATGGGGCGTTCCTTACGTTCGGCGGTGCGCTGGCGGTTGCTCTCCGCCAACAAGAAGAACAGTACACCATCCGGAAACGTGCTGGCAAGTAGGGGTCTGAGCCCCGAGGAAGCCCAGACCCCACGGCCCGTCAGGCGGCGAGCGCGTACCGGCCACGCAGCAAACTCAGGCGCCCCACGTACATGGCGGCCGAGTACCGGCTGATCTCCCGGCCGATCGCCGTACCCGCCGGGGGCCTGGCGGCCGGCCCGTACTTCGCGTCCAGCTCGGCCGCACGCCGGATGATCTCCGCCATCGACAAGCCGTGCTTGAAGTCGGCCCCCACGACCACCTCGGTCCGGGCGTAGGCGGCCGCGAGCTCCGGCACCTGCCGCGCCCCGTTGATCAAGTCGTTGTTGCAGCCCAGCACGCAGAACACGCACGACAGGCGCCGGTTACCCCAGTCGTACGCCGGGTGGTACGGCAGACCCGACACGGCTATCTCCCGCCACACGGCCGCGTCGCTCCACGAGTGGATCGGCCGCCAGGTGGTGATGTGCCGCTTCCCGTTGCTCGCCCCGCGGTCGATCTCCACCTCGGCGAGCTGCGCACGCTGGCTGCTCTCCGCCGCGCGCTGCCCGATGCACGCCAGGATGCGCACCGGACGCCCCAGGTGCGCCAGCTCGGCCGTGAGCCGCGTGTACAGCCTGCGGATCGGGCCGCGCTTCACATCCGAGGTGCACCAGCGCGCTTGACTCGACGGCCACGCCGGCGCCACCTCCGCCGTCGCGGGGTCCTCGCCACGCTCGACGGCTTCCCGCTCGGCCTTCGCCTTCAGCTTCCCGTAGCGGATCTCGACCCGGTCGAGGAGATCGGCGCCCTCGGCCTGAACGACCTCGAACCGCTGCACCCCGAGCAAGCGGGCCTGCTCGGCGGCCAGCTCCCGCGTGCCGGCCCACTCGACCCGGCCCAGATCCGCATGGACGACGATGACCTTGTGCAGCATCCCGAGGGCCTTCGCGCGCCGCACGACGTACGACGCCATGGCCTGACTGTCCTTACCTCCCGACGACGAGATGACTACCCGGTCCGCATCGCGGATCAGCTCGTCGGGGACGGTCGTCCACGGGGTGAGGGGCACGGACGCGTGCACGGTCTTCCGCCGCGTCGGCTTGGGCTTCGGAGGGACGGGCGGCTCCTCGGCCTGGACGGCGGGGAGGTCGAACAGCATGGCGGCCTGCATGGCGGAGTCCTCGGAGTGGGGCAGGGGCAGGGGCGCGGGGTGCGGGGCGCGGATCGGTGTCCGCGCCCCGCAAGAGGTCAGAACTCGTCGTAGACCGTGGTGTCGTTGACGGTGACGAGCAGCGGCACGGTGTCGCCGGACAGGAGACCCGCAGGGATGCCGTCGGTGTCCACGTGCACGGACACGACGAGCTGCCCGCGCTCGGCGTCGACGTAGAAGTGCACGGCCGCGCCCGCGACCCGAATGGCGGGGTGCTTTCCGTTGGGCTCCAGGGTGGCGGCGAGGTTCAGTTCACGGGCGACGGCGGGACTGACGTTCACGGATGGCGCCTTTCAGCGGTACGAGGTGCGGTGGATGGTGAGCCGGGGCGCGGTGCTGCGCCCCGGCGGGGTGGAGCTGCTACGCGGGGACCGTGGCGGGCCGGGGGTGACGGGCCAGCAGGACGGGGCCCTCCTTGTCGAGCCAGCGGGCGACCGCCCACGCGGTGACGGCGGACTCCTCGACGGGCGTCAGACCCTCCGGGGCACGGAACACCTGGCCCTCGAAGTCGTCGGCCGGGGTGTAGAGCTGCACGCTCCACGGCTCGTCATGCGCGGTCGCGGCCCGGTCGGCGTACTCGTCCGAGCTGATCACCAGCCGCAGACCCGCATCCGCATCGGCCAGGTCGTCGGTGCGGTCGACGGCCACCAGGACGTGCGAGGCGCCCGCGTAGCGCTGGAGGAAGGCGGGGACGCCGTACGCGCGGAGAGCGGCGCACAGCTTGTCTCCCTCGGACGGTCCGGCGATCTCGGCGGCGGCCAGAGCAGCGGCGAGCGGGTACCGGCCCTCGGCTCGGACGCCCGGCGGGGTGAGGATGATCCGGGTCAACCGCTCGACGTCGTTCGGGCAGCCCTCTCGGTACTCCTGCACTCCCCACCCGGCGGCCCAGAACAGCCCGGCCCAGTCGAGGAGGAGGTCCTCCCTCGTCTCGCGGAGCGCCTTGTAGTCGATGGCGGCGCCCGGCTCGGCCGCGTCCTGCACGAGGTAGTCCATGACCACCTCGCCGGAGCGGGCACGCGGGTCCAGGTAGGCGCCGGCCTCGATGCACTCGTGGTGCTCGTTGAACACGGCGAGCGGCCGGTCAGCCTCCGTCAGGACCGCGATGGCCGCCCGGACCTGGGGGGACTTCAGGCTCGCGGGGAGCGCGCCGGTCGTCCGGAGGGCGGATGCGGGCGGGTTGAGCTGCATGGGGTGTTCCTTCGATTCGGGGTTGGTGCCAGCGGTTGCTCTCCGCCAACAGGAAGAACAGTACACCATTCGGAAACGCGCTGACAGGGGGAGTGCTGGGGAGTTTTCAGGGGTCGGGGCACGCCGTGACGCGCCCCGGCCGGTGAGGGAAGTGGCTAGCCGCGCGGGGCGGCGGGCTCCTCGACGGGGGCCTCCACAGCCCGGGTGACGAAGTCGTTGCCCTGGACGGTCCAGACGTCCTGCCGGTCGATGACCCCGCCGGACTTCCAGGTGCACAGGAACGACAGGGGGACGTGCCCGGCCTCGCGGACCTCGTCCATGTTCAGGACGGTCCCGGTCCACGAGTACACCGACCGGTCCGGGTGGCTGCCCCGGCCGAAGTCCAGGGATTCGAGACGGACGCGCATCCCGTCCTCGCGGACGATGTCGCCCTCGGTGAGTTCGCTGGACTTCTTGTAGACGAGCGTGGTGGCGGGGCGGACGTCGGCCAGCAGGGGGGCGTCGTTGTCGCCGTCCTCGAACTCGACACGGGCGATGACCTGTCCGGCGCCCGTCCATACGTCGCGCAGTCGGCCCCGACCGCCCGGCACGAAGTAGGGGCCCTCGGGGGACTCGACCGTGCGGCCGTCGTACTCGACCAGCGCGCCGAGCTGGAGTCCGGACGCCTTGATGGCGGCCATGACGTCCACCGGGGCGGAGGAGGGCGCGGGGGCGTTCTGGTTCATCGGTGGTGCTCCTTCGTGCGGGGCGCAGCAGATCGGGGGGGGAGAGTGCCGGGGCGCGGCGGATACGGTCGCGCCCCGGCGGGAGAGGTGACCGGACCGGTCAGATGACGTCGGTGACGTCGTAGAAGCTGGCCAGGCCGCGCGTGAACCGCTCCAGGGAGAGCGTCAGCGTGGGCTCGGCGAACTCGTCGCGGACGGCCTTCTCGTAGGACAGCTCGGCCAGGGCGAGGGTGCTGTGGTCGCTGGCCATGTGACGGTGGATCGACCAGTAGTCGACGGCCCAGCGGAGCTTCTGCGTGACCGGGTCGATGTACTCGACGCACCGGATGATCAGGTCGGCGTGCCCGTCCGCGCCGTTGATGACGGACTCGCGGATCTTCTTGCCGCCCAGCAGGTTGAACACGAAGGCGTCGGCCTGCTCTCGGGGGGTGTCGGCGGACCCGTCGGTGTTCACCACGGCGCGCATCGGCCCGTACTGGGCGTAGAGCTGCGCCTCGGGCTTGAGAGCCAGCAGGGCAGGGGTCATCGGGGTGTCCCTTTCGCTTCGGCGGTGACGTTGGCGGTTGCTCTCCGCCAACAAGAAGAACAGTACACCATTCGGAAACGTGCTGGCAAGGGGCCGATTCGAGGCACCTGTGGGGAACCGGGTCCCGCGCCCCTCCCCAGGGCACGGGACCCGGCATCCTCACGCGGCCGAAGCGAACACCCTCCGGCCGGCCGTCACCACCGGCCACACCACCACCGCGGCCCCACCGTGCCGGCCGGACCGCTCCACCTCCGGGAACAGCTCCAACTGCGCCCCGACGAACGGCCGCTCCGCCCCCACACGCCCGGCCTCCACGGACACGACCCGCTCCGCCTCCTCCACGGCCTGCCGACCAGCCTCCGGCAGCATCCGCAGCAGCCACGCGGCCACCAGCCGCTCATCCACGGCCACCAGGTCCACACCGCCCCCCTCGGCCCACACCTCCCCGGCAACCGCCTCGTACTGCTCCCACAGCGGCCGGGACGCATCCCGCGCCGCCACGCCCCGCTCACCGGCCCCCAGACCGCGCACCAGCGCCCGCAGAACGTCCGCACGGAACACCCGGCCCCTCGTCCGCATGGTCGACGCGTCCTCCCACTCCAAGAACGCCTCGGCCGCTATGGAGCGCCTCCACTGGCCGAACACCCGCACCGCGCGCGTCGCCAGCGCCTCCACCTCGCCCAACACCCGCTCCAGCGCCACCAGGTACCCGGCCAGCGCCCGCGCCGACCCGACCACCGACAGGCGCCGCACGTCCTGCCACCCGTACCGCTCCCCGTTCCCCCAGTTCTCCTCGTACACCGACCAGCGCGGATTCACCCTCCACGGAGTCGACGCCTCCACCCCGTGCACGCCGGCCAGCGCCCACGCCACATCGTGATGCTGCTGCGCCCGCCCCTTCGACCCCGCCGGGAACACCAACTCCACCGTGAACCGGCCCGGCGACCACTCGACAACGGACGGGACCTCGACATGAGCACTCATGCGCTCGCTACCTCTCCAGATACGGCGGACACCCTCCGCCACGGGACCCGACCCGCTCCCACGCGGACCAGGCAGACAACGGCCCCCGCACCACACCCGGCACACCGCCGACACAAGCCCCGCCCGACAACACCCCCCAGGAACGCCCTGGAAGAGGGCTGGGGGCTCGTTTACGGACTTGTTGGACCGTTCCATGCGCGCGTGTGTGCGAGGGGCTGTGGCGCCGCCCTGATGGCCTCGGGCGGCGCCACGGTGGTGGTGCTAGCGGCCGGCGTGCTCGGCGAGGGCCTCGCGGGCTGCTGCTGTGCGGAGCCGGTCGGCCTCGGCCGCGCGCTGCTCCTCGCTGAGCGGCTCCAGCCAGTAGGACGATTCGCCCGTGGTCGACTCCAGGTTCACGCCGCCGGCCTGGGCGCGGTAGCACTGCCAGTCTTCGCGTTCCGCCCATGCGATCAGGTCGAGGGCGGCGGCCCTGTCGACGATCTCGGTACGGGGGTCGCGGCCGAACACGCGGAAGTGCTTCATCCAGTGCTCGCCCTCGCCGAGGAGGGCGGCTGCGTTCTCGGCGGCGCTGCGGATCAGGGCGGGCGCGGTGCCGAACACGGAGTCGAGGGAGGCGCGGGTGACCATCAGGTGCATGTCCGGCGGGAAGGTGCTGCCGGTGGTGCTCTCGTTGTGGCTGCGGAATGTCCAGGTGGGGCGGACCCAGGGCGCGCCGGGGCCGGCGTAGGCGGTGACGGTGGCGACGGTGCGGGTCTGGCCCATGTGCGCGTGGATGACGTCCATGCCGGGGCGGATCATGTCGGCGCGGACGGGGAGCGCGGAGCCGTCGGCGACGGCGGCGAACGTCTCGGCGTAGTAGGCGGCGAGTCCCGCGTCGATGTCGCCGGTCAGCTCGGCGTCCGTGGGGCGCTCGGCCGGGGCGGGGAACGTGTCGCCGGGGGTGGCGGGGCGCAGGTACACGGTCCGGCCGTCGCGGTAGACGATGTGGGCGGTCGACTTGCTTGCGGACATCCGCTTGACGGTGCGCTTCACCTGCGGCTGCATCATCGCGGCGGTGATCTCGTCCAGGGCTTCACGGGTCGGAATGACCTCGGTGGGGCCGTCGTTGACGATCCGCACGTGCTGGCGCTCCTCGGCGGCCGGGGGGAGCGGGGCGTAGCGGCGGGTGTCGCAGTGGATGGCGCCCTGGTCGTCCTGGTGGATGAGGCGGCCCGCGCTGCGCCGGTTCTTCACGATGGTTCGGACGTGGGTGGCGGGGATGCCCGCGTGGGCCTGGCGGCCGTCGACGTACACGGCGTGGGGGGCGTCGACGACGTCTTCGGGCAGGGGTGCGGTGTCGCGGGCGTGCTGGGCGGCGTCGCGGCCCAGCTGCTGTACGGCGGAGGTGATGGCGGCCAGGGTGCGCATCTTGCGGGAGGCGACGGCGCTGGACGCGACGGCGTCTTCGAGGCGGCCGCGGGCGCCCTTCCGCTTGGCGACGGTCCACAGCATGGTGACGGTCTCGTTCTGGAGGGCGCGGCCCAGCTCGGTTCCGGCGTAGGCGGCGGGGACGCGCATGCCGATGCGGACGACGTGGCTGGTGAGGGTGTCGCGGTCCTGGCTGGTCACGGTCACGGTGAGGTCGTGGGCGAGCGCGAGGGTGACGATCTCGTCGGCGTTCTTGATGCCGGTACGGGGCTCAGCGGCCATGGGGTGTTCCTTCGTTCGGGGTGCGGCCCCGGTTGCTCTCCGGGGCGGGGTGGGGCGGTGCGCCCTGCGCCTGACACCGGGGAGGGCCGGTGTGGGGGGCGGGGCGCACCGCCCGCCGTTGTGTGGGCGGGCGGTGCGGCGGGCGGTCAGCCGTCGGTGAGGATGCGGCGGGCGAGTCCGGCGGCCTGGGCGGCGCTGATGGCGTACACGATGACGAGGGCGGTGCCGGGGACGTCGAGGGTCTGGAGCTGGAAGTCGAGCGACTGGAGGTCGCGTTCCACGGGGTGGGACGCGGCGCGTTCGACGGCCAGGAGGTCGACGGTGAGATCCGGGTGGGCGGGCGTCCACCGGCATCCGGTGTCGGCGAGGACGAAGTACTCCCCGGTGATCTTGCGGAGTTCCACGCGGTAGGCCGGGGCGCGGTCCATGTCTTCGGGGAGCGGCGGGGGCGTCTTGTCCAGGCTCACGGGCACGGGTGTTCCTTCGTTCGGCGGTGTGGCCCGGTTGCTCTCCGGGCCCGGCGGGAAGCGCTCCCGCCGAGAAGAACAGTACACCAGTCGGAACGATGCGCAACACCCTTCACAGACCAATAAAGCTGCTCTGATCAGTCCCGTTCCGAGTGGTGTACTTTTCCGGTGTGGTCATGTACTGTCGTCATCAGTCGGGGAGAGCAACCCCGACAACCACCGCCGAACGAAGGAACACCATGCGTCTGCGTGCCCTCTTCACCTGTCCCGCCGCCCTCCTCGCCGCCGGACTCGCCACCGCCACCGTGGCCATCGCCGCAGTGGCCGGCATGACCCCCACCGCCGCCGCGCCCCACCCGGCCCGCACCACCACCATCGCCGCCCCCACGGCCACCGCCGACACCGTCGCCACCTTCAACGACGGCTTCACCGACGGCCGCTCCGACGCCATCGGCGACGACAACCGGAACAACCGCGTGGAGCCCGGCGAGACCGGCTGGAGCTGCCGCACCACCCCCGCCGCCGACCTCGACCTCTGCCTCCAGGTCGCCGCCCAGCCCTCCTACTCCTGGCGCGCCCCCAGCGGCGCCACCATCGGCAACCCCAACGGCCGCGCCCTGATCGCCGACCTGGAGGTCAAGCCCGGCACCCCGCTGTGGACGGACACCCTGCGCGCCCTGCACGCCGACTACACCGCGCACACCCGCTGACCCCACCGCCCACCAGCCGGGGCGCAGCCGCCGCGCCCCGGCCCCCTCCCCACCCCCACGAAAGGTGCCACCCCATGGCCACGACGTTCGACCTCGACCCGTTCACGCGCCCGGTGCTGATGAGCGCCCGCCCGAACGACACGCACCCGTACGAGTACGACCCGGCCGCCGTGCGCATCGTCCGCGCCGACCGCGTCCAGCACGGCGACGTGGTGCTCGGCGAGGTGTACGGCCACGACCCCGGCCACGCCGCCACGGTCAGCTACCTGCCGTACGGCTGCATCCCCTACGCCGCCCGGCCGCGCCCCATGGACCCCGCGTGCCCCTGCGAGCTGTGCCAGCAGCACCGTTCCGACCCGTTCACCTACCTCACGGAGCCGGTCGCGCTCACCGTGTGGCCGCGCGACGAACTCGACCTCGACCCGGTGTGCCAGTTGAACAACGCCGACGAGCTGGTGATGGTCATCCCCGCCCACCGGCTCCCCGAGCGCCCCGTCGCCTGACCCTCCCTCGCCCTCGCCGGGGCGCAGCACCGCGCCCCGGCCCCCTCCCCCCCTGAAAGGCGCCCCCGCGTGTCCGTCCTGCCCCGCAGCACCCCCGCCCGCGTCCGCGACAGCCTCACCGCCGCACTGGCCGGCACTGCCGTTGAACTCACCGGGCCCGCCCCCCGCTCCGCCATCACCTTCCTCGCCAGCTACCGGGGCGCGCAGTGGAAGGTCACGTACATGGGGCTCGGCAACCTGTGGGGCGTGACCGGCCCGGCCGGGTCCGGTACTGAGCACTCCGTCCCCCGGTTCACGGACGAGATCGCCGCCACCATCACCGCGCCGTGGCCGCAGCCGGAGAAGGCGCCCGCCGACCCGCACCCCGGCGTCCCGCGCACCCACCTCGGCGTCGACGTGCCCGAGCTGGTCCGCGCCCAGTGGAAGACTCCGCTCGGCGACGGATGGCGCCTCGGGGTGCGCTGCGCCGTGGGCAAGCTCCCCGACACCCGCCCCCGCTAGAACCGCCCCCAGGGGCGCAGCACAGCCCCGCTGCGCCCCGCCCCGCCCGTACGACCACCTCAGGACTGGAGAACCCCTGTGGCTGCTTCTGGCGCCCCCCTGTACCGCGACTGGACCGCGATGCGTCCCGCCGACTTCGACCAGGAAAGGCCGGCCGAGCCGGAGCGCCTGATGGATGTGCGGCGGCCGGTGCTCGCCGAGCCGGACAAGTGCGGGACGGAGGCCCTGTTCGGGCAGGCCCCGCCGCCGCGCCGGAACCGGCAGGAGCGGCGCGGCGCCAGTGCGCCCGGTACGGGGGCCGAGACCCTGTTCTGACCGGTGCGCCGGGGGGCGGGATGTCCGGGCGTGAGTGGGTCGGCCAGGGAGCCTGAAATTAGTTCCCCTGGCCGCCTTGCCAGCGCGTTTCCGAATGGTGTACTGTTTTTCTTGTTGGCGGAGAGCAACCGCCAACACCACCGCCGAACGAACGGAACACCCGCCATGGCCTCCACCCGTGCCCGCGCCGCCGCCGCCGAACTCCGCAACCGCGCCCGCGCCGCCCGCGAACTCCGCACCGCCACCAAGGCCGTGGCCACCGGCACCGCCTCCGCCTCCAACCACCTGATGGCGGGCGGCGTCACCCCCCTGGTCGCCCACAACTACGCGGCCACCCTCACCCGCAAGACCAAGAGCATCGGCCGGACCCCGCTCGCCAGCCGCACCATCAAGAAGCGCCCCGGCAAGAAGGGCCTCACGGTCTCCCGCACCGGCGACCTCGCCCGCATGAAGCGGCACCGCGTCGTCCCCGTCGCCCTCTGGACCCTCGAAGACCTCCGCGCCCTCGCCCTCTCCGGCTTCCGCCCGAAGAACACGCAGGTGGCCGACTTCCTCGCCGCGCTCGCCCTCGGCCGCCCCGCCGCCCGCGCCGCCGCCTGACCGACCCTCAGACCGGCCCTCAGACCGGCCGGGGCGCAGCCCCCTCCCCCCTGCTGCGCCCCGGCCCCCCGGACACCACCACACCCGCGCCCCAGCGCGCCCTCGAACGGAGCCACCACGCCATGAGCACCGCCCTCGCCCCGCTGCCCAACGCCCTCGCCGCCGCCCACCGCGCCCGCACCATCGCCGACTCGATCCGCGAGCAGCCCAACCACGACGCCGCGCTCCCGCAGCTCCTCACCGCCGCCGCCGACGTGTTCGCCACCGAGCCGCCCCAGGTGTTCGACGGAACCACCGTCACCAACACCGTCCCCGCCGACGCCATGTTCGCGCTCTGGAAGGCCGACGAGATCGCCGCCGAGACCCCCAGCAGCGGCCTCCCCGAGAACTTCACGGACTACGTGCTCGCCCCCGTCTTCCGCCGCCCCCTGCCCTTCCCCGACGCCGTCCACGCCCGCAGCGCCCAGCTCGCCCGCCAGCAGCACGTCTTGCGGGACCGGCTCACCTCGGTACACGAGACGCTCAACGCCCACCCGCTCGACACCAGCGACCGCACCACGCACCTGATCCGTACCGCGCTCGCCCTCCACGCCGGGCTCGCCCACCTGGCCGACGTCATCCGGCTGGACAACACGCGCCCCTGCTACCGCCGCTGACCCACCCCCAGCCGGGCGGGCGTAGCAACCCGCGCCCGCCCGGCGTTCCCCCCGGTGAGAGCAACACCGGGACCCACCCCGAACCGAAGGAACACCCGCACCATGAGCACCGGCACCAGCCCGTACGTGTACAACCCCGCCCCCGGCACCGAGTACCCGTTCAGCATCAGCGACATCGCCCGCGCCGCCCGCACCCTGCTCGGCCCCCGATGGCTTGCCGAGTCCGGCCACTGGGGCACCACCGGCACCCTCTCCGCCGCCTACACCGCCGACTTCACGCTGAGCATCGACAGCGAGGGAGACCTCTGCATCGACTTCACCCGGTACACGGAAGACGGCTTCCCCGAGACGCCCGAGCTGCCCGAAGGCGTCGAGGACATGGACGGCGGCGTGTACCTCCCTGTCGCGTGCAGCGTCGACGGCCTGGACGAGCTGGCCGGCATAGTCGCCGCCGCGATCCGAGCCGTGACCGGCTGCCCGCCCTACACGCTCGCCGAGATCACTGCCCCGGCCGAGCTGGACTTGCTCCCCACCGTCGACGTGATCGCGGTACGCGACGCCGCCGAGAACGTCCTCCAGCGGCGCGGGGAGGAAGCGCTCCCCGGCATGGTTCACGCCGCCGTCCGTAAGTTCCTCGCCGACCAGCCGGACGCCCGCCCGCTGGGCGTCCGGTTCACCACTAAGTGCTACGACGACGGCTTCTTCTGGGACTTGGGGGACGCCCTCGTGAGCTTCCCGGACGGCACCTTCCGTGAGGTCGACTTGACGGGACGGGACGACGACCTGAAGGCGCTGAACGGCGCCCTGATCGATCACGCCAAGTGGGCCGGGGAGGTCGGCCCCGGCAGCACGCTCACCGTGCAGTTCGACCCGCCCGCGCTGGTCGCCGCGCTCTAGCCCCCCGCCCCCGTCCGGGGCCCCGTACGCCACCGCGCGCCGGGCCCGGCCGGGGGAGCCTCACCCCGACGCCCTACCGCACGAAGGACACGCCCGACCATGAGCACCGCCCCCTCCGTCTTCACCCTTCCCGACATCCTCGCCGCCCTGCACGCCGGGGTGGAGCTGACCGCCGACGAGTCCGGACTCGACTTCCTCGACGGCCGGTTCACCTGGCCGTACGCCGCGACCCTCGCCCGCCTCGACAACCCCGACACCACCTGGTCCCAGGTGAGCGACCGGCACGACAAGCTGCGCCAGCTCTGGTCGGCCGGCACGGACCTCCCGGACACCGACGACGACGCCCGGACGTACACCCGCGAGCAGGTGAGCACGGCCGTGAACTGGGCCGTGGACGAGGCCGCCGACATCAACCATCTGGGCGGCTGCGCCGACGACGTGGACAACTTCCTCGTCAACGCCGTCCTGACCCTGCTGGACGACCCCGACGCCGCATTCACCGACGTGGTCGACGAGTGCTACGGCGAAGACCCGGACCTTGTGTCCCGGTGGCTCCACGACGCCGCCTGACCTGCCGCCACCCTCGCCCGCAGCTTGGGGCGGTTCCGCCCCGAGCTGCGCCCCCTGGGACGCAAGCAGCGTCCCGCTGGCCCCATACGGCCGGAGAGCAACCGGCCGCCGTAACCCGAATCGAAGGAACACCCGCGATGAACACCCTCGCCGTTGCCCACGCCGCCGCCGCCACGGCCCTCGCGCAGCTCCTGCCCGCACGCCGTGGCGTCGCCTGGCAGCCCGGCCCCGCCGCCTTCCCCGTGCACCCCGACGCGCCGACCACCCGGCTCACCCAGCACGACCGCACCCTGATCGTCGCCGAGCACCAGGGCGCCATCGAGGTCTGGGCGGGCGAGCCGCAGACCGTGTTCTGCCGCCCGGCCGCCGTGGTCGACGCCAGCACCCCGGACGCCGTCGCCGTCCTGGCCGCCGAGGTACTGCGCAGCGTGCTCCCCGCCCTCGACAACGAGGCGGCCCGCTACACCGGCCCCAACCACGACCACAAGCAGGTGGTCCGCGCCAAGGAGCGGGCCCTCATAGAGCTGGGCTACCTGCTGCGCGACCTGGGCGCGGCCGACCTGGCGGGCCGCCAGCACATCGACGGGCCCGGCCTGCACTGGAAGACCAGCGAGGGCGCGGAGTGGGACGTGCTGTCCCTCGGATACCAGGGCACGTTCACCGTGGCGTACAACGGGCCGATCAGCGGCCTGCACGGGCTGCTGCCGTACCTGCTGCGCCCCACCCCGGGTGACGGCCACACCGACACGGGCAGCGCCTTCACACGCCACCTGGGCGCCCGATTCCCGCAGTTGGCCCCCGTCGACGCCCACGAGGTGGACTTCGGCCGCATCGACACCCCCGGTGGATACATCGCGCTGCCGTCCCTCGACGTGTGCCCGGACCACGCCGACGACTCCACGCGGGTCGCCTCGCAGATCGCCCACGTCGGTATCGACCTGCTGCTGGCCGCCGCCTCCGCGCTCGTCTGACCGTCCCGCCGCCGCCCGCCGCGCCCCTGCCCGTCCGGGGGGCGCGGCACCCCGAGAGGAACCCGCCTGATGACCACCAGCACCCCGGCCGGCCCGACGACCCCGGCCTCCGTACCGCCGTGCCCCGCGCTCACCCTCGCCGACCGGGTCGCCGCGCTGCTGCCCGCCCGTGACGGCGAACTCTGGGCCGTGCAGCCCTACCGGGCATGGTGGACGGTCCAGCCCGCCGCCCGCCTCGTCCAGGGCGGCCGAGCCCTGATCCTGTCCTGGCACCCGTGGAGCACCGGCGTGGCCTGGCAGCTCCCCGACCGGGAGCCGTACCAGCCCGACGCCAAGACCGACGAGATCGGCGCCCGGCATGTTGCCGACGTGCTGCTGCGCCACGTGCTGCCCGCCGTGGACGACGAGCTGGCCGGCCGGGACACCCGCGATGGCGCCGAGGTACGCCGCGAGCGCCTCGCCCGCATCGGACACGTCATGCGGAGGCAGGGTGTGGCCACCCTCGAACAGGCGGGCCCGTTGGAGTCCGCCGCGCACTGCACGTGGGGGACACCGTCCGGACTGCGGTACACGCTCACCCTGTTCGGCACCAACCCCGCCGGGCACCTCACCGTGGAAGGCCCCGTCGCGGCCGTGGAGGCGACGCTCGCCACGTTCCTGCCCGCCCGGCAGGACAAGACCCCTCGGATACCGCTGCGCCACGTACGGGGCCGTATGCAGCGCCGCATGGCCGCGTTCCTCGCCCGGCACACCGACGTGGAGCAGGTCGACTCCGGGGCGCTCGCCTTCGGCAGCGGGGACACCCCGTACGGGTTCGTCGCCACCCCCACCGACCCGGTCGCCCGCGTCCGGGACACCAGCCCCGTCACGGTGGAGCTCCACGGCCTGGGCGCCGACCTCCTCGCCTACCTCGCCCCCCAGCTCACCCGCTGACCCACCCCCTGGTGCGCCCCGTACGGCCCTCACCGCCGTGCGGGGCGCACCGTCCCGGAAGGACTCAACCCGTGCCCCTGAACAAGGCCACCGTCTCCGCGTTCGATGACGCGCTCGCCAAGCTGGCCACCGCCGCGCGCGCCCTGATCCCGATGATCGCCGAGACGCTGCACGCCCAGTTCCCCACCGGCGCCTACCTCGTACTCACCCGCTCCAAGGACCCCGGCCACGCCGACGACGTGCTCTTCCTGAACTCGGTACGCGACGCCAGCGGTGGCATCGTCTGCTGGCTCGACCCGTCCGGGGGCGCCCTCGACCCGCTCCCGGCCGTCCCCCCGGAGATCGCCGCCCGGTGGGGGGACAGTGACCCCCGGAGTCAGCGGGACCTCCTCGACCTGCTCCAGGCCGTCGACGCCGTCGACCGGTACACGTTCTTCGACTGGCTGCCCGATGAGGCGCGGCGCCCCGGCGAGAGCGACTACCGGGAGCCGATCGGGGTTCCCCTGCCGTGCCAGTGCCGAGTCAGCGGGGAGTGTGCGCCGTGCTGAAGCCCGCCGCCACGGAGCAGCTCGCCGAGCTGGCCGGCCACCTGGCCACCGCCCCGTCCGGCTCCATCGCCACGGCGATCGACGCCGCCGAGGTCCGCGCGGAGACGATGCGCGGACGGCACACCGATGAGGCGTTCGGCCGGTACTGCCGGTCCGCGCTGCCGCTGATCCTGCGCCGCCTGCTGGACGCGGAGTCCCAGCTCGCCGCGCTCCGTGCCCAGTCCGCCCGGCATGTGGCGGCGGCCGATCTCGGGGACGAGCCGTCCCCGGCCGAGCTGCTCGACGGGTACCGGCGCGCCGGGGTCGACCTGGCGGAGGAGATCGAGGAGGCGCGGGCCGAGCTGGAGGCGGAGGCTTACGCCTTTGCCCTTTCATGACCAGCGCCCCGCGCCCTGTGCCGAGCTGGCCGGGGCGCGGGGTGTAACAGGTCGGGCCGAACCGGCGTTCCCCTTCACGATCACCTGATCGCCGCCGTCCTCGCCGGAAGTGAGACCCGTACCGATGTCTAACCGTCATGACTCCCGTAGCCCGATCGCCCTCGTCCTCGCCGGAACCCTCGCCCTCGTCATCGGGGTCGGCATCATCATGGGCGTCATCGCTGGCTCGAAGGCGTTCGGCCGCTACCAGAGCATGTCCGACGCGAAGAACGAGGCGCAGATAGCCCTGGTCCACGCCCGGAACAAGGTCACCGTGACCGAGATCGAGATCCGGAACCAGAACCAGCGCATCCAGGTCACGAAGCAGAAGGCGCAGATCCGGTACGAGGAGGCCGTCGGCCTGCGCCACGCCCAGGACGAGGTGGCCAAGACCCTGACCCCGCTGTACGTGCAGATGGAGTACGCGCGGGCCCTGGAGGAGATCGCCAAGTCGGGCAAGAACAACAGCGTGGTGTACATCCCGACCGGTGAGGGTGGCGTGCCGCTGGTGTCCGGCGTGGCCGGCCAGCCGCAGGTCTCGCCCCGCAAGTAGGTTCGCGGCACCCACGCTTCGGGCGGACCCGCCCGAAGCGTGGGGTGTAACAGGTTCGGTCAGGCGGCCGTTCCCCACTGCACCAGGTGCGGTCGGGGAGCGGCCGCCACACGTTTGCCCGCCGAGGAGCCGTCCGCATGTCCCGTCACTCCCGCAAGAAGCCCACCCAGCACGACCGCGTCCACCGGCACGCCGCGCTCGACCTGCTGCTGCCCCGGCTGGAGGCCGGCCGCCTCACCGCCGAGGAGGCGAAGCTCCTGGCCGCGTACGTCCGCGAGGAGGTCCGGCTCGGGACGAAGGCCCGCAAGTCCCTGACGCGTACGAACCGGCGGCTGGCTGAGCACAGGGAGGCCGCGGACACGGCGATACGCGAGGCGGAGCAGCGCGCGGCCGAGCTGGAGAAGAGGCTGACCGAGGCGGAGGCCGTCAGGAACCAGGGCAGGTACCGGCATGTGTCCGCCCCGGCGGGCGTGGAGCAGGAACGTCTGGATGCGCGGCGTGGCTCGGCCCGGTGGATGATCGCGCAGCCCTCCCTGACGGTGGCCGACGGGATGAAGCTGCGCGAGCACTTCGACGCCGAGGCCGCCGAGCGGGACGGGTTCCGCTCGATGCTGTGGCAGGTGCTCGGCCTGCTGACCCCGGTATACGTGAACGGCAAGACGGCCTTCTTCGAGTGCAGGAACCCGGTGAAGCCGGATGCCGTGCGGTACTGGGAGGCGGCGCTGGGGCTGGGGGACGGGCAGTCGCGTTGGGCGCCGCCACTGGCTGACCACGCCGGCCTGACGAACAAGATGGCGAACGAGTACGGCGCACTCGCCCGCAAGCTGTGGGCCTCCTGACGGCTTCCCCGTCCTCAACCTGTCGGCCCCGGCGCCTGGTCGGGGCCGGCTCTCGTGTTGCCCCAGGTCGCACCGGGGAGGGGGGCCGGTCTCTCGGCGACTCCCGCCGTGGCGACGCTCGGCTCCCAGCTCACGGCCGAAACCGCGCTCAAGCAATCAGCGCATCGCTGACCAGCCTCATTCCGAATGGTGTACTATCGCGGTGTTGGTGGAGAGCAACCACCAGCACCACCGCGAAACGAAGGAACACCCGCCCGATGAGGACTCTCCCGGCCAAGGTCCAGACCGCCGTCCATGTCGCCACGCTCACCCGCAAGGCCGGTCTGCCCATCCCGGCGGAAGTCCTCACCGTCCTCGACGAAGCCGCCGCCCCGTTCCCCGGCCGCTGGCTCCTCGACCCTCTCCCCGGCGACCCCATCCGCGTGGTCGAGCTGTTCGCCGGCCCCGGCGGCTGGTCCGAAGGCATCGCCGCCGTCCTCGGCGTCAACGTCGACGCGGTCGGCATCGACATCTCCAAGGACGCCTGCGCCACCGCCCGCGCCGCCGGGCACCGTCGGATCTGCGCCGACATCACCACCCTCGACCCCGAGCACTACGCGCTGCGCCACACGCGCGGCCTGATCGTCTCCCCGCCCTGCCCCTCGTTCTCCCCGGCCGGGAAGCACACCGGGCAGGAGGCGGCGAACATCCTCACCCTGTGCCGCGTCCTCGCCCAGTGCTCCGAGGCGGGCGGGTTCCTCCCCGGCAGCGAGCTGGACGACTGGTGCACGGGCTGCGCCGTGTGCGACGAGCTGGGCTACCACGACGGCTACGCCCCCCGCTCCGGCCTCTCCTGGAACGACCTGCGCGCCCAGCTCGCCCCGCTCACCGACGCCCGTATCGGCCTCATGGCGGAAGTCCTGTTCTGGGCGTTCGGCCTTCAGGCGTCGGGCGCGCCGCTGGAGTTCGTCGCCATGGAGCAGTCGGCCCGCCTGCCCGAGCAGATCCTCAACGACCTCCGCCTGGAACTGTGCGGCGGGCAGGGCGAAGGCGAGTGGGCCGCCGCCACCTGGGGCGTCCTGGAGGCCTCCCAGTTCGGTCTCGCCTCCCGCCGCGAGCGCGTGTTCTTCCTCGCCACCCGCCGCTACGTCTCGCTACCCACCCCCGACCCGGAGACCCTCCCCACCTCCATGGCCGACGCCCTCGGCTGGGAGGAGGGCGAGCGGATCAACACCCGTGGCGTCCGGCCCGTCGACCCGAAGACCGGCCGCGCCAAGGGCGGCAACGAGTTCTCCGCCGACAAGCCGTCCAACTGCCTCACCGGCAAGGCCCGCACCTGGAAGCGCGTCAGCGACGGACTGCGCCTCACCATGCACGAGGCCGGACTCCTCGTCGGGTTCCGCCGCACCTACCCGTGGCAGGGGAGCCGCTCCAGCGCCTTCCAGCAGGCCGCCGACGTCGTCTCCCCGCTCATGGCCGCCCTCGTCCTCGGCGCCGCCCTCGGCGTCCGCCTCGGCAAGACCCTGGCGCGCGACTACCTCACCCAGCTCTACGCCATGGACGACATGCTCCGCCAGGACGACGACGCGCTCACCGACGACTACGACCTCGCCACCTAACCCCGCCCCGGCGCCCCGCCGCGCCCCGGCCTGCGGGGTGCGGCGCGGGCGCTTCGATGGCTGACAGCGGCTCTCCCCGGGGCGGACACCCCCTACCAGGCTCCCGAGGCCGGCGCGGATCACGTCCACCGGTCCGGGCCCACCCCGCGCCAGTCGATCAACGGCGAGCGGGCCACCTCCTCGGGCTCCAGCTCCAGGCCCGCACGGCGAAGGAACTCGACCAGGTCCTCGATGCGGTAGGCCGTCCCGAGGATCTCCCCGTCGACCCGTACCCGCCGCCCGCCTGAAGGGGACGGCGGGTACACCACGACCCGCAACGTACCAGCCACCCGGCCAGGGTCCCCCGCCCGGTGAAGGGGCGCAGCACGGGCTACGCCGATCAGCCATACCGGCCGCCACGTAAGATGACCCCGGACAGGAAACGGGAACCATGGCATACCTCTACGCCAGCGCCTCCATCCAGGTGCGGTACATGCACGGCATCGGTCCTACCGCGCTGGCTCTCCTCGCGGACACCGTCACCCGCCACCTGGTGCAGAGGGAACGGTTCACTGTGCACCTCGACGGATGGTATCCGCCAAAGTCCAGACACTTTCGCTGGATGAACGACAAGGAGAACGACCGAACGGTCAAGTCTCTGGAGGACACCGTCCGGAACAGGTTCCCCGGGCCCTTCGGCATCGACGTCGTCCAGACCGCCAAGTCGAATCTCCTGATCAGGTTCGTCCCGCACGATGAGTGGCACCCAGAACCGGCCGCCGCTCCCGGCCCGCCCGTTCTCGCCACCTCTGATGCCTCCTACCGCGGCCCGCACCATGCCCGCGCGGGCATAGCCGTCAACGGCACGGCGACGACGATCGACCTCGCGCCCGCCGGACATATTGACTCGAACGGATATGAATTCCTCGCTGTGTGCCTGGCCCTCCTCACGGCGGTTGGCGAACGCAGCCCGCTGACCGTACGCAGCGATTCGACCGAAGCGGTACGCGAAGGGCGGTTTCTCCGCGAGGGGCAGATGCCATCCTGGGTGTATCGGCATGGAAACGAAGTGGTGCAGCGAGTGGCCGCGTCAGCGATGTCTGCCAGCAGGCTGCGACCCGTACGCATCGAGCATGTACCCCGCGAGAATGTGGCCGCCGCGCACTATGCCGCCTTCAGCGCTGCCGGCGAGTGCCCAATGGCGATGCGAAGCTGGGCGACCCGGCAGGGGATGCCACTGTCCTGGGTTGACGCTCAACGTGGCCTGGACTCGCGCGCGCCATCTAAACCGGCGTTCGTAGAGCGAAGGACTGTTATTGCCGCCGGTCCGATCTGGGCTTGAGCACGAGGGGGCGCAGTACGGGCTCCGCCGACCCGGCCCGCCACCGGCACGTGCAGGCGTAACAGTGCGCGGCGCGCCCACGTTCCCCCGAGCATGAGCGATGTCATCCCGGCCGGCCATGAAGTGGCTGCCGCCTTCAGCGAGGACCCCGGACTGCGAGCCTTCTCCGAGTCGCTCGCCTGCGTGCAGGTGAGCGCCTCCCTGGCCGTGAACGGCCGGGTGATCAGCTACGAGCAGTCCCTCCCGCTCCATGAGTGGCGGACCATCTCCGACGACCTGGCCTGGCGCGAAGGCTACGAGCGGCACATCCGGCGCTGCCTCGCCGAGGCCCTCGTGGACGCCCTGAACCCGCCCGTGGTCGTACGGGCGCCGGACCCGGTCGATGAGGCCGTAGCGCGCATCTCAGCCGGGTGCCGCCCGGACCATCTCCAGGACGCGGCCGCGGGCGGAGCCGGTGCAGCCCGTCAGCAGCCCGAACTAGGCTCGAAGGCGTGACCACCGCCCCCGATGCGGACGCCGACGGCGCCCCGTTCGACCCGCACGCGTTCCCTTCCGACCTGCGCAAGGCTCAGCGGAAGGTGGACGACCTGTTCGCCCGGCTCCACGCACTACAGAGCACGCTCCCGTGGTCCCGCGAGCCGCACCCCGGGTGGCCCGCCGTCGACGAGCGGGCCAGGAAACACCCAGGACGGCCCGCTACGCCCGGCTGGACGGCCGAGCAGGCCGCCGAGTACGACGGGCTGCGCGCCGAGCTGCGGGACGCTGCAGAAGCCGTACGCGGCCACGAGTGGTGGAGGGAGTGCTGGCGCGCCGGGGTACGGGATGCCGCGCTGGTCGACGCCCGCCAGGCCCTCAAGCACGCCCCGTCCCCCGAGGACGCCTGACCTACCGCTCCCGGCGGGGCATGCTCCCCGCCTGGTCCCGCTCGAACGCCCTGGTGGGCTTCGCGCTGCGGCTGCCGTGCGCCATGCGCAGTCCCGGCTGCGGCCACTGGTACAGCCGGACCGTGATCGTGGTGTCTCCGAGGAGGTCCACCTCGACCTGGTAGCGGATCGTGCCGTCCGGCCACTCCTGCTTGGCGAGCACCGGGGCGTACCGCCAGCGGCCCGCCGACCACACGCCGAGCGCGGGCCGGTCCCCGGCCGGCCACGCCCACACCTCCGGTGCCGGGCCGTCGTCCGGGCGCCAGGGGCGGGACGGCTCGGGTTCGGGGACCGGCTCGGTGCTGCTCACCCCTCCGAGGGTAGGGGGCGGCCCTTCGTGACGCGGTCGGCGGGAGCCTCCCAGCGCAGTCGACCGACCTGGTCGACGCCGTGGGACTGCCGTGGACGGCTGGGGCAGTCCCAGCCCCTCCTCGGGGGGATCTGCGCCACGACCCGCCATCCGGCTCCGCGCAGGCTCGCCCCGCTCTCCCCGTCCTGCGTGTAGGTGATCAGCCGGGTGTAGCCGAGAGCTTGCGCTGCCCGCCAGGCCGCCCCGTACAGCAGAGAGTTCGCGTTGAAGGCGCCGTCCGTGGCCGTCCGGGTGACCTCCAGGGTCTGCCCGTCGTCGAGCATCCGGGCCACCGGCCGGCCGACCATGGCGACCGCGCGCAGCATCGCCGTGTCGTCAGCGGCGCCGACGCAGAACACCGCCCCGGCCGGCGGCTTGTGGTGGCGGTGCCACTCGGCGACGAACGCCTTGGCGTCCTTCTGCTTGACCGGAACCAGGTGCAGTCTCGGGTGGCTCTCATGGCGGGCGGTACGGGGGCGGGGCACAGCGGGTCTCCACGTGGCGGTCGGCGGCGCCGTGCTGCGCCTCCGGGGGACCGCACACCGTGAGTCCCCGGAGCGCCTTACGTCTGGATCACATCTCCGCTTGGGACGTGATGAGTTGAGATGTGATCAGTTGCGGGGCCGGGGTGTAACAGGTCGGGCCGGGCTGGCGTTCCCCTGATCAGCACGGCCGAGAGGCGGCCGTCATCCCGCCCGGAAGGCCCGCTCCGTGTCCCAGTCGCTCTCCCACAGCCCCCGCCGCGGCCCCGGCCCGCTCACGGTCGTCATGCTCGCCCTGGTTGTGTTCTTCGCCGTGATGGTGACCGCCTGCACCAGCCAGGCCGGCACCGACGACCACGACGGCACCCCCGTCTGCCGGGCCACGCACACCTCGACGGGCGACTACGTCCCGGCGGGACTGCGGCCGTGCACCCTGTACGGCTCCAGCCACTACTCCGGTGACACCGGGCACTACTCCGGCAGCTCCAGTCACGGCAGTACCAGCCGGACGGGAAGCGGCGTGAAGAAGCCCGCCCGGCCCGCCGCTCCGAAGCCGAAGGCGCCGTCGCTGGTGAAGCCGCCCACCATGCCGAAGCCCGCGGCCGCGCCGCCCCGGGTCTCCCTCTCCAAGCGGTGACCAGGCCCGGCCCGCGAGACGAGCCAGCGCCCTTCACTGTCCGAGCGGCGGGCTTCGTCGAGCCCATCCGGGACACAAGCCGGCCGAGCCCGTCATGGTCCGCTCGACCTTGCTCCCGCACTGAAGGAACCTCCGTGGCCGACACCTCCCTCTTGAAGTCCAACGAGGCACCCTGCGCGTCCTCCTGCCAGTCCGGCGAGCTGCTCGCCCGGCTGAACCACTGCATTTCCCTCCACGCCCTGTTGGCCGGACTGATCTCCCTCAACCTCGTTCTGACCTTGATCGGTATCGGGGTCGGGATCAGCCTGCGCGACCAGGTCGAGGCGCAGCCCCAGCCGAAGCCCACCGCGACCGCCCACCCGTCGCCGGGCGCCACGACGCCGACAGCGCCCAGCCCGGAGCCGACCCCGCAGCCCAGCGGCAGCTGCAACATGTTCGACCCCGAGTGCTCCGACGGCGTGTCAGCCGGTTCGACCGGCGGAACCGGCCCGACGTCCGGGAGCACGGACGGCACGATCTTCGGCGGCCAGACCGGCGGCGCGGACGGAGGAAGCGGCACGTAGCCCCCCCTCGCACACCACTGCGCCCCGGCCGGACGACTCCCCGGCCGGGGCGCAGTGCGTTCCGGAAGCGCGGACGGTCATCGGCGGCTGGAGCACCACCGGTGCCCGCAGTCGATGAGCCGCCGGTCCGGGGCTGGCAGACCACCGATACCAGCCGGGGGGAGCGCCGGGGCCGGGATGCCCAGTTCCCATTCCAGGGACCAGATCCGGCGCGGGTCGGCAGTGTCGTGGGTATCGCAACGCCGAACGAGACGGCGCAGCAGGGTCTCAAGCATGGCCGTGTTGTAGCAGGTCACGGGTGCTACGCCCCAGGGCCTATCGGACGCAAGCACTCCGGTTCGTGCAGGGTGCATCCGCTTTGCCCGTGGCGCGCTCCCGAGGCTGCCACCACGGCGGCCGCGCGCCGCCGGCGGAAGGGAGCTGCGTGCAGCCGCACGTCATACGAGCGCTTCACGACTGGCGCATGGCCTGGGCCGACCATGAGAGTGCCGCACAGGACGCGTTCACCGCGGCGTTCCCGGCGCTGAACACCTCCGACCCGCGATGCCAGTGCTTCGGCCCGACACTGCGCTGGGACGTCGACGGCGAGGGTACGGGGAAGGTGTGCCTGGACGGCCACGGGCGCGCCACCATGGCCTTCGAGAACGTCCCCAAGGCCGCGATCGGCAAGGCCATGACCGAGACCTGGGGGGCCGACTGGTTCGACGAGGGCCCCGGCGGGCTCGCGGCCGCCGAGCCCGGCCGCTACCACTACGAGGACGAGCAGACCTACGCGGAGTACGAGTTCGACGTGAAGGCGGACGGCACCGTCGACCTCGACATCGCGTACGTGAAGGTCGACGACATCGTGGCCATGCTCGACGCCCTCGAGCGCGCCCTCGCCGAGCTGCGCTGCGCGGCCTAGGCTGCGCGAGGTGAGGTGACGTGCCAGAGCGCTCTGGAACACGTCACCTCACCTCGCCGCGCATCATTCCTCGGAGCCGCCGCGCCCCCTGGCGATAAGCGCCGCAGCGACCATTCCCACCGTGGTGATTAAGGCCGCGATGATGGTGCTCATTTTTCCCCCTTCGGTTGGGACGCCGTGGTGCGTCCGAAATCACGATCGCACGTCCGCCGAAGGTCGCTGTCTAGCTCAACGCCGCTGGTGGGGAGGGGTGTCTACCCCGTCTTGGGGTGCGGGGCCGAAGGGGCGTTTTACAGGTCTGCGGCCGTTTCCGCGTAGGAATCCTGCGGGAAAAGCTGCTGCCGGGAACACCGGCGCGACGACCACCGGCAACACGTCCTCACCCGGTGCGCCAGGGGCTACCACTTTCTGAAGCTGATGCCTGGCACTTTTCCCCGCTCTCCCCTACCAGGTCCTACTAGACGGATTTCATCCCCGGCCGCGGGCGCCTACGTAGTTCGTACCAGGTGAAAGATCCGCCGCGAATTTCTGCGCGCAGCGCCGCGCGGGACGTACGGCGGGTCCGCCGGTTCCGGGGTTGTGCCCTTGCCGCCCTCGGTAGCCTGGCTCCCGGAGACCTCGCCGGACTCCCCCTCGTGGACCCGCAGTTGCGGGGATGCAGCCCGTTCCGGCCGGGCTGGTCACGCGCGCCTCGCGCCCCGCCCGCCACCGCTGAGGAGTCCCCCTGATGCCCGAACAGCAGCACGCCCTGGTCGCCCCCGAGTGGGACGGCGGCGCGTTCGTCTTCACTCACACCTACGGCAGCGGAATCTCCGTCTGGGCGCGGAACCTGGGCGCCGTCATCGCGGAAAGCCCCCGGCCCCGCGGTGTCGCCGCCCCGCTGTACGCCGGCACCATCGCCGACATGAAGGCCCTGGCGGACTTCGTGGCCGACTTCGTGGAGCACGCCACCGGCGACGAGGACGAGGGTCTGCGCCTCGGCCGTGTCCGCGACACCAAGCCCATCGTTCAGCGCACCCACAGCGACAGCCCGGCGAGCCGGATGCACTTCTCGTACCGCAGCATCCTGATGGACACCGTCGGGCCGTGGGACGGCGCCGCCGCCGAGCTGCTCCTCGCCCGCGTGCGGGGCGGGCACAGGGGGCACGTCGGGTTCTTCGCCACCGGCCTGCCCGAGTTCCCTGCCGACGCCCCCCTGGACGTCGTGCCCTACGGCCTGCCGAGGGCGGTCATCGACCGGGGCGCGGCCGCCGACCTTGCCGACTTTCTAAGCGAGCCGCCTGGCCGTGTGCTCCCCCGTGAGGTCGCCGATCGCTGTCGCTGACTCTGGGCGCGACGTAAGACGTCTAGGACGCACAGGGTCTCGCGTCCTCGCCGTTCATCAGGGTCCTCCGCGTGGCAGGCCCGGCGTGCGGGGGCGGGACGGAGAACCGCTGTGGATGAGCAGCAGCCGCCGATACGCGTCCTCCCTTGGTGTAACCGGCTGTACAAGGTCGGCCGCGCGAGGGTGCGGGTGTTGAAGGCGCCGCCGTTCGACGGCGACGGCATCACCGTGCGGGAATGGGAGTTGCTCGCGCTGCCCTACGAGGTCGGCTTCATGCTGATCTCCCTTGCGCCTCACGCGGAGTTCGGCCGGCGGGGGGCTCGCGCCCCGGGAACGTGGAAGCGGCTCTGGAACATCGTGCGAGAGGACACCGGGCGCATCCACGAGTCCTACTGCCAGGGGCGACCGCGCTCCTGGTGTGGTGTCGCTCTCCGTATCCCCTGCCTCCACATCTGGCTGACGTGGCGTACACCGCGGCAGCGGGCCGCTCTGTACGCGCACGGGCAAGGGCCCTGCACGGTGTGCGGGGAGACCAGCGGTGGGTGGAAGAGGACGGTCGGCGGCGACGCGACGTAAGCGGCGGCCGCCGCGCACTCTCCTCGCCTCGCCCCGGAAGCGGACTCCTGGGCCGCGCTCCCTGCGGCCCGGCGCGCCGGGGCAGGCAAGGAGAACGGCGCTGTGGCGCAACGAAAGACCGGCCCCACCGACGTGGTGAAGGTCATCGTCTACGACCGGGACGATGGCACATGCGTGCGCTGCGGGGCCCGGCATGACCTGACGATCCACCACCGCGTGAACCGGGGTATGGGCGGCGCCCGCGAGGCGTGGATCAACCAGGCCCACAACCTCCTGACCGTGTGCACCACGTGCAACGGCTGGTTCGAGGACCACCCGCGCGAGTCGTACGCGGCCGGCTGGAAGGTTCGGCGGCCGCAGCTCCCCGGCGAGGTCGAGGTGCGCTACCCGGACGGCTGCTTCTACCGGCTCACCCCGGACGGGGTGCGCTCGACGACCGTGGCGGCCGCGCGGTGACCCGGCGCAGGCGCAGGCGCAGATGGATCTCGGACATGTTCGACGCGGTGCTCGACGGGCTGATCGAAGCCCTGTTCTCTCGGGGGTGGAAGTGATGTTGCGGAAGCAGTGCCCGGCGCGGGCGGAGAAGGTTCTGGCCGGCGACTTGCAGTGCCAGCGGGCCGCCCGGCATGTGGGGGAGCACAAGGCGTCACCGAGGGCGGATTCGGCGATGCATCATTCGTGGTCGGAGGGCGCTGACCGGTTCGGCTACCAGTGGCTGCCCGGCAACGTCCGGTTCCGCAAGCGAGAGTGCCAGGCCCTCGACAAGGTGTCGTACGGCCTGGGCGGGCTCGTCGTGCGGGTGCTCATGTCCGCAGCGCTCTGGGCGAGCGGGAACCCGGGCGCCGCCGCGGTGTTCTTCGTCTTGGACATGCTGCTGTCCGTACGGCGGCCGCACTTCGTGGACGTCGGCCGGTTCACCGTGGGCGTGTTCCTGGCGGTTCCTCGAAGCAACTGCGAGCCGTTCTTCTCGATCGGCTTCACCCGGCACGGGCCCGACGCGGGCGCGCCGGCGAACGGCCTGTCCATCGGGTTCGGCCGCGTCGTGCTCATGGCGTGCACGCTGCTCCCGCGAGCCGAGTGGAAGGTGTTCCGGGCGGAGCAGGCCGAGCGGCGGGCGCAGCGGAAGGGGCCCCGAAGGGCGCTCCGGGTCCGGCGTCGGCTGCGTCGGCTCGTGGTGGCGGGGCCGAGGTCGCTGCGGGTGGGTTCGTGGATGCTGTGGTCCGGGCGGATGCCCGGGACGACCATCGGGGTCGGGCAGATCACGGTGGCGGACAAGCCGTCCGACCTGCGGCTGACGCGGACCGAGGACTGGCGGGGACACACGGTGGTCCTGTTCGGGCGGGCGTTCGCAGTGCTGCGGAGCCGGCCGGTCGAGGTTCGGCAGCTTCGCACCTGAGCACCATCAACCTGGGTGGTGTACCATTCCGGGCGTGGTGCCGACATGGGGTTACCCCAGTCGGTGCTGGGCGCAACACCGCGCCACGTCTCCGCTCACGGAGCCCCGCCATGCCCCGCATCGCCAACAGGCTGAACATCGAAGCTCCGGACTACGACGCTCTGCGCGAGAAGGCCGAGAGGGACGTCGTCCAGGCCCTGGACCGGGTCGAGCGCCTGGACGACCGCGTCCAGCTGGCTGCAGAGATCATCCAGCAGGCCGACATCGAGATCGCCACCTACGCCGACACCCGTAACGAGCTGCTCGCCAGTCTCTACCTGCACGATCTGATCGAGGGCGCGCAGCTCAGCCAGATCGCCGGCGTCAACAAGAACGGGCTGCGCAGGCTGCTGGGGTACGCCGTGTACGGCTCCGCGGCGAGGAAGACGCTCCCGGCGTACATGAGCGACGCGGACATGAACGCGCTCGCCAAGCAGATGAACGTCCGCCACATCAAGAAGTCCCCGGGGAAGCAGCTCCTGGAGGCGTCCCTCGTCATCGAGGAGGCCAAGGCCCGCCGCAAGGCCGCCCTGCCCGTCTTCCGGAGGACGGCTCTCGAGCTGGTGGAGAAGCACGACTGGGCGGTGCACCAGGTCGCGGCTCACACCGGGCAGACGAACAAGTTGATGAGCGAACACCTCAAGTTCGCCCGCAAGGCCCGGAAGTCCTGACGGCTTACCCGCCTCCAACTCGCCGGCCCCGACGCATAGTCGGGGCCGGTTCTCGTGTTGCCCCAGGTCGGACCGGGGACGGATTATCAGGCCCCGGTACCGGCGCCTGATAATCCGGCGCCGGTGAAACCTGCCACCGGAAAGCCGGGTCCCGGAGGATCAGGCGCCTTTAGTAACAAGATCAAGTAACACAATGAAGTAGTTCCGATGCCTTCGCTTCGCTCAGGCATCGGCGGGCATCTCGTCTCGCTTCGTCTCCGCGCTCCGGCGCCGAAGCGGCGCACCACAAGCAGCAGCAGGGGAGAGGTGTCGCAAAATCCGGGCGGGTGACGTTCCACCAGACATGACGATGAACACCACGCCTCCGCAGAACCTCGCCCGCCACTTCTACGACATCCATCGGGCCGACGTCGCCGATCAGGGCGGCCAGCTCCCGCACTGGTACCAGCTCCCGGCCGAGATCCAGGCCAACGTGCAGAAGGACGTGGACAAGTTCTGGACCGCGCTGCGCAACGCCGAGCAGGAGCAGCAGCAGGAGCGGGTCGAGCCGGAGGCGGTGCCGGACATCCGCGGAGTGCTGGAGAGCGCCGGAGCCGACCAGGCGGAAGGCCCGGAGAGCACCCCCTCGCCCGTCAACGCGTGCAACTGCCCCTCCTGCCTGCTGGAGGCCGTCCTGCGGATGCTGAACCCGCCGACCGAGGGTCCGCCCGCGCCGCCCGCCGAGCGGCGGGTCCGCCTGGTCCCGCTCGACGTCCGCCGCTGGGGTGTGACGCTGAGCGCCGACGAGGAGGAGAAGCTGGAGAAGCCCGCCCGGAGGGCGCGGCCAGCAGAGCTGGAGCTGATCGTCGCCCGTATCGACCCGGGCGTCCTCACCGGCGACGCCCCGGCCCCGCCGCCGATCATCGACTTCGGCACGCCGTGGATCACCGAGGCCGGCCTCGAACGAGCGTTCCGGGAGGAGATGCGGCGTGACCGGGAGCGGCAGCGCTGGGCCGCATGGGTCGGCGATTCCTTGAAGCGGCTCTCGACGGTGTCTGCGGGCACGGTGTAACAGAACCTGCCGCCCTGTCGTACTACAGGGTGAGGCCGGTTCCCCAACACCGGCCGCCTCTCGGGGTGACAGGCGCAAGCACCGCCTCCCTCCCCACACCGTGACGGCGCGCAGCCATCGCCCCGAGAGGCCCAGGCTTCCGGCCCGGACCGCCTCCCTGCACAGGGGGAGCGAGTCGTCTGCGGTCCCGCCGGAACACGCGGCCTGGCCACGGGTCTGGGCATGGACCCCAGGCCAGGCCGCGACACAAACCCCCCACGGACTGCACCTTCCGGGCCATGTCCCTACCGCAGTCCCCCGCCCGGCGGCGCGTGACGCCCTCCAGCGAGGCGCTGCGCAAAGCCCGCCAGCCCGGCGTCACCTCCAAGGACGCCGCGAACGTCGCCGACGTCCTGCTCCGCGCCCCCGCCAAGGCCCGCCGGCACGCCTTCAAGCACGACATGGGCGGCCGTGAGCGGGCGTACGTCATGCGGGAGGTCGAGCGGGCCACCGGCTCCATGTACGGGCTGTGGGCGGACACCCCGTCCGGGTTCATCGAGGACGTCCTCGGCGAAAGCATCTGGGGCAAGCAGCGGGAGATCGTCGACGCGGTCCCGTTCCACAAGCGGGTGGCCGTCCCCGCCGGATTCGGCGTCGGAAAAACGTGGATCGCGGGCAGGCTCGTCGCCTGGGCCGGGTCCGTCAACGCCCCCGGCACCATGGTCATCGTCACCACCGCGACCCGGTTCCGGCAGGTCCGTAACCAGCTCTGGCCCCACATCCGCAAGACGGTCGCCCGAGCCGGGTTGCCGGGCTACTGCGACACGACGCAGTGGAAGATGCCCGACCAGTGGGGCAACGACGTTCTCGTGGCGTACGGCTTCACCGCGCCGGACAACGACGAAGCCGCAATGCAGGGCATACATGGGACCCCGAAGCTGCTGATCGTCGTCGACGAGGCCGGCGGCATCGCGCGCATGATCGGCGCAGGCACGAACAACCTCCTCACCGGTGACGCGCGGATGCTGGCGATCGGCAACCCCGCGATGGACGACCCGCGGTCCTGGTTCGAGACCCTGTGCGAGGAAGGCGACGACCCCGAGGAACCGTCCACCGTCACCATCCCCATCGCCACGTTCGACTCCCCGGCGATCACCCGCGAACGCGTCCCGTTCTGCAACGACTGCCCCGACGGCGTACCCCGGCACTCCCTCGCCATCCACCTCCCCGACCAGGACTGGGTGGACCGCACCCTGCGCGAGTACGGCGAGGACCACCCGTACGTCATCGCCAAGGTGCACGCCAAGTTCCCGAAGGGCGGCGGCGGCCTGGCGATCCCCGTCACCTGGGTCGAGGACGCGCAGAACAACGACGACCCGACCGGACCCGGCTGGCACCGGATATGCGACCTCGGCCTCGAAGGCGAGACCGCCAAGCACACCGTGAAGGAAGGGGCCTGGGTCCGGTTGGGCGTCGACGTCGCCGCCGACGGCGGCGATGAGTTCACCATCTACCGGGTGGTCGGCGACGCCGTGGAGATGCGTCACGCCAGCTCCGGCACCGCCAACGACAACCAGGTGAAGGTCGCGGAGAAGGTGCTCGAGGAGATCCGCGCCGCGCAGCGCCTGGCGGATGCCCTGAAGTCCCCGCACCCCGTCCGCGTGAAGGTCGACAAGAACGGCATCGGCCACGGCGCGACCAGCATGCTGGAGGTCTGGGCCGACAACGGCACCCACCAGGCCCAGATCGTGGGCGTCATGGTGTCCGAGAGCCCCAGCCAGGACGACCCCGGCGCCGTGATGCGCCCGTACCGGAAACGGGACGAGATGTGGCTCGCCACCAGGGCGCTGCTGCAGCCGGACCCGTCCACCGGCACCGGACGGCTCCGGCTCCGCGTCGACCGGCAGGCCGGCATCCAGCTCTCCACGCCCAAGCTCGGGTCGAACACCGCCGGGTACAGCATCATCGAGTCGAAGAAGACGATGAAGGCCCGCGGCATGAAGTCCCCCGACCGTGCGGAGGCCGCGCTCCTCGCCCTGTACGAGCCCGATCCGATCAACCGCCGTCGCCGTCGCGGTCTGCTCAACTGACGGCGGCCGCCGCGCTACGATCACGCCACCCTGGGCACCGGCTGGTCCTCTCCCCGGCCCGTGCCCGAGGGCCTCGCACGACTTTCGGAGGGCACCTGTGTCACGTCGTACACGCCGTCACGGCAGCGGAGGCCGCACCGGGCAGCACTACAGCGCCACCCCGAACCTGCGGTCCTACAGCACCCCACCGGCCGGGCCGGTCACCATCACCCGCGCCGACGGCACCACGGACGTCGAGGCCCCGCAGAGGGCCGTGCGCAGCACCCCGCCCGCGCAGCGGCGGAAGAAGCCGCCGGCCGGGAAGAAGCCGAAGCCGCGTCTGATGCCCACGATGAAGCAGCTCCTCACCGTGGAGTGCACCGGCTGCGGCCGGCCGGTGGGGGAGCCGTGCACGATGCGGCAGGGGCACCGCGCCCGGGTTGAGCTGTACCGGGCGGTCAACGGGCAGAGCGACGCCACCCCCGATCAGGTGAAGGCCGCCGTGCAGAAGGGGGCCCAGGTCCGGGAGGAGAAGCTGGCCGCACGCCGTCGCCCCCCGACCGAGGCCGAGCGCGCCTCGCGGGCCGCCCAGTCCGAGGCCGCCAAGGAGAACAACCGGCGCAAGAGCAGCAACGGGAATCCTGGCTCCCCAACCAGGTCGGCGAACACCCGCGCGGTTCCGCCTGCGCTCGTCAAGGCCCGCGTCTGCCGCCGGTGCGGCGCAGCACCCGGCGAGTCGTGCAACGCTCGGTTGAAGGACGGCTCGGCCGCGTTCCACCAGGAGCGGGTGCAGGATGCCCGCCGCGACCTCCAGGCCGTGATCGACGGCTGACCGGGCACGGGCGAGAACGAGCCCATCCTGGCCGCACCTCCACCCGGGCCGACCGGACAAGGCACACTCTTGTGTCATGAGTTCGCCCGCCCACCGCCTCAACGCCGGCAGCGGCCGCCCCGACACGGCGGCCACGCTCACCGTCGTGCCCCCGCCCGCGACCGCTGTCGTCGAGCTGGAGCAGGTTGTCGGCCGGCTCCGACGGCTGCACCGGGCCTCGCCGCGCTTCCTGTCCGCCGCCCGGCTGCAGCAGATCGAATGGGTGGCCGCCGAACTCACCACCGCGCTCCCGCTCGGCCTGTCCGAGACCGCCGGGGAATCCCTGGCCGCTCTCCTCGCCGAGGACGCCGTCGGCGCCTACCTGGCCTACAGCCGCAGCGGCTTCCTGCGGACCATGCCCACCGTCTCCACCGACCCCACCAGCAGCGACGCCTCCGAACGCATCCGGATCTTCTGCCTGGACCTGATCGCCCGCGAGGCCAAGGTCCCCTTCACGATCCCCCCGGCCCTCCCGCAGAAGCTCAGCCGGACCCGTCCGGACTTCGCCGACCTCATCACCAGCCACCTGGACGAGCTGGCCGAACGGCATCTCGTCGAGGGCGGCGAGGAGTGGGTGGAGTCGTTCTCCTCGGAGTCCCTGGTCCGGGGCCGCGCCATGTGGGCGGTCATGCGACGCCTCAAGCCCCGCATCGGGGAACTGGAGGTGATGGGGACGACCGACTGCGTCGCGGACGCCAGCGGGCTCTACACGGTGACCGTGATCCGGATGCCCCAGGGCGGTAACCGCGGGGAGAGACCGGAAGCCGACACGGCCACCCTCGACGAGGCAGACAGCGCTCTGATGGGCGAGTGGCTGAAGCTGCGCACCGAGCTGATCACCCGACTGCGCGGCGGTGTCCCCGATCAGCTCTGGCTGGCCGTGCCGCCCGCCGCCGACTACGGCGTCCCCATCAACCGGCGCGGCATCAGCCGGTTCTACAAGAAGGTCGCCGACCAGATCCAGAGAAAGCAGGACGCCGCCGGCGTTCCCGAGGAAGACCTGATCCCCACCAGGTGGGAGACGTTGCGGCGCGCCCTGGCCGCACCCGACTAGGCGCGCCTGGAAGGCGCCTGAGCGCCCCCAGGACGCTGGTACGGTCCCCGCATGGATATCGCCTGTCCCGCACCGCTCTTCGCGTCCCTCACGGCCGCTGAACGCGTCGAGGTGGAGCGGGCGGCGGCCGTCGCCGGGCAGCCGGTCGAGGAGTTCGTGCGGGCCGCCGTGCTGGACGCGGCCCGCGATCCGTTCCTCGCCGCCCTCGACCAGGCCGTCACTACTGTCGTCACCCGAGACCGGATTCAGCACGACTACGCCCGCTGAGTCCTGTGGGGCCCGTAGGCTCCCACCATGGCAGAACTGACCTCCCTCGCCGACGCCTACGACCTCGAACGCGTACGTGAGGCGCCCGCCAGGGGGCGCGACGCCATGGCGCAGGTCGCCGCCTACGAGGAGCGGACGAAAACACACCCCGGCCGCAGGCACTGGTCGCTCGCCGACCAGAACGACCCGGGCGACACCGGCCCCGCCGAGGTCCTCGACGGCGACCTCGACCGGTGGAAGCGGCTCAAGAGCGGCCCAAACCGCGGCATGTGGCGCATGGTGGGCTTCCGGCCCGGCGACTACGAGGCCCGCGCCGGCGAAGACCAGACCTGGCAGCAGCTCGCTTACCACTACGGCCCGCTCACCGAAGCCGACAGCGAGGGCCGATGAACAGGGACCGCATCGACCAGGTGCTGGGCGCCGGATACGGCCGCCTGGCCGAGGCGCGGATGGGCGTGGAAGAGGCGTGCGCGGCAGTGGTCCAGATGGCCAAGGACGTGGACGACTTCAGGCCGCTCGGTACCGACGAACTGCCCGCCGCCATCGCAGCACTGGAGTCCTCCGAATACGTCGACGAGGACGACGCCGGCGCCCGCTGGGTCTCCCGCGCCTTCACCGCCACCCCGGCCAGCGCACGGACCGCCGGATGGGCTGCGCTGGCGTTCACCGGCTCCATGATGATCCTGCGGGCTGCCCTGGCCGAAGTGGACGCGGCGCTCGCCGCCATCCACCTGCCAGGTCCGACCGCGCCCGGCGGCACCTTCTCCGCCTGACCCCTGAAAGGCTTCCGTCCGTGGCACTGGCCTGGAACGTCGACCGCCTGGTGGCCGTCGACGACGAGTACGACCGCGAGTACGCCGACTTCCGTGGCGGCTCCCGATACGAGACCTACCTGAAGAAGAACCAGAAGCGGTTCGCAGCGTCCCAGTGGGACGACGAGATGGACCCCGTGCGGTTTGCGATCGACGCCTGGGCGATCGCCACCGGGCCCATCCTGAGCCCCGGCTACGTCCGGTTCCGGCCAGACCTGTTCAGCATCGCCCTGCGCCGCGACGATTGGGACGGAGCCCTGTACGCGGAGATCGAGCTACCGCTCCAGCAGCACCACCTCACCGGCCCGCGCATCCCGTACGAGTGGAGGGACTGGGAGACGGCCCGGTTCCAGAACGGCGTTGACGAGAACTTCCGCAGCCTCGCAGAGCCCGAGACCGATGGCAGCGTGACCAAGGCCATCCTCACCACGACTCTCGTGCGCATCCCCGGCCGAGACTGGGCCCTGGTCACCCCGACCGCCCTTGAGGGCCCCACCTTCTACGAGGAGGCCCGCCGCGCCCTCGCCCTGGTTGCGGACCACCTCAACCGTGAGGCCGCCCCCATCATCACCTCCCTCCGTGCGGGATAGCCTGACTGCCATGCCCTACATTCCTCGGCTCACCGCGGAGACCGTCCGCTGGCACTGGCATCCGGACGACCGGCGCAGCGAAGACACCGTCGAGGGCATCTGCTGCGAGTTGGCCGAGCTGTTCCGGACCACGTGGCGCACGGTGAAGTCCCGCGCCGCCGACAACCGCGCGACGGACCCGGCCCTGCACCGCCTGATGGCCAACCTGCGCCTTACGGGCCTGGACGTGACGGCGGACGGGTGCGTGCTCTCCCTGTGGGTGTCCGGCCGGGGGAGTCACGACCTCCTGCACGCCCGCACCGGGGAACGCATGACGGCCGCCCTGACCGAGGAAGCCCGTACCGAGGTGCGGGTCGCCGACTGTGACAGTCGCCTGCGATGGACGAACGGCATCCCCTGCTCCGAGCAGGCCCCCCTAGCACGACCCGTTCCGCCTGACCCGGAGGCCGTCCGCGCCTTCGAGGCCCACCTGGACGCCGTGGTGGAGGGCATCGTGGTGGAGGACGGCCCGCAGGCCGGCAGTGAGCGGCTGCTGCTCGCCCTGGAGCGCCGACTGGGGTTCCGCCCAGGCGCGTACTGGGGCATGCGCCCCGACGGCATGGTCACCCTGCGCTGCGCGCCGGACGAGGCCCGCCGCCTGCTCGCCCTCGGCGTGCCCGCGAAGCCAAGCCTGGACGGGGGCTTCGGAGTGGTCGTCGCCTTCACGCTCACCGACCGACAGTGCCGTGAGTTCGCCGACGTGGTGGCGGCGCACTCCTAGTCGAACCCCGACGGCGCGCCCGCGCGCGAGGGGGCGCAGAGGCGCGAGGCGCTACCTGATGTCGGCCGCTTTCGGTATGGTGCCAACTGCACGGCCACGCACAGGCCCAAGCCAGCCTCAGCCCATGACTGGGAGCGATCTGAGGCGAAGGTGCCAGGACAGACGGTCCCAGCGCATCAGTGCGGAGCACCATCACCTCGTCTTCGACGACGTACCTCCGTATGCCCGCGCAGGTCCACCGAGTTCTCCGCGTGCAACGGGTCATGGGTAACCGCTGCGCGCCACCGAGGAGAGACTCGTGGTCAAGAAGCACGGCAAGAAGCAGCGCGCGAAGCAGCGTTCGCGCCGTACCGGAGCGGCCCACGCGTCGGCGGCCGCCAACACCCTGCACAACCATCCCGAGCCGGACACCGGCCTGCTGGCGGGCATGATGCCCTACGTGCCCGGTTGGGAAGCTGACGACGCATTGGCCACTCGGCTCGTCGCCGCGTGCTGGGCCGCCTGCATGCCATGCCAGAAGTCGATCGGGAAGCAGGTCGTCGCGCACCGGGCCACCCTCGCCGGACTCGCCGGCACCATGTTCCTCACCCAGCCGGACGCCGTCCGCACGCCCACCCCACTTACCGGGGGAGCCGCCCGAGAATGGATCGACCAGGCGCACGGCAAGGCGTTCACGGCCGGCGCAGAGACGGCACTTCGGGCGGTGCAGGAACTGGAGGAGACGGCGGCCGCCGATCTGCTCGATGCGACGCTCGACCTCTGGGCCATGTCGGGGACAAGCCGCCCCGGCATCGGCCTCGCCGACCGCCTCACGCAGGCACCACCGCGCCAGCGCCCCGCCGACCCCATGGACGCGTTCCGCAAGGCGGGGATCAACGTGGTGACGCTCGATGACCTTGACCTGGGTGACGTCGACGCCTACCACTTGGCCCCGAACTACGGCGTGATGCCGATGAAGACGACCGGGCCGGACGGTCATCCGATGCCGATGCTCCTGCTGTACCCGGAAACCGAGGACGCGGGAATCGAAGACCTGGAGGCCCGCACCGACTGGGAGCACTGGGGCCTGCACGGGATGCCGCACATGGACCCGTTGTGGCGGGTGCGCGCCCGGATCGCCGACCGGTCCTTGCAGGGCCTCGTTCATGTCGGGCCGGACGGCGACGACGCCGTCGAGCTGTGGCGGGCGGCCGAGTCCGTGAGCCTCCCCGCGGCCTGGTGGGACCTGCTCGACCGCGTCCAGCACGTCCTGGTCGTCGGCCCGGTCCCCGAACCCGAGACCCCCGGTGCGCTGAAGGCCGAGGCCAACGCGGGCAGGCTGCTGGCTGTCGTCGCGCGTGTGGCGTTCGCCTGATGGCCGCCGGAACCCGGCGCCCGCGCCGCGACCGTGACGACCGCCAGGAGGACCGGGAGACGCTGCCCGGCATCGCCGAGGTGCGGCTTCGCGCCGACGAGAACACCGCGAAGGTCGTGATGGACGTCCTGCGCGCCAACTTCACGGTCACCCGAGCACGCGACTATCCCGGTGACCGCTGGTACTTCGCTCTCGACACCGGCAACACCGCCCTGGACCTCGATGGACCGGAGACCCCCTCATGACGCCGTTCTTCCAGTTCGCGGCAGCCCGGATCACGCCGTACACCGCCGCCGGTCAGCCGTCCGACGAATACCTCGACCTGTCCGTGCACGGACTCGCCCTCGTCGTCGCCGACGCCGACGCCCACGGCGGCGAGAGGTACATCCTCCGCCTGGCCGACGAGAAACTGCCGGTCCTCCCGCCCACCTCGGAGCGCGGCTACGACCTGCTGCTGTGGGACCCCTGCATGCCCGCGCGGCTGCCCCGATACAAGGAGGCGTGGCTGCATCGGGTGACCCTGTCCCCCGCCCCTCCCGGCCCTGGCTACGTCAGCTTGGCCGGCCCCGCCTGGGGCCGCACCTTCCACCTCGAAACGGAGCCTCCCGTCCCGTTCGCCACCACCGCGCCGCCGGGCCTGGAAGTTCTGACCCACGACCTGCCCGAAGGGAACTGACCATGAGCGACGAGCTGTACGAGACCCCCGCCGAGGCGGACACCAGCGACCTGCGGGCAGGCAAGCGGATCACGGTCACCGAGGCCGCCGTGGAGCTGGCGGCGATCGACCTGCGCCTCCGCCAACTGGCCCGTGCCCTGGAAACCCCGGAGACGCCGGTCGAACTGGACTCGCTCATCGAGAGCCTGCGCGGCCATGCCGGAAGCCACCGTGGGCAGGCCGAGCGCATGGCTCGCCTCGCCCGGATCGTGGACGGCGGCATCCCGCTCGCCAAGCACTTCCCCCACCGCGGCGAGGGATGGGGCGCGGCCGCGCGGGACAGCGACCGCGAGGACTTCGGTGGCCCTGCGATCATTCCCACCGAGAATCAGCTCGACCTGCTCGCCCGGGAGGGGGCCCGCCTAGTCAAGAAGGGCGAGGAGACCACCACCTTCCCGGAGGCGATGAAGGGCGTCGGGCTGGGCTGGGAGTCCAAGGCCGCCAGTGCGCGGCGCCGCCGCGAGCGGGACGCCGAGGTCGACAAGCAGGTGCTGCGCACGAAGTGCGAGACCCCGACGTGCCAGGCGGGCGACGGGGAACCGTGCCGTACGAAGCACGGCCGGATCTCCGAGCAGCCGCACACCGGCCGTCTCCGCGAGGCCGAGGCCACCGTCGACGCCCGACTCGGCTACCTCGGAGACAACCCGGTAGCCGTCCTGGACGCCTGACGCCGACAAGGCCCGCACGTTGCCGTGCGGGCCTTGCGCGAGTCTGCCTACGCCGAGGGTTCCTGGGCGTCCGGGTCGTAGATCGGGACCTTGGCGAACCGGTTCCGGTTGGCGTCCTTGGCCGCGCGCACGTAGATCCGGGGCATGCGAGAGCCCCGCCGCCAGCGGCCGGCGTCCTCCAGCTCCTCCTCGGTGGCGTTGTTCATACCGAGGTCGGTGGCCCCGCCGGCACGCAGGCTGTGGGAGGACACGGGCCGCCCGTCCGTCACCAGTCCGGCGGCCTTGAACCACAACTTCACACGCTCGTTGACGGTCTGCGGGCGCAGGTAGTCACCGCGCTTGGTGGCCGTCTTGGCGCGGGTCTCCGACGAGGCGACCTTGCCGCTCCGCTTGACCTCCCGGAACAGCGGGCCGCTGGTGATGCCCTGCTGCTGGAGGTAGCCGAGCCAGCGGCGCAGCCGGAACACCAGCCGCAGGTCCGTCCGGTCGTGCAGCACGATCGTCTGCTCGTCGTCGTGCGTCTTGTCCTCGGCCAGCCAGACGATCACCCGGTCGTCCAGGATGGTGAGGTCTTCAATGTCGAAGTCGACGTCCTCAACGCTTCGCCCGAGGAACTGGTACCCGAAGGCCATCATCGCCGAGTCCCGCCAGGCGATCGGCCGGTCGGCCGCGTCGGCCTTGGCCAGCATCGGCATGAGGTACGCCAGCGTGATCGGGAAGGCTTCCTTGCGGCGCAGCGCCCGCTTGTTCTTCTTCCGGTACTGCACCATCAGGGACTTGAAGATGCTCTTGTCGGGCCGCTTCCCCGGCGGCATCGACGTCATGATCAGCGACATGTAGTTGTTGATCGTGGTGACCTTGAGCTGCTTGCGCATCAGGTGGCGGCCGTACTCGGTGTACGTCGCCGTGGTGCACGGCTTCGCCACTCGCCCCTCCTGCGCGCACCACGCCTCGAACAGGCGCATGGCCGTACGCCGCGGCGGCGACTCCTCCTCCCGCGCCTTCTTGATCGCCTCGGCGGTCTCCTCGCTGACGTGCAGATCCCGCTCGCTGTACGTCACACCCGGCGTGTCGGTGGTCGGGATCTCCTCGCCGGGGAACAGCACGGTGTGCGCGTCGACGAGCGGCCGCGGCGCCGGTTCCTCGATGACCGCCAGGGCGCCGCCGTCGTCGACGATCTCGGCGGTGACGATCTCCTCATCGTCCGGGGTCACGCTTCCGCCCACTGAACTTGGAGGATGGACTGCCCCTCCATGACCCGGAAGGCGTGGCCGCAGGGCGTGAGGGTGAGGAGGCGCCCGGCGATCTGATGACCGGGCCACAGGCTCCGCGGTCCGTCGAGGATGGGGGCGTAGGCGACGATGTTGTCCTGGGCCATCGCCGTGGTGGTCTCCTGGCACTGGGGGCACCATGCCTCGGTTACCGGCCCGTCCTTGATGCCTACGGCCTTTACGGGGCCGGGCAGGTCCGGCGCCTGCTCATAGCGGAAGACCAGATCCTCGTCCGCCGAAAGCTCCAGCCCAGGCAGCACCATCGGCAGGTCGCTCGCGCGTCGTTCCACCGTCACCGGTCTCTCCACTTCCAGCAGTCGGGGGTGCAGTCCTTCGGCAGGTGGTACTTCGCCGGCTGGCCGGACAGCAGTTGGCCAGCGTCATAGTGGACGCCCGCCTTCTCCAGCTCGGCGACCTTCGGTGACTGCCAGAAGTGCCCGCCGCCGTGCCCCTCCGATGCCGTCCAACCTCGAGGGATCTTCTTGGTGCAGGGGTGCCCGGTGTCGTCCGACGGGATGGGGCACGGCATGGTGCCGTCGGAGACCGGCTCGGGGAAGTCGGTGTGGCTGCTCCACTGGCCGGCGATGTTCTTCAGCTCCCACCACGCGTCTTTGGCCTCGTACCGGTCCCGGCGCTGCCATGCGTCGGTGAACCTCTGGTGCGCGCACTGCGCAGTCTTCAGGTCCTCCTGGTAATCCCCGACGGCAGACCCGCTGTCGGCCGTTGGGTAGCCCGTGCGCAGGTCGTCGGCGAGCCGGTCGGCGATGAAGGTGTACCAGGCGAGGGCGGACTCCACGGTGTAGAGGGGGTGCGGGGTGCGGGCGGTCTTCTCGGTTTCGGTCACTTCAGTCCCCCCGTGCTCGTCTGCACCCCGGGGTCTACGGGGGAGCGGCCTTCGGCGACCTGGTGCAGGTAGAGGCTCAGCCAGCGGCGGGCCTCCTCCTTGCCCATCGGCGGGCCGCCCATGCTGAACTCCGCGAGCGCGTGGAGGATGACGGCCTCGACGGCGTACGGCTCCCGGTTACGGATGTCCTCGAGGACGTTGCCTGTCTGGATGGCGCCGGAGGGGATCTGTCCTGCGGTGATCGCGTCAGCGGGGATGGGGTGCGGACCTGCCGGGTCGTGCATCGGATGGTTCACGGGTTCCTACCGGGGCGGTTGATGGTAATAGGGCAGAGCATCGCGTAGAGCTGGCTTCGGAGCGCAGCGTCGGAGCAGCCGACCGGGTCGGCGAAGTCCCCGGCGAGCGCGATGAACATCCCGAGCTTGCGGGCTTCCTTCCGCCACCTGGGGGAGCTGTTCAGCGTGCCGCTGTAGAACGCCTCACCGGCGGAGTTGGACATGGTCAGCTCGTCGGTGGCGACGTCGAGGACGGCGGACCAGCCAGGCGCCGGGTCGGCCCAGCCTGCGAAGTCGTCGAGCAGCGCCCAGCCGCCGGTGCGCAGGCCCTCAAGGTACGGGTCGGGGCCGCGGCCGCCGTCTGTGCCGAACGTCTCCACCCGATGGGTGGCGGCGAACACGACCCGCGGCACGCTGTCCCGGTCGTCCATCCACGCCTGCATGTCGAGCGCGACGGGCGGCCCGCTCAGGTCCACGCTGTACATGGTGTTCGGGTCCATGAGTCACGCCTCCCGGCAGTACGCGAAGTGGATGCCAGGAGCGCGTAGCGCAGGCGGCAGTAGGGACTCCGTCACCTCGTGTTCAACGGCCTGCAAGTCACCGAGAACGCGAGCTTCGCCCGCCTCGCGGTCGGCGCGCGCGGCGAGGTAGAGGGAGTCGAGAGCCTGGCCCAGCGGGTCGTCCTCGACGAGCCCAAAGGCCGCGAGCACGCTTTTGCGGGTCCGCTCCGCGAGCGTCTGGGCCTCAGCCACGATCATCTCCAGAAACGACGTCCACGTGGGTGAGGGCGATGCACGCGCCGTGCCCCTCGACCCAGACCACATCGGTGTGGCCCCCGAGGACTTCGGCGCGGCTGCGTGTCTTCGTGACGAGCCGTTCATCGTTCGGGTGGTCCTCGGGCCGGCAGCCGGGGTAGGCGATGACGGGGGTCCCGATCGGGTACAGCTTGTTCCACTGCTCAGCGTTCATGCCTGTGGCGCCCACGGCCGGTTCACCCCTCTAGCGTCGGCGTTCAGCTTCAACGAGTTGACTTCCCTGAGGGCAAAGTCCAGGAGGTGCACCGTCGCATTCCGCTCGTCCGCCGGTTCCTGGAGGGCAAGTTCGTGGACCAGGCTCAGGAGGTAGCCGACCCCGTTGTGTTCCTTGCTGTAGAGCAGGACGCGGCGCGTGCTGTCGGTCGGGAGCTTGGTCGGCAGGTGGCCGATGTTGTGATCGGCCAGCTTCTTCTCGACGCCCTCCATGACGCGGGCGCCGGCCTTCTGCGCGCCGGCAAAGCGCACCAAGTCCTCGACGTTGCGCGCCTCGTACCCGGCCCATCTCACCCTCTGGGCCAGGACCTCCCAGTCGTCCATGTCTTCCCATCGCTTCACGGCCCTGCGTACCCCGCCCTCGTGTGGTGGTTCTGACGTGCCGCCAACTTTACCGACAACAATTGAATTTGTTGTCGGCTACTCGCCAGTAACCTCGTATGGTGTTCCCCGAGGCGGAGAGCAACCGCCTCACCTCACCCCGAACCGAAGGAACACCCGCCATGCCGAAGCCGGTCAAGACCGTCGCCTACGCCCTCGGCCTCCTGGCCCTCGCCCACCCCGCGATCGTTCCGCCCGTTCTCCACGCGCTCGCCTTCGCGGCCGGCCTCGGCGCCGCCGCCGCGCTCTGGGTCCTCGCACACCTCGCGCTCACCCTCACGGTCGCCGCCGGCGTTCTCCTCGCGCAGTTCCTGCCCGGCCAACTCGGTGCCGCCGCTCGCTGGTTCGGGCGCGCCTGGGATACGTCGATCGACGCGATCCTGCCCCGTACGATCTGACCCTCACCCCCATCACGCCCCGAGAGGAACACCACGATGGCAGCGCTGCGCGGAGGCGACGGCAAGGTCATGGACTTCGTCAACCTGCTGGGGATCTTCTCCCCCGCGTGGCTCGTGGCCGTGCTGGTGATCCGCCACTGGCACTAGTCGAACAGTTCGATTCTTCGCTGAGAACGATTTTGCGCTCAGCCCCCTCGCGCGGCACCAACACCGCGCGACCGTAAAACGCCCCCTGTGGCACCCCTTCGCGGCGTAGAGCAACCGCCGCAGCCCACCCCGAATCGAAGGAACACCCCATGAGGCGAAGCCTCGGCATCCCCCTGCGCCAAAATCCGGAGCCCGAACCCGCCTACGGCCTGTACCAGCAGATCCGAGTCGACGCCGAGTCCCGGAGCCGGGGCTTCCTCGGACCCGACGACCTTCGCCGGTTCGAGGAGGTCGCCTCCCGGCGCGGGGGAGACTGGTGCACCGCTGTCCTCGGCTACAGCTTCCCCGGCATTCACTACGTCTCCAGCACCGACGGTTGGCACCTGGTGCACGCCGACGAACTCGGCATCGACCCGCCCCTGCCCGCCCCCGTCGTCCAGGCCCGCGAGGAGACCGCCGCCCGCGATCGGAAGCGGCAGCAGCAGGAGGCCGAGCGCCGCGACCGTGAGCGCCGACAGTGGGACGCCCTCGTAGCCGCCGCCGGGGTGGAGATCACCGTGCGGGCCAACACCCGGCACACCGGAGTCGGTGGGGCGCTGCGGCACGCCGTGCCCAACGCCGAGCTGGTGTCCGGCCGCTCACGCCGCCACCTGCCCGGCCGAGGGCTGTGCGAGACGCCCGGCCGCGCAGACCCGCTGCACCTGAGCGACCCCGTCGACGACCCTGCGAACTGCCGGCGCTGCCTCACCTACATGGAGCAGGTCCGCGCGCTGGACGCACCCGCCCCGCCCACGGCCGCCGAGCGGCGACTCCTGCAACTGGTCCGCGACGGAGCCGTGTTCACCTTCCACGTCGCGCGCCGCCCCGCCACCATCCGGGACACCAGCCAGCGCAGCAAGGGCGCCTGGGGACACCTCGGCCGGAAGGTCGACGCCGCCATGCTCAAGCTGGAGGCCAAGGGCTGGGTGAGCAAGGAGCAGACGTACAGCGCGACGCAAGACGGTCACCGCGGCGACCGTTGGCGGCTGACCGACACCGGTACCGCCGCCCTGGAGGGCTGACCCCGATGGTTGCCCGGATGACCGCAGCCCAGTACAAAGCCCTGCTTGCCAGCCGTCAGGCCGGGAAGGGCGCCCCGGCGGCCGCGCCGAAGAAGAAGCCGGCCACCAAGAAGCCCGCCGCCGACCCCGGCCCGCCCTCCGTGCCCGAGCCGCCCGCACTGGAGCCCCTCCTCGCGGGCCTGTCCGGAGTCGGGCGCACCTGGAGCATCCTCATGCCGTACGCGGAGAAGATGCTCGACAGCAACCAGCGGCTGCACTGGCGGCCCGAGCACGCCATCCGGCAGCAACTCCGCACCGACGCCGTGCAGATGGCACGCGTGCACCGCCTGCCCCGGCTGGAGCGCGCGGCGATCTTCTACGTCCTGCACCCCCGATCCATCCGGCGGTCCCGCGACCCTGGGAACTGGGCGCCGACCGCGAAGGCGTACGTCGACGGACTGGTGACCCCGAACCCTCACCAGCCGCGCGAGCGCCACCTCCTCCCGGACGACGACCACGAGCACCTCCTCGGCCCCTTCCCCGCGATGGGCGCCCCGGTCAGCACCGGCTACGCCCGCATGACCCTGGTCATCACCGAACTCATCACACCTGCCTGACCTGCCCAAACGCGGAAAACGTAACAGGTACAGGCGTTCTGTCGTACTGAAGGGTGAGGGCCTTCGCGGCCCTTCCCGCACTGCACAAGGAGATGCCCCTCCGTGAGCACCACCCCGCCCGTCAAGCTGTCGTCCCTCCAGGTCTACGAGGCCAACGGCACGCCCGTCCCGCACGTCGACCCCCGCGAGCAGATGCTCAAGGTGGCCGCCGCGGCGTTCACCCGTTCCGGTACCTACATGGACCCCGACGTGGTGGACAGCCACCTGCTGGAGATCGCCGACAAGGCGGCCTGCTCGCTGCTGCGCGACCGCTGGCGCGACGACTTCCCCGTGGCCGCGTACAGCGAACTCCTCGCCACCATCGCCGCGTTCCGGGAAGTCCTCGGACTCGACCCGACCCCCACCGGCGTGGAGGTCTTCAACTGGGCGGCCCTGCAGAAGCGACTCGCCATGCAGAAGATCGACGGTCAGCACCAGCAGTACCTGGTCCAGTTCCGCAACGGCCCCTTCAAGGGCGCGATCATGCCGTTCCACGGGCCGACCGGCCAGGGGCCGGTCAAGACGCTCACGCTGCCCATCGCCTGGGGCGACTCGACCGAGCGCGGCCGGGGCACCGCCATCTACGTCCGCAGCGGCGACGCCAACGACCAGCACCTCTGGCCGTACAAGCTGGGCAACCAGGTCCCCGAGGACGCCCGTCCCCACATCGCCGTCGTCTCGGCCCGGAAGGACGTGTGATGACCACCCCCACCCCCCTCCCGCCTCGCAAGGTCGTCCTCGGGTCGGCTGTTCGTCTTCTTGAAGGGCCGCCCCTCCAAGACGGCTCCCCTGCGCACGAGTTCTGCCTCATGCGCCTGCCGCAGCAGGACAAGACCTACTTCCCCATCGACGAAATCAGCGCGACGACGTCCGGACTGGTCAACTACCCCGACCTCCGCGACCTTCTCGACGGCGTCGACCACCTCAGCCACCGTCCCGTAGTTGAGGGCCCGCAGAACCAGGTCGAATGCCCCGAGTGCCATCGCCGGGAGACCGACACCGACTACTACATATCGCAGCAGCAGCTCGTCATTGACCTGCGGTGTCACGGCTTCATCGTGGTCAACCCCCCGCGTCCGGCGGAGGGAACCGCCTGATGGCCGCCCTGTCCGTCGTGATCCCCTCCCCGGCCGCGGACGCCGCGCACGACGCTGCGCACGAGACGCTCGCCCGGTTCCGGCACGGCGCCTACTCGGTGCCGTGCGACACCTGCCGCGCCCCGGCCGGGACGCTGTGCCGGTCCCGGCGTGCGGTGTGCACTCAGCGCCGCGCGGCGTACCGGGAGCGGCAGCAGGCCGTCACGCTGGTTCCGCTCCTCGTCGGGCGTGCCCGATGAGCGCGGTCGCGGCCGCCATGCCGGCCGACTGCTATGCCTCCCTGTACGACGAGCAGCTCGTCCACATCCTGCTCCAGGGCAATGCGGCCGAGGGGCTCACCATGCAGGCCGGGTTCCCCCTCTACCCGGCGCCCGCCGTGGGCCGGCCGGTCGAGGTCCGCTGGTCGATTCCTTGCCCGGCGTGCGGGGAGGGCCGCCTGTCTCGACGGTGGCTTCCCACCGTGTCGGAGCGGCTGATGGTCGGCTCCGACTGCATGCGGCACGTCTTCCTCGTCGTCGTGCCCGACTGGCTACGCCCGGCGTGGCCGGGGAGCGAGCTGTGAGTGCCCTCGCGGTGGAGACCGCGGCCGTCCCCGAGTGGGACAGCCGCCTGGTCGTACGCGCCGCCGGACGCCCCGATCTCCACATCGGTGCCGCCGGGACCGTGGCCCCGCGGGTGCCGATGTTCACCGTGGCGCTGGAGTGCCAGCCGGACGTCGACCAGGCGCCCGGCGTCCGGCCGTGGACCGGCCCGGTCACCGAACGCGCCATCTGCCCGGCCTGCCTGCGCGCGCTGCGCGGCGAACCCGAACCGGTGAAGCCCGCCCGGGTCCCCGCCGGGGTCCTCGAGGAACTGCCGCAGCCGGAGCCCGACCGGGCCGGCCGACACCTGTGGGCGGTTCCCGCCCCGCAGACCTACGCCGAGGCGCCGCTGCCGGCCGAACACGCCGGCCGCCGCATCACCTGGTCGGCGTGGAAGCCCACCCCGGTCCTCAGCCGCTACGACCCGGCGTGCGAGTGGTGCGGCGACACCGAGCACGGCGAGATGACCAGCGGCCGCCAGGGCAACCCGCTCTCGGCCACCAACCCGCTGCGCAGGTTCCTCGCCTACCGGTGCACCGCCTGCCAGCTGATGACCGCCTACGAGCAGACCGGCACCGACCTCACGGTCATCGCCCACTTCAAGTCCCATGCCCCGAAGGACTGCAACCGATGAGCACCGCCACCGTCGCACCCCCGTCGACCAGCGCCGAGCTGGAGCAGCGTCTCGCCCTGATCGCCTGCGGCGAGAACTCCTGGCCCGGTAAGACCCGCGCCTGCGACGACCACCTGAAGAAGTCGTCGACCTGGCTGCGGATCACCTCCACCGGGGCCGTCGACGCCCTCGCCGCGGCGATATGCGGCTCCGGGCACCGGCACAACCGGTCGTGCCAGCCGTGCACGGAGAAGGCCGTGCGGTGCGTCAGCGTCTACAACGCGTGGAGGGCGAGCCAGTGACGACCGCAACCGCGCTCGCGCCGGCCGTCATCTTCGACGTCGACGGCACCCTCTGCGACGTGTCCGACATCCGCCACCTGACCAAGGGGCCGGGCGGGTTCACCGCGTTCCACGCGGCCAGCATCAACTGCCCGCCCCACCAGGACGTCGTCGACGCCGCCCGCCAGGCCCGCGCCGAGGGCCTGGCCGTGCTCATCATGACCGGCCGGGACCGCCGCTGGGAGCGGCTGACGTCCATGTGGCTGGCCATGCACGACGTGCCCTCCGATGGCCTGTGGATGCGCGGCCGGGGTGACTACCGGCCCGACTACGTCATCAAGAGGGAGCTGCTGCGCTCCGCCCGGAACCGCTACCAGGTGGTGCGGGCCTGGGACGACAACCCGAACGTGATCCGGCTGTGGGAACAGGAGGGCATCCCCGTCACGGTGGTGCCCGGCTGGGAGGACGAGACGTGACAGAGCACCTGACCCTCAGCGGCAGCGCCGTCGTCGGGCCCCTGGCGGTGAGCGCTGACGCCATCGGATGTGCGGCCATCGACCCGCCGCCGCCGAGCATCTCCATACCCGGCGTCGGAGGGCGCCCGCTGGTCACGATCCACCCCGGCGGCCGACTGGAGTTCGGCGACGGCTACAGGCCGGACGAGGCGGCCCAGGCGTTCTGGGAGGCCGTGCAGCGCTTCACCCCGCCGCCGATGACCTACACGTTCGGCGCGCCGCTCGCGGCCCGGATCGACGCCGAGCTGAAGCACGGCAACAAGGCCATGGAGCTGCTGCGGCAGTCCCTACGCGTCCACTCTGCGGTCCACGCGGAGAGCGTCGTCGGCCACCAGTACGGGGCGGTGCCGGATTGCGCCTTGTGCGACCACGCCGCCGCCATCCGGGAGTTCTTCCAGAAGGGCACCACTCTGTGACCGCGATCGAGAGCGGAGAGGTCTCCTGCATCGCCTGCACCGCAACCGTCGTGCACGCTCTTCAGGGCATCGTGCGGTGCGCCCTGCCAGTCGGGCACTATGACGCGGCGAACGTGCCGGACTGGGGCAAGGCAGATCCGAACGGGTGGCACCAGTCTGCGCCTGTCCGCGACGGCACCTGGGTCACCTGGGCCGACACGACGATCGGGGCGACGCCGCACGGCCATCCACTGGCACCAGCGACGGAGCAGTCGACGCAGGCCGTCCGCTTCATCTGCCCGACGTGCGGCCCGACGGCTGTGGAGGCACACCCCGACCTCGCCGTCGTTCTGCGGTGCTCCAACTGCAAGGAGCACCTGGCCCACGGCTCCCTCGCGCCCACCAAGAGCCGTGTGGCCCAGAGCCACGACCACCTTCGCGCCGCTCTCGCCGCCATGGAGGCTCAGCAGTGAAAGCCCACCTTGCAGCGAGTCCGCCCGGGTCCGCCGGACTCACGGCGCCATGCGCGCAGCACCCCGCGGCCCCCGTCATCGGCGGCCTGTGCGGGGGCTGCACCCAGTACCCGGTAGATATGCGTCCGTCCCCTGCCGGTGCTCGCGTGTTCCTGGCCCCAGTCGATGCTGACCCCGCAGACCCCAGCGCCTGGAAGGAGATCGGCTACGTCACCGACTCCTCCTTCACGGAGACGCCCGAGTGGGACACGGCTGACCCGTACCCGTTCGCTCACCTGAAGATTTCGCCGTTCACCGCCTCGGTTTCGATGAGCCGGTGCCGCGTCTTCCACCCGTGGATCTACCCGCCGTGCGTTGATGCTGTGGCCGCGATCGAGAAGCGGGCCGTTCGCTGGCGGGCCGCCGCCATCCTCGCGGAGGCGCTCCACCGCCCGCTCTGGCCGTGCCCCCTCCCCTTCGCAGGCCGCAACGTCAGCGAGAGGCTGTGCTGTCGCTGAGATCAATCATTCTCGGCGACAACTTCCAATCTCCGTGAAAGACCGGCACAATGAGGGCTGACGGTCAATCAGGGGGGAAGTTCATGACGAACGATGTACCACGGGTCCTACGGCTGACGTTCGAGTTCCACATCCCGCGCGGCCTGCGCACCAACATCCGCAACGACCGGCGGGAGAGCGCCGTAGCGTCGCTGATCTCGTCGGTGGAAGCACTCGCCCACCGGCTGTTCCCATGGGCGGACAGAATGACGGTCCGGCAGGAATGGTCCTACGCCTGGGTCGACAGGACCGAGACGATCACGCTGCCGGAGAACGACCTGAACACCCGCAAGCCGTAACACAACTGAACACCTGGCCCACCAGCCAGACCCCGTCGGCGGAGAGCAACCGCCGGCACCACCGCGAATCGAAGGAACACCCGCGATGCCCTCTCGCTCCGGCGAGGTGAGGTGACGTGTTCATACCGGACTCCGATCACCTCACCTCATCCGCGACCAGCTCCCCGCACGGCCGGACCCGCCGCGCGGCCGCCGCGATCTGCCGCCTGTGCGGGCGCCTGCGCTACGAACTCGCTCCGGCCGCCGCCACGGTCGGCATGACCTGCCTGGGCTGGCTCCACCACCTCGCCGGCGTGAACACCGCCTCCTACATCGGGTACGGCCTCGGGATCGCCGCCACCAGCGCGCTCACCGCGGGCGGCCTCAAGTTCAAAAGCGCCCCCGCCGCCTCCATCGGCATGGTGGGCACCGGCAGTCTCATCAACACCACCATCGGCGCGGCCACCGGCCCCTCCGTGCCCTCCCTGATCGCCTCCGGTGTCGTCACCCTGGCCGCGTACGCCACGTACCTGCCGTGGCTGATCAAGACCCGGCACGACCGCATCAACCTCCAGATCAAGGCCGCGAAGACCGGCCCGCTCCCGGACGGCATGGGCGTCAACGTCGGCATGCCCGGCGTCATGGGGGACACCGAGGAGGAGACCGCGCTCCGCCGCGCCCTTGTCGCCCTCGGAACCCCCGCCGTGGACGTCTCCCGGCTCCGGTTCAGCGACACCGGCTGGCACGCCGTGGTGACGCTCCCGCCCGGCAAGAACACCTCGGCCGAGGCCATCAAGGCCCGGCGGCAACAGCTCGAAGCCAACCTCGGCCTGCCGGGCAAGCTGCACCTGGCCGAGGGCGCCCAGGCCAACGAGCTGCTGGTGTTCATGCAGACTTTCGACCCGCTCGCCGAGACGGTGCCGTGGCCGGGCCCGTCTATCCCCTCGATCGAGCAGCCGCTGCCCATCGGGGTGTACCCCGACGGCACCGAGACGTTCCTCGACCTGGTCGCCGGGCACGTCCTCATCGCGGGCGGCACCGACATGGGCAAGTCGACCGTCATCAACTGCATCATCGGGAACCTGGTCGCCTGCGCCGACGCCGAGATCCTCGGTATCGACATGAAGCCGGGCGCCCTTGAGCTGGGCCCGTGGCGGCGGAACATGCTCGCCCTGGCCGACGGCGCCGATGCGGCCCGCCAGGTTCTCACCATGTTCAAGGCGGAGATGCACCGCCGAGGGAAGTACCTGGCGTCTCTGCGCGGCCCGAACGGCGAGCCCGTCCGGAAGTGGACGTCCGAGCACGGCCCGTACTGGGTCCTCGTCATCGACGAGCTGGCCGAGCTGCTGCGCCAGGCCCCGGACGTGGCCGCCGAGCTGGTCACCATCAACCAGGTGGCCCGCGCCATGGGCATGCGCGTCATCTCCGCGACCCAGTCGCCCAGCGAGCAGGCGTTCGGCGGGAAGGGTACCGACGCCCGCCAGCAGTACAGCACCCGCATCGGGCTGCCCATGTTCGAGCCCGAGCCCATCAACATGGTGTTCGGCCGGGGCGCGTACGGGCAGGGCTGGCGCCTGGACTGGCTCTACCTCCCCGGCAAGTACATGGTGATGTCCCGCCGGTACACCACGCCCCGCGAGGGCCGCGGCTACTACGTGAGCGACGCCGACATCGTGGCCGTCTCCACCGAGCACGCCCGGTACGACGAGACGCTGGTCCAGGAAGCGCGGCCGCACCCGGAGCCCGACCCGGAGCCCCCGAGGCCGCCCGGCGGGGGAGGCCCGCGCGGCGGCCGGCCGACGCTGCGCGCCGTGCCGACGTTCCCGGACGGCTCCCGCATCCCCGACAACCGGCTGCCGCTGTGGCAGGCCCTGGAGAAGGCCGGACCCGAGGGCCTGACCAAACCCGAGGCGGTCCGGCACGGCATCTGCAACCACCACACGTCCATCGCCCCCTACCTGGCGCAGTGGGCCGCCCAGGGATGGGTCGAGGAGGACGGCAAGCGGGACCGGGCGATCGTCTACGTCCTCACCGCCGCCCAGCACTCACCCGCCCCCGAGGCGCCCGCCACCGACGAGGAGAACCCCGCATGTCCCGCGAGCCTGTGATCCCCACGAGCGTCTACCAGCCCATGGCCACGCACTACCCGGTGGAGGAGTACCAGGCGCAGCACTGCCAGTGCGGGCACTCCCACAGCCAGGCGCCGGTGCAGAACATCACCATCAAGCAGGCCGACCCGTGGCTGCGCTACATCGGGGTGGGCTTCGCCGGGGCCGGGATCGGCTTGCTCGTCTTTGCCAGCATCGTGGCGACGCTCATCGCGGCCGGCGCGTGCGCACTGTGCGTCGCCGTGGCCACCTGGGCGCTGCGCGGCCTGTTCAACGGCAAGAAGGCGTCCTAGGCCCACAGCACTTAACCGACTCACTGCGTGAAGGGCAGGGGGCGCGTTCGCCCCCTGCCCGCTGACGAGAGGAACTGACGGTGCTGGAAGTCCGGATGACCGAGCACGCGGCGCACTTCAACCTGATCGACGAGACTGGCCAGATCGGCTCGGTGTTCTTCGCGGAGGCCGACGGAGAGGACCCGGCCGGGGGCTGGTACGCCGCCGTCAGCCGGTCCCAGTTCCCCGGCGCAGAGTGGCAGAGCGGCCCCCACCCCACCGCGCCGCTGGCGGTCGCGGCCGCATACCCCTTGCAAGCTCAACTGCGGGAGGAGCGGAAGAAGCTCGCCCACTGGCATCGGGTGAACCGCACACGGCTGATCAGCACGCCCATGGGCGGCAAGCCGCGCGGGTAACTCCCGGCGCGACAGGGGCCCGTGTCGGCCGTTCGTGCGATGATCACCGGCTATGGGGAGATACACGTGGGGGATGAAGGCCAGCATGCTGGTCCTGACCGTGGCGGCCGCGAGCGGCTGCGGCACGTCGGAGAAGGCAGAGCAGCCGGTGGCAGCGAAGCCGAAGACGGTGAGCGTGGCGGCCGCCACCGAAGACTTCAAGGCCGCCGTGGACAAGTTCGACACGGACGGCGGGTGCCTGGAACAGGCCCCGGGGACGTGCTGGTCGGAGATGACCGCGGTGATGGAGCCCGCCCGGACCCTGCGGAAGGCGATGAACGCCGACAAGACGGTGGGCCCCGACTTCTGGACCGGTGCGTACGCCTTGATCAACACCATGGAGAAGGGCATCGCGGTCGGAGAGGACAAGGGCGCCGGCACCTTCTCCAACCGGCCAGACGTCCTCGGCTCCGCGCACCACTTGGCCGACTGGCTGGACGAGCACCCGCTCAGTTGAGGTAGCGGTAAGACCGCGAGAGCCCCGACCTGTGTGGTCGGGGCTCTGCCCCGCCAGCGCGGGGGCGACCCGTCGGTGAGACGGGAGAGCGGAACATCCCCGCGAGGGCGGGGTCAACCACTCCATGAAACAGAGGAGCGGATCATCCCCGCGCACGCGGGGGACCAACACCCCCACTATGGCACGTCGGGCTGCTCGTTGGGTCGGTTTCAAAACCCGCGCTTCACGGGCAAGGGTCGAGTGCCTCTGCAGCGCACATCACGACAGCGCAGCAGCATCTCGCCCTCTTCGGCATTCCACGCCCCTCGCTCGGTCATGTTCGAGGCTCCGCACGATGGGCAACAGCGGCGCGGGTTGACGTGAGAGACGGGAAACTTGACCTGAAAGTCCCGGTTTCTATCGCAAAGCTCGTGATGTGGGTGCTTGGTACCATAGACGCGATTATTGGTACATGGCACGCAGCAACTGATTCCTGCGGCGGTCCATCTTCCACACCAGCATGATTCGACTTCGAGTCCCATTGCGTTCAGCTGGACTTTCCGGCTCTTCTGCGGCTCAGGGTTCACGGGGAACTCCTACGCTCCGAGCGGGTCGCGCAGCATCGTGGCGAAGACCGGGGAGTCGTCAAAGGGCTGCTGCTCACCGATCTTCCGATACCCCCAGGACTCGTAGACCGCCTTGAGGCGGCCGCCGGACAGCTCCGGGTTGACCAGGAGGGTTACGCGCTGCTCCTGCCTCTGAGACAGGAGTTCCTCGTGAAGAGCCCGAGCGGCGCCCTGACCGTGCGCGCCACGCCATTTCCGGCGGACGAGGATCTCGTTCAACGCGAGGGTGCGCTCCCCATCCTCCCGAACGTAGTCAGCCGGGTGATCGTGGCGTTCGTTGTCCCACCACTTGGTGTCGGCGCCGAGAGGAACGGCGAAGACGTACCCGATGGGTTCCTCCTCGCCCGAGTAGGCCACGACGGCCTCCCAGCCGGGGCGCGAGGCGTACATGGTGAGCCGTTCATCGAACCGTTCGGGGTGGTAGAAGGGCTGGTTCAGCAGCCCGAACTCCCCGCGGACCTCGATGTGGATGTCGAGGATGAGATCGCGGACAGAGTCGACATCTGCCGTTCGGCGGTAGGTCGTGCCGTTCATGCGGCTTCCCTTCGGTGTTCCAGCCATGCCGTGGTGTCCGAGCTGGTCGGAGCGATGGATGTGAGGCGCCGGGTGAAGTCGTTCAGGAGGACGTGCACGCGGCCGTGGCGGGCCATGTCGGCTGGGATCTTCCGTGCGGAGGCGACGGCGGTCTCGACTTCGCGCTGCCCGAGCTGGGCCAGGGCGAGGTTGGCGTAGGTCAGGGACCGGTTGCGCTCGAGGTCGGGGCGGAGTTTCCCGAGGCAGCGGTGTGCGTGCCGTTCAGCGTCTTCACAGCGGCCGAGCCGCAGGTAGGCGAAGGTGGCCAGGCTGTCGAGTTCGGCCTGGTCGTAGAAGGCCATCCACGGGGGACGGTGCTTGGACCGGTCGGCTCGTTCGTAAGCGCTCTGGGCGAGCTTGATGGCCCGGACGGCTCCCCGCTCGTCTGCCATGTCGGCGTGGAAGGTGGCCAGCCGGGCGAGCGCCAGGGAGGCGTACAGGGGGTCGGCGCGAGTGATGGGGGTGGAGCGGGCGGCTTCGCCTGCGGCGACGGCGTCGGCGTGGCGGCCGAGGTGCCGGTACATGATGCCCGCGTGCCCCCACACCCGGTACAGGATGGCGTGGTTGTTCGCCAGTCCAGCGAGGGTCACGGCCCGGTTGAGGTAGGGCTCGGCTTCGTCCAGGCGGCGGCCGTCGATGGCGGCCCACATGGCGCTGGCCGTGAACGCGGCCGCGACGGAGTAGCACTCCGACCGGATGCGGCTGGAGGCGATGTGCTGGTTGGGTAGGTCGGCGCTTTCCTCGGCGAGCGCGGCCGCGTGCTGCTGGAGCTGCCGGGTGCCTCCGTACCGGTTGTCCATGCTGACGAGGGCGGCGAGTTTCGCGTTCAGCCGGTCGACGTCGGTGGAACCCAGGCGGCGTTGGTTGGCGGAGGGGGCGGTGAGCGAGGCGCCGGCGGCAGTGGCCGCGGCGAGGAATGTGCGTCGGAACAACGGATCGTCCTCAAGAGATGAGAGGGAGAGCCCTGGGGTCTTAGTTCCCCGAGGAACGAACCCTAGCTCTAGGGGAGTTCGGCCGGTAACCGCCTGTAAGGCGATGCGAAGTGCGGTGTTCGGCCAGCGGACCTCGCCGCTGAGCAGCTTGTAGACGTGGCGGTCGTGGATGGTGCCGTACCGGCCGGTGAGGTCGTGAAGTGTCTTGTTGACCAGCTTCACCAGCTCTTCGACTTTCACGCCGTGCTCGCGCATCCACGCCGTGAGAGCCTCGTTCCGCGTCCCCGTCATGACAGAACGTTAGGACTTGACCGCCCTGCGATAGGTAAAGCGGGAGTCAAAATGGCAGGGCGACTGCTCGTAACTTCCGCCCCAGATGGCATTACTGACGCCCCCTCGGCAGCGGTTACCTACCTCGTAAGACGACCGCGACCGAGGAGGTAGTGCAGTGACGGGGCCCCTGCCGCACACCGCGCGCCACGTACGGCCGCCGATGCCGGCCGAGGAGCGCCAAGCCCTCGAAGCCGCCTGGAACTGGCTGCTCCGGGCGGCCGACAGCCAGCGCGTTGCCGAGCGCGAGTGGGAGCCCGGCCACGGTGGGCGGACCCTGCTCAGGGCCGGGAAGACCTTCGACGTTCTCCGCGTCACCTACCGCGCGCTCGGCGTGCGTCTGCCCGACCGCGCGGGCGGCCGTCCGCTCCCGGTCCCCCGGCCGGACCTCCTCGGCAGGCTGGCCGAGCTGGGCATCACCGGCATGGTCTACCGGACCGATTACCGCCCCTACCTGTACTTCCTGGTCCCGCCGGGCACCGACCGGACCTGGCCCAAGCCCCGCCTCCTGCGCGACCAGGTGGAGTGCGTGGGTGGTTCGTACGCCGACGTGCACCTGGTGGGTGTGCCGAGCCCGCTGTGCACCGAGGGACCGCATCTCCACTGGGTGCGCCCGTTCGGGCCCGGCGGCCCCGCGGAGTGGCTCGCCGATCCCGAGCACCTGCACCAGGTGCTGCTGGAGCGGGCGGAGGCGACCGTATGAGGTACCGCCAGGCCGACCCTCGGGAGCTGGAGTTCCGCCCGTGGTTGACGCGCGCCCCCGAGGTCCGGCTCGTACCGACCGCTGAGAGCCGTCTCGAATCGGTGCGCCGCACCTGCTACGCCGACGTCCTGGACCGGATCGGGGGCAGCCGACCCGTGCGGGTGGCCATCTACCTCCGGGCTGCCGGCGGACTCGACACCGACTACTGGGGGCACACCCTCGCCACGCTCGCCACGGCCCGCGGTTGGCGTGTCAGCGGTCGTAGGTTCACCGACGCGGCCGGCGCCTCCTTCTTCCCCGAGTTCGAGAGCGCCTGCCAGTACGCCCGGCAGGGCTACGTCGACGGCATCCTCACCATCCGCCGGACCAGCGTGCCGCTGGACGACGAGACGTACGAGGACCGGGTGAACCGGCTGAGGGAGCACACCACGTTCCTCGCGTTCCTCCAGCAGGTCGATCCCACGAGCGGTGGGGGTGCGGCGTGGTGACGATGCCCTACGTCCTGCCCCGCACCGGTGAACTCGGGAAGCGCGAGCCGGTCATCGTGACCCCGGCCGGCGTCCGCTACGCCGACCCGGCGCTGACTGAGACCTGGCGCGACCTCGACGGCGTGCTCTGGGAGGTACGCGAGGGTGCTCCCACGGGCCCGCCCGCGTACACCGCCGAGCTGCACCCGGTCCGGCAGCCCGAGGCCATGGACGGTCTGCTGTGTGCGGGCTGCCGTGAGCCCGCCGACCGGGGCCCGGACGGAATGCTGTGGCTGCTGCCCCTGCTCGGCGCCGCCCCGGACACCCGCTGGGAGGGCGTACGGACGGCGATCCCGCCGATGTGCGCCACCTGCGCCGAGCTGGCCCCCACCGTGTGCCCGGTGCTCGGCGACGGCCACGTGGAACTCCGCGTACGGGAGGCCGGCCCCATCGGCGTACGCGGCACCCGCCACCCCCGGCCCGGCGAGCCCGGCGACCCCGACCCCGACGCCCTGGTCCTCTACGACTCCCCGGACCTGCCGTTCGTCGTCGCCCGCCAGGCCATCCGCGAGCTACGCCGCACCACCGTGGTCCGCATCTCCAAGCCGTCCGTCACCCCGCAGGAGCACCGTTGCTGACCGCCGACTCCCTGAGTCCCCTGGAACTGCTGCGTCTCCACAGTCTCGTCACCTACGAGTTCAGCGTCGACCTGCATCATCCGGACGCACTGAGGGGCCGCATCTGCGTGTGGTGCCACACGCCGGAGCCGACCGGGCCGCAACTGGATTACGTATTCGTTGACGGCGAGGACCCCCGAGGGTGCCGCGCCTGCTACTCCACCCGCCTGGCGTATGTGCTGACCTGGGACAACTGGGCTGCGCACGTCGACATCTGTCCGGCCTGCACACTGGGCTGGCCCTGCTTCATGGGGCGCCGCCGCCGTGTCGAGCATGAGCGGACTTTGCCGGGCGTGAAAAGGATGCTGTGGTGCTTCCGCTGCGCCGATCCCATGCAGACCAACCGACGTGTCGCCGCACAGAGGCGGCACGAGCAGTACGGCCCGCGCATGGGCTACGTCCATGCCTCCCACATGCCCCTCCCGTCTTAACCACAGGCCCCTGCTCGGCGGCCGGGATGTCACTTGCTCGGTCGTCGGGCAGGCAGCAAGGCACCATCCCTTCAAGGAGAGGAAGCCGCACATGTCCCAGACCGGCATGCCTGCCGTGGAGACCGTCGCGGTCGCCGCGCAGCAGATCGTGGACCGCATCAAGGGCGACCCCGAGTTCGGCGCGTTCGAGGCGGCGTCGCTGGAGTACGGCGAGGACTGGCAGTGCTTCACCGGGTTTCCGGTGGTCAGCCTGTGGAAGCTGGAGACGGACGCCGCACCGCTGTTCGAGGAGGGTCTGCGCGCCCTCGCGCTGAAGGCCGCGGTGTACGCGGCCACCGGCGACGACAAGGTGGCGGAGGTCGCCATCGCTGTGCCGGTGGACGAGATGACCCACGCGATGCTCGCTCAGACGCAGTTGTTCGCGCGGATCGCGGTCCGGTGCGGGGTCGGCATCATCCACCAGACGGACCAGGAGCACACCGACTACCGCTCGGGCGGGTACACCTACGACTGCTACCGGGCGGCGTGGGGTGAGCCCCCGGCCCGCTACTGGCTGGACCACGAGGAGGTGGAGCGGCGCCGTGACGTCCTGGCCGGCCGGTACGAGAGCATCGGCGTGGGACGTTCCGGCCGGGAGCACAGCATCGACTTCGCCACGGTCGCGGCCTAGCCGAGAGCGGCGCGCAGCACCGCCGTGATGTCGATGCCGGGGTCTGAGGCGAGCAGGAGTTCCGTCGCCTGCCGGATCACGTCGTCGCACACCTCCGGTGGTGCCGCGTCGAGCATGGAACGCACCCACGCGGGGACCTCGTCGGCCTGTACCGGCGGCGGGGTCTCCCAGGGCAGAGGCAGGCCATCGCTGGCGTATGGGGCGGCGGGGAGGCCGACCCGGTCGGGGTGCACGCACACGGGAACGCCTGCGGCCGTGAACCGGTGTCCGGTCTTCGGGTCGAAGGGGCAGTCGCGGGAAGGGCGTGCGAGGACGTCGAACCCGCCGCCCGGCAACTGGTTCGAGGGGCACACGTCGCACACCGGCCGGCCGCCCCGCGCGAACGGCTCCACGCGTCCCGTCATCGTCCCGCCTCCCGTCGTACTGGGGGTGCACGGTAGCGGAGTTCCACCCGGCTTCGTGGCCCCTCCTCACGGCCCGTCCGCGCACTCAAACCCCGCGGCGCACGGGGCGCAGTTCACCACCACACCAGAGGGAAAGTAGGGGAGGCACGGCATGGCTGAACATGAGGAGCCGTTGGAGGACTGGGCCGCCCGGCGGGACGCACGCCGCCCCCGCTTCGGGGAGCGCCGCCCGGCGCCTCTCGGGGACGAGCAGCGGGGCGCGCACGTCGACCCGGACGCCCCGCGCGGTGTCGAAGTGTGGGACGGGCAGGACTGGGTGCCGTCCGGGGCGGCAGAGGACTACGAAGCGGCGGCCGCCGAGACCGGCGGTGACACCACGGTGCGAGCCGAGCGGGTGCCGCTGCCCGCGTTCGGACGTCTCCCGACGATGCCCAAGCCATACCGGCCGACCATCCCCGTCCACCGCCCGCACTCCTGAGCCTTCTGGGCTCACTCAATCGGCCCCGTCCGTGCGCTGAACCCCCGAGGCGCACGGGCGGGGCTTCTCCGTTGCAGGGTGTAACAGATCGTTCCGGGTGACGTTTGGCATGTAGAGACTCGCGGTTTATGTCAATCCCCCAGCGCGGTTTCCGGAGGAAACGGTGTCGACAGCGATAGCCCCCCAGCAGGAGTCCCTCTTCGCGTGGCTCACGGACGAACCGGTGCCCTCCGTGCCGCAGGTGAAGGCCGAGCCCCTGCAGAAGACCGCTCCCCCGCCCGCGAAGCCTCCGACGGAGACGAAGAGGCCGGCCCGGAAGAAGAAGAAGGACGACCTCTCGCACGTGTGGGTGGTGGCCGCCGAGGTCGAGGTGGAGCCGAAGATCGCCAAGATGGCCGACAGCAAGGGCAGCTTCAAGACCCCGGAGGGGATGCGCGTCGACGCGCTGGACGTGTACTGCCGCGAGTGCCGCCGCCCGTACGACGAGGTCCGCGGCGAGGACTGCGCCGCCAAGATCGACAACAGGCACCTGATCGGCGGTGACCAGAGCGTGCGCGCGAAGCGGAAGCCGGCCCCCGCGCCCCCGAAGAACGCCCGCATCATCCCCGGTGGCCGCATCAACCGGCGGGGAGTCGACGCCTACATGAGCGGGGTGTCTCGCCCGCCGCGCTGACCACGCGACACTAACGCCGGCCGCGCCCCACTGTGCGCGGCGTGACTACTGAGCGAACCTCTTGGGCGCTAGCGCGCGAAGCCGTCGGCCTGGTCCTCACCGCGTTCGGCGTCCTCGGCGTCCTCGTGGCGCTGGGCCAGGTCCACTGGAGTGCGGCCCTCGCCGCGATAGCCGTCCTGTTCATCCTGGCGGGCGTCTTCCTGCGGCCCGACCCCAGCTTCCCCCGCTGGACGCACATGCTGCGGGGCGTGCTCGGTGTCACCGGCTACCTCGGGCTCATCGTCTGCGCGTTCAACCTGTCCGTCCCACTCGGGTGGATCGCGGTGTTCACCGGGGTCGGCATCGTCGGCCTGCTGATGGCCTCCCCCCGCGACACCGCCCCCGAGAGCGGCGCCGCTGACCAGGGCGAGGGGGCCGCCTGATGCCCCGCCATCTGCTCCCCGCCTGGCGCGGCCTGTTCGTCCCCCGTACCGCCGCAGCCGCCGCCCCGCTCGCCCCGGCCGAGACCAAGGACCTCTCCTTCACGGGCAGCTACGCGTCCGTGACGTACGCCGGTGTCACCAACGTGTGGGGCACTCCCGGCCGCGCGGACGGCTGGGACCTCGAACGAGTCATCATCGAGGGCTACGAGCGCAGCATCTGGACCTTCAAGGCCGTTGAGGCGATCAGCAAGCACGCCGGCTCGTTGCCCATCCAGATCGGCCGAGGCGGCGACGAAAGCCGCTTCGCAGAGACCCTCGACTCCCACCCGCTCCTCAAGCTGCTCAACAAGAAGGCCAACCCCTTGGAGAGCGGCGACGTCTTCAAGAAGCGGCTCTCCGCGCAGCTCCTGCTCAGCAAGAAGGGCGTCTTCATCGAGAAGACGTACTCCCGCGCGCGCATCCTCGTACGGCTCGATCTGCTCCCGCCGGACCGAGTGCGGATCATCCCGGACGACGAGAACGACGACTACGTCAAGCACTTCGAGTTCACGGACTACCGCGGCCGGGTCCGCATCCTGCTGCCCAAGCACGTCATCTGGATTCGGGACCCGCACCCGTACGACCCGTTCAGCGGTGTCACCCCGCTGGAGGCCGCCGGACTGTCCGTCGACCTGGACGTGAAGGCCCGCACCTACAACATCAGCTTCATCGACCGAGACGCCCGCCCGTCCGGCATCGTCGGCATCGACCTCGAAGGCGTCGCCGATCAGGAGATCGACCGCATCCAGCGCCGCTTCGCGCCCGGCGCCCACCAGGCCGGTGAACTCGCGCTCGTCGGCACCGGGAAGGGCGGCATCACCTACGTCGACACCTCCACCCGGCCGCGCGACATGGCCTACGAGACGATGTCGAACATCTGCAAGGGCGAGATCCTCGCCGCGTTCGGCGTGCCGGAGAGCGTCGTCGGCAACGCCTCCGAGCGGACGTACGCCAACGCCGACCGCGAGGAGTGGACGTTCTGGGACCACACCGAGCTGCCGCACCTGAACCTGATCGCGTCCGGGTTCGACGACGACCTGGACGACGAGTGGGTGGTCCGGTTCGACACCCAGCGCGTGCAGGCCCTGGAGTACCCCCGCCGCGCCGCCCGCGAGGAAGCCCGCAAGGAGTTCGAGGCCGGGCTCATCAGCGTCGACGAGTACCGGGACGTGGCGAGGAAGCCCAGGTTCAACACCGCACAGTCTCGCGCCCTGTGGATCAGCCCGCAGAAGGCACCCATCGCCGCGAACGACGCCGACGCCGCCACGCTCGGCCTCACCCAGGGCGGCCCGGGCGCGCCCGGCGCCACCCCCACCGGCGCACCCCTGCCCGACGGCGCCCCGGCCGGCAACGCGGCCGCCGACGTCGCCGCCGCCAGCAGCGCCCCAGCCAGCGTCGGGGACGCGGCCGCCGACGTCGCCGCCGCACGCGCGCAGCAGCCGCCCGCCGGCGCGACGGGCCGTGCTGCCGACGCCGTAGAGGCAGCCCGCGCCGCCAGCGCTGGCATCGGCCCCGGTAACGCGGCCGCCGACGTCGCCGCCGCCAGCAGCTCCCAGAGCACGCTCCGGCCCGGCCCGGCCGCCGCCGACGTCACCCTCGCACGCGAGTCCAAGGCGCTGCCACAGAGCCCGCAGCGCACCGGGTCCGAGGTCACCGAAGACGACTTCGACACCCTCGCCGCCGCCGTCACCGCCGCGCTCAGCCCGCTGCTGGAGCAGCAGGAGGGCGTCATCATCGCCCGGCTCCGCGCCCCGAAGACGCGCAAGCACACCCGGTTCTGGCAGCCCGAGTACGAGCACGACACCCGAGGCGGCGACGCCGACCTGGACCAGGACCGCGTGGTCTCCGCCGAGCGTTGGGCCACGGAGGCCATGACCGCACTGGCGCCGATCCTTCAGCAGGCTGCCGTCGAGACCGCCCGCAAGGTAGGCCGCGCCCTCACGGGCACGGACACGGTCACCCCGGCCGCCGCCGCGGCCGCCATAGCCAGCGCCGCGTACGCCGGCCAGGCCGTGACCGCGTTCCTCGCCGACCTCGCCGACGTGCTTCAGGGTGCCCAGCAGGGCCCCGTGACCCTGGACGGCCTGATCGACGCCGTGGGCGGCCACTACGAGGCGGCCAAGCCCGCCCTGATCGAGCGGGTCGCAGAGAGCTGCGCCGTGGCCACCATCAACGGGGCAGCCGACGCCGCCGCCGAGAACGCCGGACCCGGAGTCGTCCGCACCTGGGTCACCCGGGGCGACGACCGCGTACGGCCCGCCCACAAGGCCCTCAGCGGCAAGACGCTACCCGTCGGCACCCCGTACACCGTCGACGGAGCCAGCCTCCGCTACCCCGGCGACCCGTTCGCCCCGCTCGGCCTGACCATCAACTGCCGTTGCCGTCTGCGCTACACCACCGAAGAGGAGTAACCCGCCATGTGGGCAGCCATCTGGATCGCCTGGGGCGTGACCTTCGCCGTCGTTGAGGGCCTCGCCCTGACCAACAGACGCGACGGAGACACCCTTTCCGAGAACACCCGACGCCTCTTCCGGACCCGGACCAGCAAGGTGGGCAGAGCCATCTTCGCGGTCGCCTGGATCGGCTTCTCCGGCTGGTTCGCCCTGCACATCCTCACCGAGACGATGTGACAGGGACCGAAGGGACCCAAGAACTGACAGCCGCTCACCCTCGCGCCATGCCAGAAACCAAATCAGCAGCCTGGAACGCCGCGCTCCACCCGCGAGACCGCTTCGGCCGGTTCATCGAGACCGGGGCGATCGTCTCCCTGTGGAGCACGCCCGGTCTCTTCCGTGTGCGGCGCCCCCTGGGCGGGAGCAGGGTCTCCGTCGAGCCCGTGTTCGGCGGGGAGCCCCGTACCGTGGCTGCGGACCGGGTGCAGGTCATCCCAGCTCTTTCACCCGCGTCCGCGCTGGAGCGGGAGCACGCCGGGCTGAACAACATCGTCACCTCGCCGAACACCGCGGAGGAGGTGGCCAAGGCCGTTGACCGGGCGCGGAAGGCCATCGCCAAGGTGCACGGCGTGCCCGACGTCGTCCCGGTCCTCCCGGTCATCACCCAGGTGGACCGTGCCGGGAAACTGCCCGCTGCCGGCGAGTACCTGGTCAGTCCCTCACCCGGGGGTGCGGCGGAGCCGGTCAGCCTGTTCATAAGCCCCACCGGTGTGCAGCCCGCGCTGACGGCTGTTCACGAAATCGGGCACGTGCTCGACCATCTGCTGCTCGGCGCCGGCCGGGACTGGTTCGCCACCAGCGGGCGCGGCGAACCGGTGCACGTCGACGACGACCTGACCGACTGGTGGGCTGCCGTGGAGCGCAGCAAGCCGTACCAGTTGCTGCGGCTCATGCAGCTCCGGCTACGGAACAAGGACACGGTGCACTGGTCGGTGATCAGGCATCCGTCGACGGGCGAGGAACGCCCGGTCTCCGTCACCCGCGGGGAGGTGGACTACTACGTCAGCCCCCGGGAGATGTTCGCCCGCGCCTACGCCCAGTGGATCGCGCTGCGGAGCGGTGATCCGGTCCTTCTCCAGCTGCTGAAGAACGACATCGAGCGCGGCTTCGGCAACATCATCAGCGGCTTGAGCGGTTGGTACCCTCGCCAGTGGCCCGAGGAGGACTTCGCCGAGATCGCCGCCGAACTCGATGCGATCTTCGCGGCCAGGGGACTGCTCAAGGGGGCCCAGTCATGATCAAGCCGGAGCTGCTGGACGAGTTGATCGCCGAGCACGGCGTGGACGCCTACAAGGTGGCGGCGGAGATCCTCGAAGCGGACGAGAAGAGCTGGCCGGCGCTTCCGCCCGGCGACTACACCATGGATGAGGCCGACTTCGGGTTCCCCCCGGTCCCTTCCTGATCCGGCGCGGCCCGTAGGCCGCGACATAAGCAGCGCGCGGTGTGCAGTGTCCGCGCATGCTGAATCGTCCCACTGCACAGGCCCTGTCGTCCGACCTGAGCGACGGCCTCGAAGCCAAGGCCACGCGCCGCCCGTGGAACCCTGCCCTGCACCCGCGCGACAGTAAGGGCAGGTTCATTGAGACCGGCGGCGTGGTGCGACTGTGGGGTGGCAAGCTCGCCCGCGTCGTCCGCGCGCTCCCGCACGACCGCATCCTCGTCCAGGACCAGAGCGGCCCGAACCAGTTCAATGGCGAGCGGCGCACCAGCAGCGCCAAGTGGGTGACCATGGTCGCCCGCCCGGACGGCAGCGCACCCACCGGCGACGAGAAGAAGGTTGCTGAGGAGGACGAGCGCCGCCAGGTCGACCCGCGCCGCGGTAACGGCGTGGTCCACGACGATGGCGGCGACCCGGACACCCCCGACGACCCGCACCACGTTGACGACCAGGGCCAGCCTCTCGGGGACGACCACGGTGACGGCCCGGACGCCGGCGACGACCAGCCCGAGTCGGCCGACGCCGCGCACCCGGTCAACGTTCGCGCGCTGCCCAACCAGCGGTATGCGGACGGGGCCCGCTACGCCGACACCGCGGCGGTCCGCGAGCACTTCCTCCAGCTCGCCGAGCAGCCCAGCACCCAGCCCGGCATGGCCGCCTTCCTCCGCTCGGTCGCACACGACGACGACCTGCACGTCACCCCGTCCGGCCGTCTGGCCATCCTCCGCAACAGCGACGGCCGCTGGAACCTGACCGCCACCGGCACCGGGCAGCGCATGGACGACGCCGGCGACTTCGCCACCGTCCAGGACGCCACCCGCTTCGCCGAGCACCTGGAGGACGAAGTCCGGGCCTCGAACGGCAAGCCGTTCGACTTTTCCGACCCCTCCCTCGACCAGGCCGCCCGCACATGGCGCTCCGAATGGAACGAGAACGTGCAGGCCGCCATCGTGCGGGCCCGCACCGAGTTCTCCGCCGAGCAGGCTGCACCCCAGCAAGACCCGAAGACCCCGCATCCGGACGCGCCCGGCGGACAGGTCACCCTCAGCCCTGACGAGGTGTCGCAGTCCCTCGACGCCGTTCGCCCCGAGGGCTCCAGGGCCCCGTCGACGATGACGGACGCGGAACTCCGTGACGAGATCGTGGACCTGATGGGCCGCGAGATGGAGAACGGCGGGGAACTGTCCGGCCCCGACCGCACCCGCATGCGCGTCCTGGAGGCCGAGGAGGCCCGCCGCGCCGGCCGGGCACCGAAGCAGGACAGCGCGAAGCCGAAACCCGCCGTCGACGAGGGTGGCCTCTTCGACATCGACCAGCCGGTTACCGCCCAGCCCAGCCGGGCCGCCGACCCGAACAACCCCGACGACCAGCCCGACGACGAGCTGGGCACCCCGGACATGTTCGCCGACCACGAGGGACGCGACACCGCCGGACTGCGTGCGGCCGAGATCCGCAGCGCCGCCGAGCTGGAGGTCGGCGACCGCTACGCCGACGCGGACGGCAACGTGCACACCGTGGCGGAAAAGCCGGTGCGCACTCCGCGCGGCCGCACCCGCCTGGTCACCGACGACGGCCAGGAGCGGCTCTACACCGCCGACGCCGAGGTACGCCTCCAGCCCAAGGACGAGACCACCCCGAACGGCACGCCGAACAGCCCGGACATCGCCCCGGAACCCACCCCGGACGAGATCCCGCCCGTGCCGATCGGTGAGCAGCGGCCGGCGGACATGGACGACGCCGCCCTCCAGGCCGAGATCGACGCCATGGAGGAGTGGCGGCAGCGGCACATAGTGCCCGGCGGCGAAGGCCCCACTGTTCCCCGGCAGGAACTGAGCCCGACCGTCAGCGCGATCGGTGACCGGCGCGGCAAGCTGATGGACGAGCAGCGGCAGCGCAGCACCCGGCAGGAGGCACGGGAGCGCGCTGAGGCGGAGCAGCAGGCGAAGCGGGACGCCCTGGCGCGCGCCGAGGTCGGCAAGCGGGCCGCGGACGGCACCTTCCCGGTCACCGTCGACGGGGAGAGCATCGGCTCGGTCGAGAAGACGGGCCGGGACTGGTACGGGACGTACAGCGACGGCACGTCGGTCTACGACCACAAGACCAAGGGTGACGCGGTCGCCGCGCTGGTCCGCCTTCACGACGCGCGTACGCAGCATGAGCAGGACCGTGTCCGGCAAGAGGAGGCGCGCACGCAGGCCCCGGAGGGCTGGCTGTTCGGCGACCGCGACGACCTCGCCGAGAACGACATCATCCGCCTGCCCCGAACTCAGCGGGACCGCGACGGCCGCGCCTACCCGGTGGGCTGGGGCGAGCCCGTCCGCGTCCGTTCCGTGGAACGCCACGACAACGGCCGCATGACCCTCTCAGTGACTCACCTCGACGGCTCCCGAGCCGGGACCGGCGTGGTCATGATGGACGGCCCCGGCAAGGACGCCGGCTTCGTGTGGGCGACCGACCGGACCAGGCCGGAACCCACCCCGCAGTGGAGGAACGAACTCCGTCCCCGGATGGCCGACATCGGCGACGACGTCGCCACCCTGCTCAACCACGCCGACGGGATCGACGGCCAGGACCAGGACCGGATGCGGCGCCTGGGCGAGCTGATCCGCCGCGTCGAGGACGGTGACACCGAGGATCTTCAGGCGGACCTCCGCAAGATCCGCGACGAGGCCGCGTGGCTTGAGGAGCAGTACAACAACCCGGATCTGCCGTACGAGACGCGCACCTACAGGTCGTGGGCAGTGGCCGCGCACGGGAAGGCGCAGCGCGCGCTGGACCACCCGGACTTCCAGCACGGCAGCACCGGCAACGGCCCGGACACCGCCCCGGACGCGGACGCTCCGAACGCCGGCAGCGCGCCCGACTGGGCTGACGACCTGGGGGACAGCGTCTGGCTCGACCAGCCGAGCAACACGCACGACTCCCGCAACATCTACGTAGACGGCCGTATCGAAGCACTCCTGGGCGGGGACCGGGCGCAGGGCGGGTACTACTGGTGGCGGCCGGGGGGCCAGAGAAGCGAAGAACGCTTCGACACCCCCGAAGAGGCCGCCCGCGGCTTCGCCAGCGAGCTGCGGGAGAACAACCTGCCGAGCCTCAGCGCGCCTGCCGACGGCGGCGACGGCCACGACGGCGGAGACGGCCGGGCCAGCCGCGCTCGGGACCTGTTCGGCGAGGGCATGAACGCGGTGGGCGGCGACTCGCTGCCGGAGATGCAGGAGCTGAACGACCGCCTGGGCCGGGCCGACACTGCGGAGGACCGGGACGCGGAACTCGGCGACATCGCCGACCGCATGGACGGGCTCGCTGACCAGTACGGGCTCGCAGGCCCGCAGGGTGAGCTGGCTGCCGACCGGTTCCGTCGCGCGGCGCGTGCTGCGCGAGGCGAGCACGACGACCACGACAACCGTGCAGACGCACCCCGCGACGACCAGCACGGCGACGACAGCAACGAGCCGAACCCCGACGACACGCAGACCCGCAACGACGACCAGAGCCAGGCGGACAACGAGGACGAGCAGCGCGGGGACGACCAGGACAACGGCCGGCCGCGCAGCGACACGGACCCCGACGGAGCCGGTCCCGACGGCGGGCCCGACGCTGGCGGCCCCGGCGCCCCCGATTCCTCCGGCGAGGACGGGGACTCGACCGACGACAACCGCGGTGACGCCCCCGACCACACGGACGAAGAGGGCGACGCCCCGGGCCCCGACGAAGAAGGCCAGGACGAGGAGGACAAGAACGACGACGACAAGAAGCGGCGCCGCCGCAGGAACAGGGACGGCGGGGGTCCGGGAGGCCCCGGTGGACCCGGTGGCCCGGGCGGCATGGGACTGCCCCACCTGCCCCGGCTCAGCCCGCCCGCCGCGCCCGGAGGAGGCGACGGCGACGGTCGGGGTCGACACGGCCGGGACCGGCACCCGCGCACCGGCCACGACGGCACCCCGCACCGCGACACGGAGTCGCTGCGCAACGCGTGGCGCACCGGAGCAGGCCTTACGGAGGCCGAGGACACCCCGGAGCGGCGTGCCGCCCTCACGGAGGCCGCCGACCGGGAAGGACTCCAGTTGTCCCCGGACGGCGGTCTGGCGACCTGGCCCGAGCCGCAGGCCGACGGCAGCACCGTGTGGCGGTTCGCCCAGGCCCGCAACGGCTCCAACCTGCCCGGCGTCACCCTCACCACCGACGACCCCGAGGAAGCCCGCGCGCTCGCCGGACGGTTCGAGGACCTCATCGGCAACGACGGACGCCCCTTCGACTGGCAGGCCGCATGGGGGCCGAGCAGCCTCGCCCAGTGGCGCGACAGCGAAGGCCGCACCCTGCCCCGCGCCCTGCGGGACGTCCAGGAGGACTACGAGCAGGAACGCGCCGGCGAGTTCACGCTGCCCGACGATCTGTCCACCCTCGACGACGGAAGCCTGGAAGAGGCGCTCCGGCACGGCCTCGGCCCGCAGGACTTGCAGCGCCTCATGGCGGAGATGGACCGCCGCGACGGCCACACCGACGAGCGGGTCCGCGCCGCCGTGCCGGACACCCCGCCCGAGGACGCTGCCGAAGCCGAGCGCCGCGCCCGCGCCATGGACGAGGCCCTCGGGTTCAACGGGACCGACGTCACCGAGCCCGTGCCGCCCACCCCTGGACGTCTGCGCCGCGAGTTCGACGCTGCCGACGAGGAGCGTTTCCAGGCCGCCATGGAGGCCACCGGCGGCCGCATGCTCACCCCCGAGGCCGAAGCCGCCGGGGTGGACCCGCGCGCCGTGTTCTCGGGCGGCAAGTACAGCAACAAGGCCGCGCGGGATCTGGCGTCCCCTGAGCTGAACACCTGGCTGTACGGCGACGACACCACGCCCGGACACGGCCGGCTCACCTACCCGCAGTACCGGGCGCGGGAAGCCGACCGCGTGCTCCGTGCCGAGTTCGCCGACTGGGACGACGCCCGCTACCGGCAGGCCATCGAGGCGACGAACGGCTACTTCTTCAACCGGGAGCACAAGTACGGCGACCCCGGCTTCAACGAGCGGGAGCTGTTCTCCGGCGGCAGCCTGTCCGCCCGCGACCGGTGGCGGCAGTACGCCAGCGAGGAGTTGCAGGACTGGTACGACGCCAACGGCGGCCGTCAGACCTTCGCCCAGTACAAGGAGGCCCGCCGGGCGGACGACCGGGCGGAGCGCCACCAGCACGAGGAGGAGCAGCGGCGCGCCGCCGAAGGCGTTGCCACCGGCAGCACTGCCCCGGAGGACGTGCAGCCTGCCCCGGCGGCCGACGCCGACGCCGGTACGCCCGCACCGACGGCGGCGCCCCGAGCGACGATGCGAGGGGAGAACGAGGAGGACGCCGCAGCCCGCTTCGGCGGCCGCGACCGCATGCAGGAGTTCGCCGCGAGGGCCGAACTCCGGCCCGACGCTGCGTCGGGCGGCGAGGCGGTGTGGCTGGACGGCCGCAGGATCGGCACGGTCGTCGACCTGAACCGCAACACCCCCGAGCGCGGGCCCCTGTGGCGGGCCCAGCCGTACTTCGGGCTCGACGAGTCCCGTACCAGCCGGGCCCAGTCCCGTGACGCGGCTGTCGCCGATCTCGTCTCCCGGGCCGAGCAGGACGGCCCCAACGACTCTACGCACCCCAGCGAGGACGTCTGGGACACCGTCACCCTTCGGATGGCCAGCGTGAACCGGGAGCTGCCTCCGCTCCCGGACTCCCTGCGTAACGATCCGGACGCCCGCGCCCGGTACGAGCGGCTGACCGGCATGGTCGACGCCTTCCGGGACCAGCGTTCGCCCAGCGGCGACCTGCGCAACGACCTGGTGCAGGCCCGCGATGACCTGACGTGGCTGCGGGACGCCGTGAGCCGCTCGGGCGAGCCCAGCCAGAACCGCGAGACCGTGGCCGACCTGGACTCGCGGATCTCCTGGGCTCAGGACATGACGGACGCGCTCGGGGAACCGCCGGCCGGTGACGTCGCACGCCCGCTCCCGGACGCCGAACCCCACGTCGCCGGCGACACCCCGTCTCCCGACCTGCCGTCCCCCGACGCACCGGACGACACCCCGGACACCCCGGCCCCGCCCGCTGAACCGGCGCCGCTCCCCGGCGAGGCCCCGGAACCGGTCGACGGCCAGCCCGCGCACTGGGCGCGCGTCGCCGACCTCACCCCCGGCGACATGGTCCGCATGACCGGCACCACCCGGCGCGGCCGCCACACCCAGCGCGCCGGATACCTGTACACGGGACCGGTCCGCGTCGAGGTCACCCGCCGCGGCCGCACCGAGCAGATGTGGCGGAGCTGGGTCACCGCGAACCCGGACGGGACCGGCTCGGCCGGCAACGTCTACACACCGCTCAACGCCGCCGCCGCCCGCGCGGAGACCCCCGGCAACGTGGCGCCCGGCTCCCCCGCCAGCGGCGCCCAGGCCGCGCTGCGCTCCGGCGACCTGCCCGACACCATCCCCTCCGACCGTGAGGGACGCGGCCTGTTCCCCGGCAGCACCGTGAGCGGCCCCGGCGACCGCGCGGGCACCGTGACGGGCGCAACCAGCAGCACGGTGTCCGTGGACTGGACGGACGGAGACGAGGAGGACGGGCTCGCCCCGAACGTGCTCACCGTGACCAGCGAGGAACGCCCCGACGGGTGGACGTCGTCCGGGCAGCGGATCACGTCCGGCCAGGTCGTGTCCGGCACCGACGGTGCTCTCCTCGGCCCGGTCGACGACGTCGACGGCGACCGCGTCACCATCACCACCTCCTCCGGAACCACCACCCGGAGCGCCGCCGACCTCCAGGTCACCGGCCAGGTCCGCGACGACGCCGCCGACACCCCGCCCATCACCGGCATCGACACCCCGGCGGCCGCCGACATCAAGGAGGGCGACATCGTCGTCCTCGACCTCGACGGCACACCCTCCACCGTGGCGGTCACCGGCAGCAGCCGCAGCGGCGACCGCGTCACCCTCCAGTACGCGGACACCACCACCGGCGAGATCGGCGAGATCGACGTCGACTCCACCGCCGTCCTGGCCCGAGCCCACGGGGAGGACGGCCACGCCCCCGACCTTGGCCCCGGCGACGCCCCCGACGCCGATGACGACCTGGTCGTGCACGAGCCGCCCCGCCGCATCGACCCGGTCACCGGCCCCGTACTCGACCCCGGCCTCACCACGGGCGACCGGGACATCATCGGCGACCATGCCGACGGCCCCGACGACGACCCGGACGCCCAGCAGGCCGCGGCCCGGATCGACGACGACCTTCCGGTCACCGACCAGCAGGCGGCCGCGCTCGCCACGCAGCTCCGCAGCTCCGCCGACCCGTCCACCCCCGAGGGCCGCGCGGCGATGCGTGCCGCCGACCACCTCGACCAGGCCGCCGGCCGCACCCCGCCCACCGGCCTGGACCGGCCACGCCCGTCGAACGTCGCCCAGCTCGGCGAGGGCGACCACATCGCCATGCCCGACGAACGCCACGGCGACCAGGTCCGCGTGTTCCGCGTCATCGACGCCGAAGACGCCCCCGGCGGCCTGCGCAGCCTCCTCCTGGAAGACGAGGACCGGCAGTGGCGGCGCCGCCTCGTTCACGGCGCCATGCCCGTCTGGCAGCTCCCCGAGGCCCGCCCGGACGAGCCGACCCCGCCCGCCCCCGACGACGCCCCGGACCCGGTCGCACCGTCGACCCCCGCAGCACCGTCGGCCCCCGCGGTCACTCCGGCTGCCCCGGCGCCGTCCGCGCCCGTCGCCCAGGCGCGCCCCGGAAGCCTCCGCGTCGGAGACGTCATCGACGCCCCCACGTCCCGCACCGGCTACCAGTTCCAAGGGCACCGGCGGCTCACCATCATCAGCCCGCCCCAGCGCAACGGCTGGTGGATGCAGCTCACCGGCGTAGACGATGAGGGCAACGTCCACGACTTCGGGCTGCACTCCGGCCGCGCAGTCAACGTGTACGAGCGGAACCGGCCCACCCCGGCCCTTCCGCCGCTCGGCGCGCCCCGCGACCCCAACCCGGCCCCCCAGTCCAGCGCCGACCGGATCATCGCCGACCATCCCCGAGCGGTAGCCGCCCGGATCATCGCCGACGCCATCGCGGGCACCGACCCCGCCGGAGACATCCACGCCCTGCGCGAGCAGATCGCCCAGCGCCTCACCGCCGAGGCTCTGCGCGACGCCCGCCAGGCCGCCCGCCGAGACGCCCACGCCGCCCTCGACGACGCCGGCGTCACCGGCCGCGACCGGGCCGCCGCGATCCAGGCCCTCAAGCAGGCCCGGCAGGACGCCCACAAGGCGACCGTGCGGGCCGCGCTGCGCACCATCAACGACCTGGAGCCGCTGCCCGACGAAAGCGACGAAGACCTGGCCGCCCGCGCGCGGGACCTGCTGAACCTGATCCCCGACCAGATCGGCGGCCGCGCCGCCCACCGCCCCGGTGACCGGGCCCCCGGCGTGACCCGCTCGGTCACCGGGCACGTCGACGACGCCGTGAACACGGTGCTGCGGCAGTTGCAGGCCGCGGGTGTCGACCCCGGCGACGCCGAGGGCATCGTGCGCGCTCTCACCCAGCAGACGGGCCGTACCCGGCAGGCCACCGCCCGCCGGATCGCCCGCCAGGTCACCGCCGCCAACCCCGACGCCGCCCGCCAGCCCGGCATGTTCGCCCACATCGTGGCCGCACTGGTCAAGATGGCCAAGCGCCTCGCGGAACTCGTCCGCGCGGGCGCCCAGAAGATCGCCGAGAAGTGGGAGGACACCAAGGAGCGCGCGGCCCGTCTGCGGGCGTTCCTGGGCCGCATGGTCCGCCGGGTCCGGGAGTGGCCCGAGTCCCGCCGTCTGGCCCGCCTGCACCGTGCGGTGAACCTCCCCGACGCGGAAGGCGAGTCCCTGGCCGCCCGCATCACCCACTGGGCCGGACTGATGCCCGAGCCCGGCCGATTCGGGCAGACGCAGCAGCGTGTCACCTGGTGGCGCCCCACCTCGTGGGCGCAGCTCGCCGCCGGACGGCTCCCCGGCCGCTCCGACCGCATCGGCTGGGCGCCGGACCGCGCGGCGGACGGCGGGCCGGGCCTGACCGGGCTCCGGCACCTGGCCGCGCTCCGCGCCGCCGGCAGCGACGTCGACCAGGCCGTGACCCGCCGTCTCTCCCAGGCCCTGGGCGACGACTTCGGGGACGACCCGCACGGCGCGCTGCAGCACGCCGACGACTACCTGGCCGCCGCCGAGCGCCGCCTCGTCAGCCTGCAGGCGGCCCGGTCCGACAGCCTCCTGCACGCCGACCCGGACCTGGACGTGGAGATCGCCGCCGCCCAGGCCGAGGTCACGGGCGCCCGCAGCGAGTGGGCGGACCTGCGCGACCGGTACGCCGCCGCAGTCCCCGACGCGGTCGCCGACGCCCTTGCCGAGATCCGCGACATGGGCCCCGAGGGCAGCGCCGGGCTGGTGTTCGGCCCGGACTCCACACCGGACGCCGAACGCGCCGTGCGGGGCGTACAGCGCCTCATCCCACGCACCTGGCTGAGCACCCCGGCCGCCCGCCGGATCACGGCTGTGGACGGCACAGCGGGCGACTACGAGCCCGACGACCAGCACATCACCGTGGCCGACCTCGGGGACGACGGGGCGGGAACCGCCGCGCACGCGCTCGCGCAGCACCTGGCGCGGCACGTCGGCGACCTCGACTCCGCCCAGCGGGCCTACTGGTTCTCCCGGACCCACACCGGCCGGCCCGGCGCGCGCCGGATGCGGCCGAGCCGACTGTCCCGCGTGCTGCGGCGCGAGCAGACGCAACCGGATACGGGTGACAGCTTCGCCCGGTCTGTGCAGGCGATGTTCAACGGGGACTGGTACCTGGACGACGACCTGCGGGCCTTCCTCTTGGGCCTGCTCGCCACCCGATAGGAGAGAGCCGATGTTCACCGTCACCGGAGCCTTCGACGACGGCGCGACCTACACCGTCCAGGTCACGGGGGACGCCGCCCGCCCCGTGGCGGGGTCGCGTCGCGCGGCCGCCCTGGTGGAGCTCCACCAGGGCGAGCAGATCGCGCTGTCCCCCACAGGCCCCCGGCGGCCCGTCGACGGGGCCGATACGGCGACCGTCCTTGCCGTGCTCCGCGAGTACACCGATGTGATCGAGGAGGGGCCGGGGGCGCCCCGGCGGGCTTCGGCCCTGCAATAGAGCCGATCCGGGCCGCTTGCACAATTGTGCAAGCGGCCCGGCGGACGTCCGGTCGAACCCGATCCCCACCGTTTCCTTGCGCAGCAGGAGAGGACGCAAGCCCCACCTGCTGGGCACGGTGCGCGCCATGACCAGATACGGATTCGCCATCAAGGCGCTCCCCAAGGGCGCCAAGCCGTTCGGGGAAGAGGAAGACGACAAGAAGCCCGACGGCACCAGTGAGCTGACACAGCCCGACGCCGGCACCGGCCCTGCGGAGCCCGAGCCCACCCCGGCCACGGACAATCCGTTCGCCGACCCCGGTACCGAACAGCCCGACCCGGCCGCCGACGAGACCTCCGATGGCGGCCAGGAGCCGGCCGAAACCGAGGCGGAGACGCCGCCGGATGCGCCCGCTGACGACGCCCGCCCCTGGGCTGGGGACGAGTACAGCGCGGGCGACGAGAGCGACCCGGCCGACGCGTTCTCCGCCTACACCGGCAGCAACGGAGAGCAGGCTTGGCTCGACAGGGACACGGACGGCACACTCACCGGGTGGGTCCGTGACTCCACGGGCCAGGTCTGGCGCTACACCGACCCCGACGCCTGGGCCGACGACGTCGACGGAGCCCAGATGACGCAGACGCACAGCCAGGCCAACGGCGACACGACCAGCCAACAGCCGGACTCCGCCACTGCACCGCAGGCCGGGGTCCAGGACTCGATGTTCCAGGGGAGCTGACCAGTGCAACTCGACCGCCAGACCGCCCTCGCGCTGATCGCCGAGGGTAAGGCCGCGCAGGCGAATGGAGACCCCTCCGACGCCTGCCCGTACGACCGACTGGGCAACGCGGAGCAGCAGTTCGGCAGCCGGTACTGGACGAAGGGCTGGTCCACGGCCCGCTCGGCAGCAGAGGAAGCCCAGACGGCCGCCCCGGCCACAGCAGGACACTAGGCAGGCGCACTCGGCACGGTGCCCGGCAGTTCACTGTCGTCCACCGGAGGTTCCCCGCCGTGCCGAGCGCTCCACCCACCCCAGCGTCTCTTCCCGCCAGCCTGCGAGGCGTCGGCCGCGCGATCTACGCCGTCACCGGCGTCGTCGACGAGGTCAACGACCTCATCCTGCCGGGCGCGTTCACCAAAACCCTCTCCACCCGGCCCGTCAAAACCGTCTGGCACCACGAGTGGAAGGAGCCGTGCGGCGTCGTCCTCAGCGTTGAGGAGTGGCTGCCCGGCGACAAGCGGTTCGCCGAGATCCCCGACTGGCCCGCCCAGGCCGGCGCGCTCGTCGCCACCGTCTCCTACAACCTGCGCACCTCCAAGGGCCGCGACACCTACGAGCAGGTCAAGCAGTGGCACGAGCGCGGCGAGGCCGCGTTCTCCATCGGCTACCGCGTCCCCGAGACCGCCGCGACGAAGCGAGCCGACGGCGTCCGCGTCATCCACTCCCTGGACCTGTTCGAGGTCTCCCCGGTCCTGCACGGCGCGCACCCCATGACCCGCTCCCTGGAGATCAAGTCGGCGGCCGGGACGGCTCCGGACATGGAGTACAAGGCCACCGCCACCGCGATCACGCTCGCCGCCCCCGAGAGCAGCGACGACATCAAGGTGGCCGGACTCACCGTCAAGGCTGCCGACACCAGCCGGATTCTCCTCATCCAGCGCGCCCTCGACCCCGAGGACCCCGCCGCCGGCACGTGGGAGTTCCCGGGCGGGCACCTGGAGGACGGCGAGAACCCCCTCGCGGCCGCGCTCCGCGAGTGGCAGGAGGAGACCGGCTCCGAACTCCCCGCCGATGCGAGCGTCGTCGGCTCCTGGACGGCCCCGAACGGCAAGTACCGCGGGTTCGTCGTCGTCGTCCCCAGCGAGCAGAGCGTCCCCATCAACCGGCCCGCCGCCGAGCGGCCCCTCGCCAACCCCGACGACCCCAAGGGCGACAGCCCCGAGGTGACCGCCTGGTGGCCGCTGCACGCCCTCCCCGACATGCCGCTGCTACGGCCCGCCTGCCGCGACACCCCCTGGGCACTGCTCACCGGGGCGTCGCTGCCGCAGAACCCGGCCAGCGGGAAGCCCAGCCCGGCCGCGCAGCAGTTCGCCGCCGCGGTGATGGCCGCCTACACCTCCCCGGCCGCCGGAGGCGAGCAAAAGGCCCACGCCGACGTCGCCGCCGCCCGCGCCACGCCGGCCCGCATCGAGCACAAGTCCGCCCACACGGCAGTCGCCGAGGCCAAGAGCCTCCCCACCCCGCCCACGGAGGCCCCCGCCATGTCCACCTATCTGCCCGAGTCCATGGAGGCGTTCCAGTCCCGGCTCCGCGGCCTCGTCCGTGACCTGTTCCGTGAGGGCAACGACGCCGCCTGGCCGTGCATCGAGGGCACCTACCCCAACCAGGTCATCGTCACCGTCCACTACGACGACGGCAGCAGCGAGGACGGCAACGCCTACGCCGTGCCCTACACGGTCGACGCCGACGGCGGGATCACCCTCGACACCCCGCAGCCCGTAGAGCTGGCAACCGTCGTCATCCCCCAGGGCGACGGCGCACAGCGGGAGGCCACCGACACCGAGGACATCGACGCCCGCGTGGTGCAGCCCGCCGTCGAGGCCCTCACCGACGCCACCGCCCGGGTCAGCAATTCCGGCGCGGACGCCGGGCAGCTCGAAGACGTCCGGGCCTCCGTGCGCGAGCTGATCGAGGCGCTGTCCGCGAAGGGTCTCGACGTGGCGGCCGCCAAGGTCGAACGGCCGGCTGCCGCGCCGTCGGGGAACGCCCTGGACCTGTGGGATGCGGACGCCTTCCCCGAGGACGAGGAGGACGAGGAGGAGCTGCCGAACCCCGACCCCGACGAGGACGACGGCGGCGACGAGGACGACGAAGACGCCGAGGAGACCGTCCGGATCGACCCCGCCGAGATGAAGGCCCTGATGGAGGCGTTCGAGCTGAGTCGCACCCTGATCCCGAGCTGAGTCGCACTCGGACCAAGGATCTTCGGCACGGAAAACCCCAGGTCAGACCCTATGCGCTGCCCGTTCCAGATTTCAGGAACGGGCAGCGCGCGACGTTAACCACTCCCACCCTCTTCCATGCGCCTCGCGTTCGAGGCGTCCCGGTGCTGGCCGGGCGAGCGACGCACGTCAACCGCACCCAGCATCAGGGAGAGCAGCAGAAATGCCCGCCACCACCAGCCGCATCACCGAACTCCAGCGCCAGCTTGAGGCCAAGTCCGCCGAGGCCGACCGGATCAGCTCGACCTTCAAGGTCGAGGACAACGGCGGCTTCGTCATCTCCACCGAGCAGGCCGCCGAGTTCCGCAAGATCGCCGCCCAGGCGCAGGAGATCAAGGGCCTCATCGACGCCGAGCAGGGCCTCACCGATATCAAGCAGTACCTCGAGGCCCCCGAGCGTCCGTCGGCCGCCGGCTCCCACTACGGGCAGAACCCGCAGATGGAGCGGAAGTCCCTCGGCGACCTGTTCCTCGACTCCGACGGCTACAAGAGGGCCCGCACCGCCGACCCGAACCTCCGCAACAAGCCCGACATCCGCGCGGACATCGAGGGCAAGTCCATCTTCTCCCTCTCCGCCGGAACCGTCACCCACCAGGCCCTCGGCTCGGCGCAGACCCTCACCCTCGGCGAGATCCCCCGCCGCAAGTTCCACATCCGCGACCTGTTCCCGAAGTCCACCACCAAGGCCGCGGTGCTCTACGGCGTCCGCGAGACCGGCTGGGTGAACAACGCCGCGCAGGTCAAGGAGCGGTACGCGGCGGACGGCGTCAGCCCGGCCACCGGCGACGACTCCGACACCTGGGGCCGGGCCCCCCGCTCGAAGCTGAAGCTGTCGAGCGTGATGTACCCGGTCGCCGAGGTCGCCCACCTGCTCGACTCGCACAAGAACATCCTCGCCGACGAGCCCCGGCTGAAGAAGTTCATCGACGACCGGATGGTGGAGGGCGTCAAGTTCGCCGAGGACTGGGACCTCCTGCACTCCAAGGGCGACGCCCAGTCCCTCACCGGCATCTACAACACCCCCGGCGTCCAGCAGTACAGCGGACTGGCCAGCGACAAGTACTCCGTCCAGATCCGGCGCGCCATCACCAAGGCGCTCCTGGCCGAGTACTCCCCGACCGGCATCGTCCTCTCCCCGACCATGTGGGAGGAGGTCGAGCTGGAGGAGGACGACAACGGCGCGTTCCGCGTCGCCCTCGCCGTCGCCGTCGGCGCCGAGAAGAAGGTGTGGAAGCTCGACGTCGTCGAGACCACGGCCATGCGCGACACCGACTTCCTGATCGGCGCGTTCGGCATGGGCGCGCAGCTCCACGACAGGGAGTCGGTCTCCGTCACCGTCTCCTCCGAGAACGGCACCAACTACGAGCAGGGCGTCATCACGTTCCGTGCCGACGAGCGCGTGGCTCTCGAGGTACCCCGCCCCGAGAGTTTCGTCATCGGCAAGTGGACCGAGCCGACGCCGTAATGACCCCCTGACCGAGACGGCGCCCAGGGGGAGGCGCCGCAGCGGTCGGGCGACGTAAGGACGGGGCGGACTCTACGGTCCGCCCCGTTCGTTGTTCTGCGGTGGCTGGAGGAGCCGGTGAGTGAGAAGCAGTCCGTGGGCCTGGTAGAGGAGTTGGAGGCGCTGACCGGCGCGACCAGCCTCCGCCGGGGCCCGCAGTGCGGAGTCGGCGCGTTCCTCGCCGAGCTGGAAGAGACGGAGGCCGCCGCGCTCCGAAGCGTGCTGGACTCCGCGCGCGTGCCCGCTCGGGCCATCGCGGACACCATCAGCCGGCACAGCGACCCGGTGTCGGCGTACACCGTGAACCGGCACCGCCGCCGGGGCGAGTCCAACGGATGCAGGTGCGAGCGATGACCCTGACCGCAGAGCTGGACGCCCTCCTCGAACCGGCCGCGGCCGCACAGTCCGGGCCGACCCAGGTGGTGCGGCCGCAGCCCGCGGCGCCGCGCGGCTGGGAGAGCGGCGTGCGCTGGGAGCCGGACGGCACGATGGTGGTCACCGCGCCGCCCGCAGAGACGCAGCCCGCCGGCGGCGTGGAGGAGTGGCGGCGCCGCGTCGAGGAGATGGGACTCGCCGTCCCCGACGGGTTCACCGTCCGCCTCGTCGAGGCGAAGCACGACCCGGCCGCCTGGCACCGTGACAAGCAGGGCGAGGACGCGGTCACCCGCGCGGTGTGGCGTTGCCGGTACGTCATCGAGCCCGCCGCGCCCGCCTGGAAGTCCGCCGGGGATCTGGACGCCCTGGTCCGTGACGCCATGCGGCGCCGCCGCAAACCCCGTACGGCCGTGGACACCGCCGAGCGGGCCCTGGTCGTGGTGTACGCCGACGCGCAGGCCGGAAAGGTCGGCCGGGACGGCGGCACCCCCGAGCTGGTCGCGCGGATCGCCGACCGCTTCGACCGGCTCGACGACCACATACGGGACCTCAAGACCGTGGGGCGCGCCCCGTCCGCCGCGTACTGGATGGACGCCGGCGACTGCGTCGAAGGATTCGAGAACACGGCCGCGCAGGCGTTCACCAACGACCTCACGCTGACCGAGATGATCCGCGTGCACCGCAGGTTGACGTTCGAGGGCCTGGACCGGCTCGCCGGACGCTTCGGCCGGGTCGTCGCCGCGACGTGCGGCTCCAACCACGCCCGGGTGCGGCGCGGGAAGGACGCTGTCGGCCCCCCGGTCGACGACTGGGGCATCGAGGTCATGTCCCAGGTCGCGGACGCCTACGCCCGCAACCAGGACGCGTACGGGCACGTCTCGTTCGTGATGCCGGAGCGGTGGCGGGACACCGTGTCCCTGGACGTCGCCGGGACGGTCGTGGGCCTCGCGCACGGCCACCAGTACCCGCGCCCGGAGAAGGCCGGGGATTGGTGGCGCGGCCAGACCTTCGGCCGGCAGCCCGTCGCCGACGCCCAGATCCTCATCTCCGGCCACTACCACCACTTCAGGGCGCAGCAGATGGGGCACGGCAGGCTCCACATCCAGGCGCCCACCCTGGACAACGGCTCGGACTGGTACACGGTGCGCTCCGGCGAGGTGTCCACGGCCGGGCTGCTCGTGTTCAGCGTCGGCCCGGACGGCTGGGACGACCTGCGGATTCTGTGAGCCGACCGGCTCGGCCCGGCAGGACGCGACGGTAACCGCACCGGTAGGCCACGGTGCCCCCGCTCGAAACGACAACCGTGAAAGAGGTACCAGGGCATGGGGCTCTACACCGCAGCAGGAACCCGGATCGCCAAGGCGGCCTTCCCCGCCTCGGCCGCGCCGATCACCGACCCCGAGGTAGTGGTGACCGCCGACGTCTACGGCACCCGGCACTCCGACGAGGGCAGCTACTACACCGGCGACACCAACGACCGGGCCCCCGAGGGCGACATCAAGACCCTCGCGTTCCGCGCCGGGCAGGTGGTCCGCCAGTCGCAGATCGACCGCATGTACTCCCCGGCGGTCATCGCCAGCATCAGCCCGGCCACGGGTCCGGTCGCCGGTGGCACCGTGGTCACGATCACCGGGAAGTACCTGGACGGTGTCAGCGACGTCAAGTTCAACGGGGCGTCGGGCACCGCGCTGAAGATCGTGTCGCCGACGAAGCTGACCGTGACCGCACCGGCGGGCACCGCCGGCGCCCGGGACGTCGTCCTGGTCGACGACGCCGGCAACGTCACCAAGACGGGAGGCTTCACCTACTCCTGATCCGCGCACGACCTGGTGGCCCCCTCACTCGCCGGTGAGGGGGCCACCTTCGTGTCCGGGTGGGCGCGACACAAGCCCTCGACGCTGTGCAGGGTGCCCGCTGATCGGATACCCGGAGCCCGAGAGGGAGAGCCATCATGGCCGCCAGCACCACGCGTGCCCCCCGCAAGACCGCCGCGGCGAAGGCGGCAGAAGCCGCCAGCGCGGCCGAAGAGACCCCGCAGGCCACCGACACCGGTGACCAGGGCGGAGAGAACGCGACCGCCCCCGACACGGCGCCACTGGAGCCGCCGGCCTCGGCCGACGAGCCTGCCGTAGAGAGCCCGAAGGCGCCCGACGCGGCGCCGCTGGAGCCGCCGGCCGCACCGGAGGAGCCGGAGCCCGAGGAGCGCACCTACGTCTTCTCCACCGAGGCCATCCCGGACGCGGCGCACCTCGTGGAGGTCATCCTCGACGACGCCACGAAGGCACCCCCGGCGGACCTGGACGCCGTGTTCCAGCCTGCCCCGCCATACGGCACGGAGATGGTGTGCCAGCTCCGCCTGGTCGAGCGGGCGTTCCTCGGCCCGCACAGCAACCCCATCGAGCGGCTGCTGATGCCCGAGGGCGCGCTCGTTGCGCCCCACATCGCCGCCCGCGTCCTGGAGCGCCTGCGCGCCCAGGCCGACGCCCGCACCGGCAAGTAGCGGGAGGCTCGGGGTGTTCTACGACTACCAGCCCATATTCGGTGGCGCCGCGTACGACCCGGAACCGGCCGGCGGGCAGATCCAAGCCCTCGTCCTCTACGACGGGCCCGACCGGGCAACCGAGGTAGCCCGCGCCGGGGCGGCTGCTCGGCTGCGTGCCGGGGTGTACCGGTTCGCGCTGCCCGACGTGCCGCCCGGCCGGTACTGGGCCACGGTCACGTTCACCCCGAGCGGCGGCAGCCAGCCCGTCAAGGACCCGTCGCTCCGGCTCGACCTTCCGCTCGGCCTCGGCCTTGTCACGTCCCCGGAGGCGGTTGCTGACGAGCTGAAGGTGCCGCTCCCGCTCACCCCGGCGCAGCGGGACGAGCTGGAGACCGTGATCCGCAAGGCGCAGGCCGACGTCGTCAGCTTCCTCGGCCGGCCCCTTGTCCCGCAGATCGTCACCCGGCAGGCCCTCACCCCCCGCTGGCCTGTCGACGACTTCGCCGACGCGGACTCCTGGCCGGTCGTCTTCGACGACCTGGTGCAGGTTCTCGCCTACCGCGACCGGGGGGACGGCACGTACGACGTCGACTTCCTCATCGGGCTGGACGGCGCCGCCGAGGAGCCCATCGTCCGCTACGTCACCGCCCACGCCGCCGAGTCCGAACGGCAGCGGCCCGGCGGCGTCGGCGCGACCGGACGCCGGGTGTCCTCGGTCAGCGCGGAGGGCCAGTCCATCTCGTACGAGGCGTCACCGGCCGCCGGCCAGGTCGGCGCACCGCCCGTCGTCGACACCCTGGCCCGGTACAAGCGGCTGCTGCTGGGGAAGCCCAGCTCCCCCGCCCGCGCGCCGTGGCCGTACTCGTCCAGCCGCTACCGCCGCTGACCCGGAGGATCTGACCTCATGGCCGTCGTCCTGCCCAACGCCGCGCTCACCGCGTACGTGCTCGATCACCCCTTCGTGCGCGACGCCAACGGTGTGCCTGTCCCCCCGAACCCGGATGTCCGGCCGGAGCCTCGCGGGACCTGGCCGGGGTCGGTGTTGCAGCAGGACGACGGGTCCTGGTCGGTGCGGCTGGACCCGCAGGCGTGGCCGGTGAAGCCGGGGGACACGGTGACGGACGAGTCCGGCCGGTCGTGGACGCTGACCATGACCCGGCTGCACCAGGTGCCCGGCTGCCCCGACGTGGACTACATCGGGGCAGCCGCCACGTTGGACCCGCCGGAGGTGCCCTGATGGCCAAGTTCACGGCGACGCCGGGCCTGGAGGAGGCGCTTGCCCGGATGATCGCCCCCCACGTGCAGCGGATCGCGCACCAGGTGGAGTTGGAGGCGAAGCGCCTCGCTCCGCCCATGAAGCGGTGGGTCACCATGGGCGACGACAAGGTGCGCCACACCCACGTTGCCGCCCAGGGCCAGGAGGTACCCGGCAACCTGCGGTTCGAGGTCAATTCGATGGACTGGGACCGCAAGCACCGCGGCGTCGGCGACAAGACCTACATGACCGAGCCTCGGGACGAGTCCAGCCGCGCGGTCGCCAACCTGAAGAACTGCCGGTGCATGGCCCACAGCGAGCGGGACGGCATCTCCAAGCTGATCAACACCGGGCAGCCGGTCGTGACCGGGAAGCGGGTCACAGTCACCGTGTCGGTCACCGGCCCCCGGATCGTGGAGGCGGAGGTCGGCACGGTCTACCCCGGCAACCTGGTCGCCGACGGCGCGTTCTTCATGGCGCGGGCGGCCGCGATCGTCGCCGTCCGACGCTGACTTGCACAATTGTGCAAGTCGCCCGCAGCCCAGTGTTCCCAAGGGCGCGACATAAGCCGAGCGGCTTTTGCACAGTGCCCGGCATGGCTACTAACACCGCGAAGAAGACGCCCGAGACCGACGCCGAGGACACCCCGGCGGTCCGCACCGAACGCACTGCCCGCACCCCGGACCGGGAGGTCGTGGGCCCGGCGCTGGCACTCGGCCAGGAACCCCAGACCGTCACCCTCGCCCACCACCTCGACATCGAGGACAAGTCCTTCCTGCCGGGCGACGAGATCCAGGTGGCCCCGGCCTACGCCCGCCACCTCCACAACCAGGGCTTCACCACCCGCACCTGATGAGCAGCGACCCGACCGCCAAGGACGCCGACCTGGAGGACGCCGACCCGGTCGCGCTCCTCCTGGCGTGGCTCCAGCAGAGCGACGAGGCCGCCGACGCACTCGGCGGCCTCGACCGCGTGTCCGGCCTTCCCGAGGCGCCCTGGCCCCACCTGATGCTCGATCACGGCCCCGGCGGAGACCTGGAGGACATGCGCTACCTCACCCACCCCGAGGTGATCCTCGACCTGCGCGGCCACCCCGGCGGCTGGCCGGGGAAGGCCGAGCTGCGCCGCATCCTCGTGCGTCTGGTGAAGGCCGCCAAGGGCATCGTCGAAGCCCCCCACGTTCCCGGCCGGCCGGTCGTGAACAAGGTCAAGCCGTCCGGGCTGCTGGTCTGGGCCCCGCTCATCGACGGCCAGCCCCGCTGGCTGATCACCCTCGGCGTCACCCTGCACCCGTGACGACGCGACGTTAACCACCCCGGCTCTCCAAGGTGTCCGCGCCCTGAGCAGCAGACACCTTGGAGAGCCCCGTCATGGCAACGAACGTCACGAACACCGAGATGGTCGTCCCCACGATCACTCGCGTCTACCTCGGCCCGGTCGGCACGACCGCCCCGGCCGACGCCACCTCCGCCCTGGACCCGGCGCTGCGCGACGTCGGATTCACGAGCGAGGACAGCCTCAAGTTCAACGAAGAGGTCAACTTCGAGCAGGTGAAGTCCGCGCAGTCCCTGTTTCCCACCCGCACCTTCCAGACGAGCGACGCGGCGACCGTGGAGGTCGACCTCCAGCAGTGGTCCGCGCCGAACTTCAAGGCGGTGTACGGCGGCGGCACCATCACCGAGATCAGCGTGGCCGGGCCGCCCGCCGTCAAGCACTACAAGTTCGCCCCGCCGAAGATCGGCGGCCGCGGCGAGGTGATGGCCGTGGTCGAGGTCATCGACGGCGGCAAGCACTACCGGTACGTGTTGCCGCGCTGCATGCAGATGGAAGGCGTCTCCAAGGACCTCGCGCAGGCCAAGGCCGCCGTGCTCCCGCTGCGCCTCGCGGTCCAGGGCGGCGACAACCTCGACGCCTGGTACATGCTCACCGACGACCCGGCGTTCGCCCTGACGGCGTGACCTCCAGCGGCAGCGCGCGACACAAGCATCACCGGCTTGGCACTGTCCGCGCGCTGCCGCACCCCCGCGACTCAGCTACGCATCTGGAGAGGTCACACCCCATGTCTTCGGACTCGACTTTCGTCATCGACCTGGACGCCCCCCGCCGCGAGGTCCAGTACCCCCACGGCATCCCGGTCCAGTTCCACGGAGAGCAGTACATGTTCCCGGCCGAGCTGCCGGACGCCGCGCTCGACCCGCTGCTCGCGGATGACCTGAACCTGACCGGGCTCGTCGCCGACGTCTACGAGGCGTCCGAGCGCGACGCCTCCGTCAGCGACATCGTTCTCCTGGCCCTGCGCGGCCGCGGCAACCTCCTGCGCAAGGTCCTGGCAGCCGTACGCGAAACGTTCAACATCCTTCTCGGCGACGAGGAATGGGCCCGCTTCCAGCAGAGCCGCCCGTCCATCTCGGACTACGTACGCCTCGCCGCCGGCCTGTCGCAGGTCTACGGAGTTGAGCTGGGAAAGCTCTTTGGGTCGGACGTCTCCTCCGCGAACGATTCGCAGACGTCGAATCCGACCTCTCCCGCTTCCACGGACTCGACGCCCGACGCGTCTGGCTCCGCCCAGGCGACCCCGGCTTCATCGGGCTCCGCCGGCTGATCTCTTTCATCGACGGTCTCCCCGAAGACTCCCGAGTGCACTCCGGCCCCCTACGCGGCTGGACACGACACCTGGAACTCCTGGCCCGGATCGTCGAAGAGATCGGAGTCCTGGCCGCCGACCGGCGGCGCGAGGAGCCGATAGCCATCGTCCGGCCGGGCCAGCCCGGCGCCACGGCGAGCAGCCTCCCCGGTTCAGCACCGCAGCCGCGGCCCGCACCGCAGGCACCCGCGCCGGCATCAGCCGGTGGCGGCCACAAGCAGATGGCCATGGCCGCCATGCAGAGAGGAATGATCCGTAGTGGGTGAGGGCCTGCAGGCCGGTCGCCTCGACGTACCGGTCGTGGCGGACCTTTCGGGGTTCGCACAGAAGCTGCGGACGGACGTCGAGGCGGCGGCCGAGGGGCTCACCGCCAAGATCAAGCTCAAGGTCGACGGCAAGGGGTTCCGCAAGCAGCTTGAGCGCACCGTCAAGGAGGCCGCCAAGGGCGTCACCGCGACGGTGAAGGTCAAGATCGACGAGGAGCGCGTCCGCTCCGAGATCGACGGCCTGCGCCGCCGTCTCGACGAGTCCGGCCTCACCGTCCCGGTGACGGCCGGCAACGACCGAAACGGGCAGCTCGGGAACGGGGTACGGCGGCAGATCGACGGGGTTCAGGGAGAGGTCGACCGGCGGCCGATCACCGTGCCGGTGACGGCGGGCAAGTCGAATTTCTCCCTGCGTTCCCTGGGCATCGGGGCGATAGCCTCCCTGGCGCAGCCCGCCGTCGCCCTCCTCGGCCAGTACGGCGCCGGGCTCACCGCGCTCGCCTCCTCCGCCGCGCCCGCCGTCGGCGTACTCGGCGCGCTCCCCGGCCTGATCTCGGCCGCAGCGACCGCGATGATCGGCGGCAAGGTCGCCTTCTCCGGGTTCGGGGACGCCGTCCAGGCGGCAACAGCGATCGAGCAGAAGCACGCCGCCGGCACAAAGGTCACCAAGGCCGAGCAGCAGAAGCTCAACCAGACCCTCGGGAACCTGTCCACGTCCGCCCGGAAGACCGTCACCGAGGTCACGGGCCTCTCCGGCGCCTGGGCCAAGGTCCGCAAGAGCGTCAGCGAACGGTTCTTCTCCAAGATCCAGGGGGACATCAAGCCCCTCGCGGACAAGACTCTCCCCCTGCTGGAGGGGGCGCTCGGCGGCGTCTCCGGGCAACTGGGCTCCCTCGCCGCGCGCGGCGCCAAGTACATGCAGTCCGGCGTCTTCCGCAAGGACTTCAAGACGATCGCGGGCACCAACTCGCACGTCGTCGGCAACATGGTCAACGGGCTGGCCAACCTCGGCCACGCCACCCAGGACTTCATGGTGGCCTCCGGGCCGTTCGTCCGCCGCGTCGGCGACGCCGGCGAGAAGTTCACCCTCTGGCTCCGCGCGCAGGCCAAGGCAGGCCGCGAGACCGGCAGCCTCGCCCGCTTCCTCGACGAGGCCGGGAACAAGGCCGCCCAGCTCGGCCGGGCCACCGGCAACCTGATCGGCGGCCTCGGGGGCGTCGGCAAGGCCGCCAAGGAGACAGGCGACTCCCTCCTCGACGGCCTGGAAGGGTCGCTGCTGCGCTTCAAGCGCTGGGCCAACTCCAAGGCCGGCCAGGTGTCGATGAAGGACTTCTTCGCCGACGCCGCCCCCACCTTCCACGAAGTCAACCGCCTGTTCGGTGACCTGATGCGCGGCATGGGCCGCGGCATGAGGGACGGCGGTATCACCGACCTCGTCCGGCAGATCCGCCTGCAACTGGTCCCCGCCCTGGGCACGTTCTTCAACGCGCTCGGACACAGCGTCGGCCCCGCCGTCATCGCCGTCATCTCGAACATCGCCACCGCCATCGGGCACGTCTCGGAGGCTGGAACCGGCCTCGGGGTGCTGCTAGCCGCCTTCAACGGCCTGCTGCACGTCTTCAACGCGGTCATGGCGGTCATACCCGGCGCCAACACGGGACTGGCCGCCCTGCTGGGCACGATGCTCGCCCTGAAGGTGGTCACCTCCGTCGCCAACGCGCTCCGCGGCTTCGGTACCAGGGTGGCCAGTCTCACCGCGTCCAGCCGGACGCTCGGCGCCACCCTGAGCGGATCGCTCGGCGCCAGCGCGATCGGCCCGCAGGCCACCGTCTGGCAGCGAATGTCCGGCAGCTACCAGCGGGCCTCGCAAGAAGGCAATCGGCTGACCGGCACCCTCCGGGGTATCGGCCGCGCCAACGGCGTAGCGATGCGGTCCTTCGGCGGCATCACGTCCGCCCTCGGCGGCCCCCTCGGTATCGCCATCACCGCCATCACCATCGGCCTCGGCCTGCTCGCCACCAAGCACGAGCAGGCCGCCCGCGCGGCCGCCGCGCAGAAGGAGCAGGAGAACGACCTCGCGGCCGCCCTGAAGGCGTCCGGCGGCGCGATCGACGCCAACGTGCGCGCCCAGGCCGCGTCCTACCTCCAGGACGCCCAGCTCAGCAACGGCAAGGGCAAACTCATGGACGCCTTGCGGGCCGGAAAGATCGAGCTGAAGGACGCCACGAACGCCTACCTGGGGCAGGGCGCCTCGGTCGACGAGCTGCGCAAGAAGCTGTACGCCCTCGCTGAAGGCACCAAGGAATACAAGAAGATCGGCGCCGACACCTACGTCCTGAAGATGTCCGAGCAGGGTGAGCAGTGGAAGGCTGCGGGCGACGACCTGGGCAAGCTGGGCGGCCACCTCAAGGACGTCATCGGCAAGCAGAAGGCTGTCGCCGACGCCGCCAACAGCGCCGCCGACAGCGGCACCGGCTCGTACGGCCGCCTGAAGATCGCGGTCTCGGCGTTCAACGACGAGACGAAGTCCTCCGACGAGCGGGTGAAGGCTCTCGGCGCGGCGCTGGACGCGCTGTCCGGCAACGTCATGTCGATCCACGACGCCACGGCGCGCCTCGACCAGACGATGCTCCAGGTCGACGAAGCCATGAAGGGGAACATCCAGAAGGCGGACGGCTGGGGCAAGGCCCTCATCGGGGCGGACAAGCTGGTCAACACCTCCACGAAGAACGGTCAGCAGCTCAACCAGCAGCTCATGGACCTGCGTGATGGCATGCTCCAGGTCTCCACGAGCGCCCGAGAGGCCGCCGACCAGGGGCAGATCCCGCTGGCGCAGGCGATGAAGACCAGCGAGAACGCGGCGGAGAGGGCCCGCGCCAAGGCAATCGATCTAGCCGTAGCCATGGGGGTTCCGGTGCCCAAGGCGAAGGCCCTGGCGGACCAGATGGGCCTCATCCCCAACGAGGTTTCCACGGCGGTCACGACCAACGGCATACCCGAGGCGACGGCGGACGTGTTCAACCTGCGCGGCGAGCTGTCCAAGATCACCCCGACCAAGGGCATCCAGATCAACGCGCCGACCGTGGAGGCCCGCGCGCAGATCGAGGCCCTCGGCTTCAAGGTGCAGCGCATCCCCGGCTCGAAGAAGGTCGCCGTCACCGCCCCGACCAAGGGCGCCCGTGTCGACCTCAACGCGCTCGCCCAGGACATCGCCAGCGCACCGGACCGGAAGAAGGTCACGGTCCAGGCCATCGTCAAGCAGGCCGCGAGCGAGCTGAAGAACGTCCAAAACAAGGTCGCCAACCTCAAGGGCAAGAACGTTGAGGTCAAGGCGCCGACCAAGGTCGCCCAGGCGGCACTGGCCCAGCTCGGCTACAAGATCAAGACCGTCGACGGGACCGGCGGGAAGAAGGTGCGGATCACCGCGCCCACCGGGACACCCATCAGCCAGATCGCAGCGATCCAGGGCAAGATCAACAGCCTGCAAGGGCGGACCGTCAACGTCGTCGTCCGGTACTCCGCGCAGGGCAAGCCGTACATGACGGAGAAGGCCAACGGCGGCATCGTGCAGTACGCCAACGGCGGCATCCGCGCCATGGCCGGCCGGGTGAAGGCGTTCGCCAACGGCGCCGAGCGGCACATCGCGCAGATCGCGCAGGCCGGCGAGATGCGTCTGTGGGCGGAGCCCGAGACCGGCGGCGAGGCATACATCCCGCTGGCCCCCGGCAAGCGCAAGCGGTCGGAGCAGATCCTCGACCGCGTCGCGGAGATGTTCGGCGGCCGCGTCGTCTACTTCGCCAACAACTCGATGCGCCAGTACGCCCAGGGCGGCGTACGCACCCGATCCACCCCCGCCCGCCAGCGAGTCGAGACGGGCCGTGCCGCCCAAGCGCTCGTCGGCGGCGACTTGAACGTGAACGTCGGGGCGGTCGACAGCACCGCCACCGCGATGGAGGACGTGATGTACGAGCTGCGCCTGCTGCGCATGGGAGGGGGCGGCTATGGAGAGTGGTGACTGGCGTCTCGGCTACCTACCGGCGGACAACCTGCCTGGGGCGAGCCTGACGTTCGGCCGGGTGGCGTCCGGGATCTACACCCTGACGAAGCCCGACCTGAAGTTCACCGACATGGAGGTCGGCGACGCGGCCCTGCCGGGCGAGGACGGCATCCGTATGGGCCGGGATTACCGGCGGGCCGCCACGGTGACGTTCGAGCTGGGCGTGGACGGCGTGGACGGTCCCGTAGACCGGCACTGGCCCACACGCCCCTGGGCCGACGGATCGGTGGGCGGCTGGACGCCCATGGAAGCGACGCTCGCCGCAGCGCGCAAGGCCGACCAGGGTCCGGAGCAGTGGTGCGCGGACGGTATCGACATGCTGCGGCAGGTGTGGGATGCCGACGCGGTGCGCGGTAGGGCGGGCCGTGCGGCCTGGCTGATGCACACCAGGGCTGGCCGGACCCGGCAGTTGTACGGCCGGCCACGCAAGTTCGACGTCGCGGACGAACGGTTCGCCAGCCAGGGCTACACGTCGGTGGCCTGCGACTTCGTCTCCGTCGACGACCGCTTCTACGACAGCACAGAGCAGCGCGAGGAGCTGTGGGAGTACCACTGGCCGACACTGCCCTCACGGCCGGGCCGCCCTGCCGGCGGCCCGAATCGTCCCGCCTCGGGGGCGAAGAAGTCTGCGACCATCACCCAGGGAGGGTCGAAGAGCACGTTCCCGGTCATCGTGATCCACGGGCCGTGCAAGAACCCTTCGGTGACCCTCCCCAGACTGTGGTCGGTGCAGGTGAACCTGACGATCGGGGACGGCGAGTACGTCACGATCGACCCGCGGCCGTGGGTGCGCACCGTGACGCACACCAAGGGCTCGTCGACGGTGGGCGCGGGCGACAAGCTGACCCGCTCCAGCGCCCGACTTGCCCAGATGGCCATCCCCCCCGGGCGGTGGACGGCGTCCATGTCCTACGGCGCGATCAGCTCCGTACACCTTGCTGGCCCCCGCATCGAGATCAGGTGGCGGAACGCGTTCGCCGGATGGTGAGCGGGCGACACTAGCTGGTCGGCCGCTGTCTCCTCCTCCCTCCACATGGAGGAGGAGACAGATGGCTTGGGACGGCATCCCGTGGTTCGTCGAGAACACGACCGCGTCCGAGGAGACGTTGCGGCTGATCGTGGACGCGGCCGCGTGCGGGGGCGAAGGCGTCATCGCGGCGGCCGACCTGCTCGTGACGGCCTTGGACGCGCCCGGTCCGGGTGTGCAGGTCGGGCCGGGCGCGATGGTGGCCAAGCGGCGAGGGGCCGCGGGCGGGGGCGGCCAGTCCTACGCGGCCCGCAAGCCGACGCCGGACCAGGAGAACGTTGCCCCGACCGGTGTCGACGGCGGCCGCTCGGACCTGGTCATCGTCCGGATCGAGGACCCCTACGGCGGGGAGACCTGGCCCGAGCCGGTGGACCCGCAGATCGGCCCGTACGTCTTCACCCGGATCATCTCCGACGTGCCGCCGGGCACGACCAGCATTCAGGACATCGAGCCCGGTTCCACTGCCATCACGCTGGCCCGGATCGACCTGCCCGCCTCCACCTCCACCGTCATGGCGGGCATGATCACGGACCTTCGGCAGCTCGCGCGGCCGCGCGAGCAGTTCTTCCGCCGCTACCTGGCCGGGGCGTGGCCGCAGACCGACGACAACGGGGCCGTCACCACCGACTGGGAGGCCTTCCCGCTCGGCGCGACGTGGACGGAGCGAGTCCCTGAGTGGGCGACGCACGTGGCTGCGCACGTCACCATCACCGGACTGCTGCACCCGGACGCCACCGAAGCCCGGGGGCAGGTCCGGGTGTCCTTCGACGACCGGCACGGTGCCGGCATGCCGTACACGGTGGCTCAGGCCGGCCGTCTCACTGTGCAGGCCGGGCACAAGTTCCTCCTGGACCCCGACGACCGCGGGCAGATGCGGGACTTCGACATCGAGGGCATCGGTACCGCAGGGTTCACCGGCCTGCTCCGCGCGGACGCGTACACGGTCCTGGCGCTCGAGGTCGTCTTCTCGCAGGAGCCGGTGAGTACCTGATGGGGTGGCGGTACATCGCGGCGCGCCCGGTCACCGGCGACATCATCGACTGGGACGTGCCCTTCAAGGCGGACTCGCCGCCTCGGCGCGAGCTGAACGGTCCGGGCAGGATGTCGGGGTCGATCGAGCCGGAGTACCTGCGGCTGCTGGCCAAGCCGGACGGCCTGCCGATCATCAGCGAGTGGGCCACAGCGATCTTCGCGGAGTACGACGGCTATATCCGCTGGGGTGGTCTCGTCACCAACGTGTCCTTCGAGCAGCAGGCCATGAAGGTCACCTGTGCCGGCTACACGGCTTACCCGGCCGGTATGCCGTACCTCGGGGACACCATCCGCTCCGGCGCCAAGCAGCACGAGAAGTGGGCGTACGACGGCAAGGACAAAAATCATGACGGCTACATAGACGGCACCCACCCGAAGCGGAAGATGCCGAAGCGGCCGAAGGACAAGGTCGGCAGCCGGTGGGACGCCTACGACGTCGTCCGGCACATCTGGTCCCATCTGCAGAGCTACTCCATGGGCAAGCTCGGCGTCACCCTCGACGGGCACGACTCGGGCTACCTGCTGGGCGCCGCCTCCGGCGAGGACCCGTGGCAGTTGCAATGGTGGGACAACCCCGATTGCGGGTCCACGATCACCGACGTGATGAACCTGGCCCAGGCCGACTACGCGGAGCGGCATTACTGGGACGGGGCGAGGGAGAAGATCCTCCATCACGTCGACCTGGGCACCCGGCGGCTCGGCCGGGCCCGCAACGACCTGCGCTTCGCTCAGGGCGAGAACATCGTGGAGGTCGCCAAGCCGAACTATCAGGGCGACACGTACGCCAGCGACGTGTACGTGCTGGGCAAGGGCAGCGGCGCGAAGACCGCGCGGGCCCGCGTCTCCGCCTACGACGGCAGACGCGTACGGCGCGCCAAGTTCATCAGCCGCAAGTCGACAGCGAACGTCAAGACGCTCACCGAGTACGGCAAGAAGGAACTGGCGAGGCACTCGGAGCAGCTCACCATTCCGTCGATCGCGGTTCGCGCGCACCGCAACGCGCCGATGGCCTCCTGGGCGATGGGCGACCGCATCCTGCTCCAGGTCGAGGTGCCCTGGGCGGGCGAGCTGGCGATCTGGCACCGCATCGTCGCCGAGGAGATCGACATGGAGCGCGACGTGGCCGTGCTCGACCTGACCCGTTCCGACTTCTACGGCTAGCCCAGCACGCGACGTTAGCCCCTAGCCCCCTCCAACCTCCCCGTCTGCCTCCGGAGATCCCGGCGGCAGCGGAGCGGCAGGAGGGGGACGGTGGCGTCCTTCAATCTCGACGAGCGAGAGCGATCGAAGCAGCTCGCGGGCTTCTTCAAGCAGATTGAGGACCGGCTTGGCGCCCTTGAGCGCCCCAACCAGCTCAACGGCGCCTCCATCGAGGGCGGCACCCTCGACATCTACGACGAAGAGGGCGTGCTCAAGGGCTCGGTCGGCGTCCAGCCGGACGGTGGCCTGGCCGTAGTCCCCGACCCGGTCAACACCGCGCCTCCGCCCACCCCGACGCCGCCCACGGTCGAGACGGAGCTGGGCGGTCTGCGGATCGGCTGGGACGGGGCGTGGGCCGACGCCGTGGCGGCCCCCACCGACTTCGCCTTGGTCCAGGTCCACGTCGGCACCAGCGAGACGTTCGTGCCGTCCGTGGCCACCCAGGTCGCCACGATCACCGCGCCGCTCGGCGGGACCATCACCGCCCACGTCACCGGCTATGACCCGGTGTGGGTGTGCCTGGTCGGGCAGAACACGGCCGCGCTCACCGGTGCCCCCTCGGCGCGCGTGCAGGGGCAGGCCCGGCAGGCGGTCGGTCAGGACCTGATCGACGGGATCGTGACCGAGGTCAAGCTGGCCGAGGCTGCCGTCACCGAGGCGAAGGTCGCCACGGCGGCGATCTCCACCGAGAAAATCCGGCAGGGCGCGGTCAACGAGCTGCTGCTCGCCAACGACGCGGTCACGGCGGCGAAGATCGCCGCCGGAGCGGTGCAGTCGACGGCCCTGGCGGACGGGGCGGTCCTCGCGGCGAAGCTGGCCGCGAACGCGGTCACGCAGGGAAAGCTCGCCACCGGGGCTGTCACCGAACTCGCGCTTGCCGACTCCGCGGTAACGGCCGCGAAGGTCGCCGTCAGCGCGATCGACGGGACGAAGATCCAGGACGCGGCGGTCACGGCCGCGAAGCTCGGCGACGCGGCGGTCACGTCCACGAAGTTGGCCGGCGGCGCGGTCAACGCTCTCGCCTTGGCGGACTCCGCGGTGACAGCCGCGAAGGTCGCCGTCAGCGCGATCGACGGGACGAAGATCCAGGACGCGGCGGTCACGGCCGCCAAGCTGGGCGCGGCCGCCGTGACGGCCGGCAAGCTGGCCGCGCAGTCGGTGACCCCGGCTGCGCTCACCGGGGCGCTCGCCGACACCGCGTCCCAGCGGTGGGTCGACACCATGGGCGACCCCACCGCCTGGTCCGTGCTCCAGCTCGGCACGGGCGCCTCCTGGCAGCACCTGACGGGGGTCCCGGACGCCGGTTCCGGTCAGACCGTCGGCCAGGCCGCCGGCTTCGTCCGCCTGCGCGGCAACGTCCTCATGGCGTACGACCCCGACGTGCTGTACCGGGTGGCGGTCCGCATCCGCGCCACCGTGCAGCCGGCCACCCCCGACGTGTTCTACCTCGGGCTCCTCGGGGTGGGCGCGGACGGTCTCACGCTCGTCAACCGGGACGGACAGAACTCCGCTAACAGCCACTACTACGCGGCGGCCTCCGCCCGGTCGCTGCCATCGGCGAGCGGCTGGGTCACCGCCATCGGCTACGTCAAGGGTCGCGCCCTGGCCGGGGCGTCGGGCTCGGCCGGCCCGAACCCTGACCCGCGCGCTCCGGGCCTCGTCCACGCGAACGTCCGCTACGTCACGCCGTACGTCTGGTGCAACTACAACAACCAGGCGAGCGCGGCCGGGACGATGCAGGTCGACGTCGTCTCGATCGAGGCCCTGAAGACGGGTGTGGTCGACTCCACCAACCTGGTCACGGGCAGCGTCACCGCCGCAGCGATAGCCACGGACGCGGTGGTCGCGGGCAAGATCGCCGCCGACGCCATCACCGCGCGAGAGCTGGCCGCGGACTCGGTCACCGCGGGCAAGATCGCCGCCGGTTCGGTCGTCACCGCCAAGCTGGCGGCCGCGGCCGTCACTGCCAACGAGCTGGCCGCGAACTCGGTCACCGCGACTGCCATAGCGGCCGGGTCCGTGCAGGCGGGCGCCCTGGCCGCCGACGCCGTGGCGGCCGGGAAGGTGGCCGCCGACGCGATCACCGCGCGGGAGCTGGCCGCCAACTCGGTCACCGCGGCCGAGCTGACGGCCGGATCGGTTATCGCCGGAAAGATCGCCGCCGGCGCGGTGACAGCGGCGGAGATCGCCGCGAACACCATCACGGCCGGACAGCTCGCGGCGAACTCGGTCACGGCGGCCGCCATAGCGGCCGGGTCCGTGCAGGCGGGCGCCCTAGCCGCCGACGCGGTCGCGGCCGGGAAGATCGCTGCTGACGCGATCACGGCGCGGGAGCTGGCTGCGAACTCGGTCACGGCGTCCGAGCTGTCGGCGAACTCGGTCACCGCACAGGCCGTCGCGGCGGGCTCGATCTCGGCGGACAAGCTGACGATCGTCGGCGGCTCCAACGTCCTCCCGGACCCCTCCTTCGAGGGGGCAGGCGGCGCCGCCATCGCGGCCAAGGCCACCTACCTCTCGATCGACAAGACCTTCGGTAACGGCACCCCGGCCAGCCTGAAGTTGGTGGCCACCGCCGGGGCCGCAACGACCCGCAACGCCGAACTGATGCTCCTGCCCACCACCGCAGGCGATCAGGTGTACCTGGCGGTCGACTATTACCCGTCGACCGACTGGGCCGGGGCCGAGATCAACGTGCACGCCCAGTGGGAGAAGGCCGACGGCACGGTCCTGTCCGCGGGGAAGGTGTCGACCACCAGCCCCGCCAAGGGCGCGTGGGCACGGTTCTCCGGCACGGTCACCGCCCCGGCCGGCGCCGTGCTGGCCCGCATCCGGGTGGAGTCCGGGAACGCGACGGCGGGCTCGGTGTGGTGGGACAACGCGGCCGTACGCCCGGTGACCCCCGGCGTGCAGATCGCGGACGGTGCGATCACCACGCCGAAGATGGTCGCCGGGTCCATCCAGGGCGACCGGATCGCGGTCAACACCCTGGCGGCGGACCGGATCGTGTCCGGGTCGATCACGACCTCCCAGCTCAACGTCACCACCGCGGCGTCCGTCCTGCAGAAGTTCTACGACGTGGGGTCGGACGCCTCGAAGTGGCGGGTGTCGGGGTCGAGCACCGCTACCGCGACCGTCCCGTCGAACCTCAGCTCGGTGCAGGTCGCGGACGCGCAGTCCGGCAGTTCGGTGATGCGCGCGGTCGGGTCGCTCACCGCGGCCTGGCGGCCGGACGTGCTGATCCCGTTCGACCCGAACGTTCTCTACCGGGTGACCGCCGTCGTCCGGCAGACCGTCGCGGGCAGCGACACCACCCAGCAGCGGCTGTACACCGGCGTCGCGGGCATCGCGGCCGACGGGGCCACGCTGGTCAACACCACGGGAGCCGCGTCGGCCGCGACCCAGCACTACATCGCCGCCTCGTCGCAGAACCTCACGGCGGGCGCCGGGTGGGTGCGCGTCACCGGCTATCTCAAGGGGTGGGCGGCGGCCGGCGTGAACGGCTCCAGCGCGCCGTGCCCGACCCCGACCGCACCAGGCCAGGTCCACGCCAACACCCGGTTCCTCAGCCCGCTGCTCTACCTGAACTACAGCGGCGGCACCGGCACGGCCGAGGTCGGGTCGGTCACGATCGAGGTGGTCGAGACCGGCGCTGTGCAGTCGGTGAACATCGCCGACGGTGCAGTCACCACGCCGAAGCTGGTCGCGGGAGCGGTCACCACCGACAAGCTGGTGGCGAGCGCGGTCACGGCCGAGAAGATCGCTTCGCTGGCCATCACCACGGACAAGCTGGCGGCGCTGTCGATCACGGCCGACAAGCTGGCCGTGAACTCGGTGACGGCGTCCGCCATCGCGGCCGGGAGCATCGACTCCACGCACATCAAGGCCGGGTCGATCGCCGCCGACCGGCTCTCCCTGGCCGTCGACGGCAACGTGATCGCCGACCCGTCCTTCGAGGGCGCCACCTCGGACCAGCGCGTCGCCGGACAGAGCAACTGGTCCCTGATCGCGCCGGGCAACGGCACCGCCCGCGCGCTCCAGGTCAACGCAGTCAACGGCTCGGCCACATCCCGGGGCCTGACTCTGGCGACGCTGCCCGCCGTGCCCGGCACCAAGGTGTGGCTGGCCATGGACTACCTGGCCTCCACCGACTGGAACGGCACCTCCGCGTGGATATACGCGCAGTGGCTCGACACCTCCGGCACGATCCTCGCCAACAGCGAGATCAGCACCACGGGCGGGGGCGCCACCACCGTGCTGGGCACCTGGACGACCCTCTCCGGCGTGCCCGACCTCCCGGCCCCGGTGGGCACCGCGCAGCTCCGGATTGCGGTCGCGTCCAACAACGCCAGCGCAGGGACCGTGGCGTGGGACAACGTCAGCGCCCGCATCGTCATGGCGTCCGGCGTGGCCGGAGCGCGCACGGAGATCAGCCCGCGCGGCCTCCAGCTGTACGACGACAACGGGGACGAGGCGGTCGCCCTGGTCACCGGCCGCCCGAACTACCTGACCCTGTCGGCGGACGGGGTGGCGACGGCGACGATCGACCAGACCGGCGCAGCCGGCTTCCAGCGCCTGGCCGTCGCCGAGAACCTGACCGTGGGCGGCACCGACCTGACCGACGTGCTGGCCGCGCTGCCCCGTGGCATCCAGGCCATCGACTACCAGGCCCTGTCGAAGACGGCGTCCGGCACGGAGATGGGCTTCGTCGAGCTGGCCTGCGACATCGACCCGACCCGCATGTACAAGTTCGTGTTCCAGGGCCGGTGTGACCCGTCGGCCGCGGGCGGGGAGCTGCGGCTGTTCCTCCGCACCGGCGGGGCGAGCGGTGCCGCACCGACCATCTCCTCCACCCAGCTCTACATGGCCGTGCACGCCATGCCGGTGGCGACCTCGTTCACCGCGCGGATGGACTTCGTCCGCAGCGGGCTGGCACTCGGGGGCGGCACTCACCGCTTCCTGCTGTCCTTCGCCAACGCCCTGGGCCCATCCGGGCAGACCTGCGCCCTGTACGGCAACGACTACTCGATCGGCGAGTTCTGGATCGAGGACATCGGCCCGTACATCCCGGAGACGGGCGGCTACAACGACGGCGGCGGCACGAGCGCCCCCACCCCGAAGCAGTACACGAAGTACTACAACGCGTCCTGGTCGGGCTCGTACGTCAACCGGGGATCGTACGACTCGTACCACGGCAACCAGTGCTTCCAGGGCTACTACAGCAGCACCAACGGCATGCAGGCGTCCCTGATCGGGTTCCCGTCAGCGCTGGGCTCCGACCTGGCCGGCGCCACGATCCAGCAGGCTCAGGTCTACCTGTACTTCGACCACTGGTACTCAAACGCGGGCGGCAAGGCCGTGATCAAGGCGCACAGCTTCACGTCCCGCCCGTCGTCATTCTCATGCGACCCCGAGGCGAAGACGATCTCGTGGGCCCGTAACGAGGGCAAGTGGGTCGACATCACCAGCGTGTTCGACAGCACGAAGTGGCGCGGCATCGCGCTCGACCCGAACGCTTCCGGCACCACCTACTACGGCCGGGCTCGCGGCTACGGCCAGTCCAACCCGCCCCGCCTCAAGATCACCTACACGAAGTGAGGACCGCTGTGCCCACTGCACCGTTGATGCCCCTCGCCCTGATGGCCGCGCTCGCCAACGAGAAGACGCTGATCCCCCGCGTCCGCATGGCCATCGCCGTCGTCGCCCAGGAGGTGTTCCTGGAGGACGCCAGCACCCCCGGCAATCCCCTGCGATTCAGCCTGGCCCGGTCGGTGCTGTCCCCGACCGACCTCCAGGCGGCCGCGATGATGGTCGGTCTCGTGGCATCCCCCCTGTTCCAGGCCGCGGCCATCACCGCCAACTCCAGCGACCCGGCGGTGATGGCGGCCGCCGTGACCGACGAGCAGCTCCTCAACGCTGTCCGGGTCGGATGGAGCGCCGTCGCAGGGGTGTCCCCCGCCCAGGCGGCCGGGGCAAAGGAGACGCCCATCGAGACGTAAGCCTCCACGGTGATGCATCTTCCGGGCTGCGGGGAGCCGCGAGCCGTACAAGGCTCCGGCTCCCGCGCACCCGACTGACCACCACGACCGAGGAGGCACCCCGTGGAGTGGCTCACCTCGCTGGGGCCCCTTCTCACCTCCGTCTTCGGCGCCACCAGTGCGCTGGGCGGCGCGTGGATGGTGCACCGGGCGACGAACCGCAAGACCCAGGTGGACGAGCGCAAGGCCCAGGTGGAGGAGAAGGCGAGCGAGGCCGCCACCTTTGTCCAGTCCGTGCAGACCGTCACCACCGGCTTCACCCAGCTCCTGGAGCAGCAGCGCGAGACGAACGCCAGAACGCTGGAGCGCGTCACCACGCTGGAGAACCGCGTGGAGCGCCTGGAGGAGGAACAGCGGATGTGGAGACGCTGGAAGGTGGCAGCCGTCGACTACATCCACCAGCTTCGCGCCCTCCTCGACAAGCTCCACGGCATCCCACCTGTGCCGCCGCAGGAGATCGCCGACGACCTGGGCGAGCCCGCCGCCCACTGAGTGAGGGGACGCAAGGGCCCTCGGCCGCGCACAGTCGGCCCGTCATCTCCGTATGAAGGGCTGGACCATGAATCTGTTGTACGCACTGACGGCCGGCGCCAAGGTCGGACTGCTCCTGCCACTGCTCACTGCCGTGGTGCAGCAGCCCGGCTGGTCGGCGCGGGTGAAGAAGTGGGTCGCGGTCGCGGCCGCGGGCGTTGCCGGCGTCGTCACCGTGGCGGCCGAGGGTGGCTGGGCGCAGTTCCACTACGCGCACCTGACCGTGGTGACCCTTGCGGGTGTGCTGGCGGCCTCCCAGACGAGCTACGTGCTGCTGTGGAAGCCGATCAAGCTCGCCCCCTGGATTGAGGCCCTCACCGCCAGAAACAAGCCTCAGCAGGGCTGATATCCCTCTCGGTGCCCATCCGCGCTGTGTACGGCGGGTACCATCTCCCAACGAGGCGGCCGTACCGCTGCCACGACAAGCGTTGAGAGATCCCCAAGCCCTCTATGGCTCCGTTCACCTCAAGCGGGTGTTCCTTTCGGCCAGGCAGGTGGGGTGCGGGAATCGGTCTCGAGACCACCGGGTGCGTGCAGAGCACTCGGGGCCGGGGAGCGGTTGCTCCTGCGATGATCCGGCACACGCCTGTCGCTGGCTGGTACGGCCGTCTCGCTGTCTGTCCGAGCCCCCTTCGCGCGTCCGAGAGCAGCGGGCCGCACACCCCGAACTGGAGGAACACCCCGTGACCGAAGACCAGATCGCCCAGGAGATCGAACGCCTTGCCCGCCTGGAGGACGACGACTTCGTGGACGCTGTGGTCAGGTGCGTCACAGGCGCTCCAGATCGACGACTGCCGCGCGCCGTGCAGGAGGCGGCCCTCTCCTCGCCCCAGCTCGCGGGCCGCACCGCAGACGCTCTGGAGACGGCCCTGCGACGCGCCAAGCACTACAACCAGCTCCTGGAAGGGGAGACCCGACGGGCGCAGCAGATCCGAATCGAACCATGGCGGGCCAAGATCAAGGCCGCCCTGGGGCACATGGAAGACATCGTCGACGACCAGGCCCACGAGCACGCGAAGCAGTTGGCCTCTCTCGATGACGCCGCCCTCGCCGACCGCTGGACCGCGTTCATCCTCGGCGAGCCCGCGCCGGCGCCGACGCCCCGCCGCGTCGAGGCCCTCGCTTTCCGGTCACACAGGGTAGCCGCGAGGGCGGCGGAGTTCTGCCGGCTGATGATGGAGAACCCGGGCCAGTACCTGCCCGATCCGCCCCCCGGGGAGGGCACCAACGCCCGACAGCGCCGCATCGACGGATTCCGGAAGAAGGTGGAGTCCGAGGCCCGGTTCCTGCGCTACGGCGTCCAGTACGCCGACGCCCGCCTAGGCCGAATGCCGGGCGAGCCGAACGTCCGACTGGCCGCTCTCCGTCTGCTGGGCAAGGCCCACCCCGAGGAACTGACCAAGCTGCTGCGCCAGGTCCGCGGCGAAGACCGCGCCGCGCGCCACGAGGCGCGGCAGGATGCCCGCGCGGTTCGCCGCGCCGCGACACCGCGCGCGCGGTAGCCCCGCGCGCTCCGATCGTCCCACCCAGGGCGCGCCCGTTGTGGCGCGCCCTTCGTCATGTCCACGGCGCGGCCAGCCACCCCGCGCGGCCCGCCAGGTCCCGCGCCGCGCGCCCGCGCCGCGCCAGGGGAGGGGAGCGGGCGCGCCCCATACCGCGCCCGTTCCCGGCGCGCGGCGCGGTCTTTCTCGGGGGCGCGGCGCGCCTGGTCCGGGCCGTTCCATGAGGGCGCGCCGGGAGGGGCGCGGTACCGGCGCGCCTGGCCCACAGGAGGCGCGCGCCTGCAAAACCGCAGGCCAGAGGGCGCGCGCCTGTCGAGCAGAGGGAGGCGCGCGCGTCAGGCGCGCCGCGCGGCGCGGCAGGCAGGGCGCGGTTGGGCGCGGTCACGGGGAGCGTGCTGGGCGCGCGGACGGGCGCGCCGCCGGAGGCGCGGTCGGGCGCGGGCGCGGTGGGTGGCGCGCGCGGCGCGGGTGCTGGGCGCGGCTGATGGCGCGCTCCAATCGCGCGGTGGGGGAGGCGCGCCGCGCGGTCGGAGCGCGCGGC